TTGATTATCTTCGTTTTAACGCCATCGTCCTTGAGTAAGGAATAGGCAAAATCGTAATAAACGATTTCTTCTTTTTTCTTTGAAAGGTCTTCGAATGTTTTTTGGAGATTGGTTTGAAATTCTTCTAACTTCTCATGCTCAGTATTTCTGTTTGCAAGGTTTTGGGTAATAGTTTGAATTTCAGATTCAAGGTCTCGTATTTGTCTCTGGTTGAGGGAAATCCGAGTATTGTTTTGAGAAATCTCATGGTTGAGTTTCGTAATCTCCTTAGATAGAACTGTGAATTGACGCTCTCGTTCCTGTTCTAACTTTATAGTCTCCTCAAGTTCCTGAAAACCTTTCTGGAGTTCCTTTGCCTTATTTTGAGCGTCTGCTATTCTATTTAACCGAAACTCTTCTTCTATAGTTTGAGTACAGGTAGGGCATACCGTATTTTCTGTGAAAAACTTATGTTCTTTCGTAATCACAGATACTTTCTGAGAAATCTTACCCTTTAGATTGTTAAGCTTTACTAACTTATCATCAGCACCAATGACTTCTTCCTGTTCCTTAGTGTAAGCAAAAATCTGCTCTTCGGTCTTAGAGTTTTCAGTCATATAAATGCCAACTTCGGCATCTAAATTGGCAATCTTTTCTTTATTGACATTAATATTGGCATTACCACGATTCTCAAGTTCCTCAATAAACTCCTGCTGCATCTTCATCTTATCCTTAAGAGTTTCTTTCTTAAGTTCAAGAGATTTAATCTGATCCTTTTTCTCACGAATCTTATCCTTAATGAGATTATTCATCGCAGAGAAAATACGAATATCCAGAAGGTCCTCAATCACTTCCCGACGATTCGCAGTGGTCAATTGCATAAAGGGTACAAAAGTGCTAGAACCCAGAATCACAATCTGAGTAAAAGACTTGTAATTAACCTTGAGGATATTTTCTTCTAAAATACGTTGATTTGCTCTATCATCTGCTTCTTTATGCAGAGAAACGCCATTCACTTCAATGTCAAAAATATTTGGTTTGATGCCACGACGGACAAGATAGTCCCTACTATTCACAGAGAACTCAATCTCGACAAGACAATCTTTCTCATTCGTAGTATTAACCAATTGAGGTTTGTTGATCTTACGAAATGGTTTATTAAAAAGTGCAAACGTTAGAGCATCAAGAACTGTCGATTTACCAGCACCATTTGTACCAATAATCAAATTAGTATGATTTTTCTGAAAATCAATTTCGCTCCAATGATTTCCAGTGCTTAAAAAGTTTTTCCAACGAATTTTTTTAAAAGTTATCATGATTTAGGAATAGGAGGAATAACAATGTCATTAGATGTAATCACAGCATATTTGTAATTATGCATTTTACAAGTCTTTATTGCAATATCATCATCAACTTCAACGACTTCCATTTCTTTAGAATAATTGGCATCGTCTTCTAACATTAAGGCGTATCTTACTGCATCATCTTCTTCTTCAAACATAAAAAGAACTTTTTCTCCATACTTGTCATGGACTGCATAGGCACCATCATCCTTTCTATCTTTAAGAGTTAGAAGATACATTACTCGACTTCGCAAGCTTGCTTATACAAATCTTGAAATATTCCTTTGATAATGTTTTTATCAAAATCAAATTCTGCCTCATCAATATAGCGGTTCAGAATTGAAATGGTACTCTCTTCTTCATCAATGTCAAACTCTTCATTTTCTTGAATCTCAAAGTTCTCAACAATCTTGAGTTCTTGAATTCCAGCAGTATAGAGTTTATCAATAAACTTTTCAAAGTCTTTTGGTTTTGTCTTTTTACGAACAATCACCTTGACAATTTTATTCTCATATTCAGAAGCATCGAACAACTGATACGGAGTATCCTCATAATAAACATTATAAAACAATTTATAAGGATTATTAATTGGAGTGTGAGTGAGGGTTTCCGTATCAAAGATATGAAATCCGCGAGTATCATTCACATCTGTCCAGTACATTTCATAAGGATTACCGAGATAGAAAATGCGTCCATTATCAGAACGAGTGTGGTAATGCCCAGAAAATACTTTTGTGAAGTTCTTAAAAATATCTGCTTCCAGTCCATGCTCCTCCATAATCAAATTTCGATTCACACGAAAACCTTGAAGTTCCAAATGACCCATAGCAACTTTTGCTTTGGTCTTCTTGATCTGAACTAAAGACTCTTCATAATTCTCACTGCAAATCCATGGCAGCATCATGATATCAAGATTTCCAACTTTAGCAGTTTGAGGAGAACTATAAGTACGAATATTAGGATAAGTCTGAAGTAGAAGGTTTGGAGAATTTACACTATTGGTATTCTTGTAATAACAATCATGATTACCAATAATCATATGGACTTCATACTTACGCATGGGTTCAAATACAACACGCTTTGCCCACTCTAAACTTTGATAATCGATTGACTTACGACTATCAAAAGCATCTCCCATATGGATGACTGCTTCTACCCCATGCTCCTCAAGGGCAGGGAAGAAGACATTCTTATAGAAGAGTTCAAAGTGATCATGAAGATACTTAGAACCCTTCCTTGCCCCATAATGCGTATCTGTAATGATGGCAACCTTCATCGGTTCCTGTATGTAATGTTATCTTTAATGGTATTATAGTCGCTACTGTGCCCAGAAAGCAAGCTATCATCAACCATCATAACCTCATCAAACCCTGTTCTCTCAATAATTTTAGATTTGATATCGAGTTGCTTCTTCTCTTTCTGGATCCTACGGAGAAAAGCGTAGTGAATGATTTGAGTAAAATATGCAAAAGGATTTTGAGATTTCTCTGGATTAAAATTGTGAATATACTGAACACAGTTTTCTATGCCATCAGAAATCATATCATCCCGAAACATATAATTCACAAAATTTGGTTTGTATGACAAATGAGTTGCAATCTTTAGAAAGCATTCGCCCAGATAGTTTGTAATGCGAGGTTTGGGTAATCCCTTTTCCTTGGCATCGGCAACTTTGTTCCTATAGACGATAAGTGCTTCTAATAACTCTTTGTTATTCACATAATGTTCTGATTTCTTCTTTGGCATTGCTTGTCATCTTTATCCTAATATTAATTTTCTTAATTATAGCACAAACACAGAGTCTTGACAAATTAGAAAAATATGACTAGACTACGTTTGTTAAGGTTGAAGATAATAATATTAAAGATCTTTAGATTCCTTATTTTGATTAAAGAGTTTTTCAAGTTTCTTACGGGCTTCATCGACAGTAGAGACATATCCCATGTCTGTTGATACTCCTACTTGACCAGAAGGTTTATAGACATCAATACTATCATCATCAATATAATCATTATAGATATCTATCATCTTTTTATCTCTTGTTTCAGTCATTGTAATGACCTTATCATATTTGATTAGAAATACATCATCATCTGTCAATTCCATCCATGGTTTAACTTTGATAAATGAACCATGGGGACTATGAACGATTTTAAAACTTAGTGGATTTTGTGCGACTATGATGGGATCTCCATCGTTTTCATCAATGGAAATTAGTGAAAGAATTTCTTCTCCAGAAACTAATTTAATAACACAATAAAACTCTTCTCCCATTAGTTTTTAAGCGGTATGTTTACAATATCATAATTAAAGTTTTCTTCGTTATAAACTTTGATTCTTTCTATTAGATGATTGAGTGTATAATTTTTTCTTGACTTGTAACTAATATCATCGGCAATGTCATATAGAGTTGCCTTTGTTTTATTGTCACCTTTTCTTAGGACTCTTCCGATTGATTGGAGGTTTCTGATTCTTGATTTACTAGGGGAAGCAAAGATGACATTATGTAGATTTCTTATGTTAATACCAGTAGAAAAAGTCCCGTAAGAAGCAACTATTATTGCATTGTTTTCTTTTTCAGTAATTTCTCTGACTTTTTCTCGGTCCTCAGTATCTACACCGCCATGAACAAAGAAGACATGACGTTCTTCAACTGTGCTACTATTTATGAGTTCGTACAAAGGTTGTCCATGACCCTCTACTCTTGAAAATAGAATTAAAGTATTACCTTTAAGATCAATGGCAAGGTTTCTTATAAACTTATTGCGCTTTTCATGGTTGATAATATACTGAACTTCTTCTTCAAAGTTTTCAAACTTATTTGGTGGATGTTTCAATAGAAGAATATTAATATCCAGTTTGGCAACGTGACCCTTCTGCATCAGTTCCTCTGTTCTGATGATTTTGTATGAAGGACCAAATAAACCTTCTAAAACCCACTTATGTGTTTGTGTGCCGTCTAGGGTTCCTGTAAAACCGTAACGATATTTTGCATCTGAAAGTTTTGTCATTATAGATACTAATGACTTTGATTTAAACTGGTGTGCTTCATCTCCAACGACCACATTAAATCTTGAGAAATATTGTCGGGGAAGTTTGTAGATGGACTGCCAGGTCGTAATGATTACCTGAGAGTCTGTTTCTCTTTCTTTTCCAGCATATATCTTGTGGCAAAATGAACCCACGTCCCACCCATAATCTGCAAAGTCTTTATACATCTGTTCTACAAGGGATGTCGTCGGAACGACTATCAGAGTATTTTGTCCTTTCTCAACGTAATATCTCACAATCGAATATATCATCAGGGACTTTCCAGAAGCAGTTGGAGATATCAACAACTTTCGATTATGTTTTAAAGCGTCGTATACTCCCTCAACTTGGTACTCACGGGGAGCATACTTGCAAATAGAAGTCATATAGTCTTTCACACCTTCTTTTGAAATCATTTCATTGACTTCAAAAGGAAGACCATAAAACTTATTGTTTACAAACTCATAAGTATAGTCGTGATTTTCACAGAAACGAGTGACTTTATCTAATAGACCAATATAAATTTCACCAGTCTGTGTATTGAATAAACGTATCTTTCCGTCCCAGTGTCTGTTGCGAAACTGGGGCATAAACTTAGCACCTGGTACGTCAAATGTGAACTGATCCGCAAGTTCGTAATAGACGTGTGGTTCTGCCTTTACCTGAAGATATACCTCATTCTTTTTCGATATAACCAAATGTGACATACGTTCATATCAATACAAAAATATTTATTGACAATAAAAAACGGGGTCAATTGAACCCCGCTTGGAACCGATGCCATTCAATAGCATTTTTGATTTGAAATGTTCTATTGGAAATAGTTTTAATCACTTCTTCCAAGAACTTTAACATAATATCGTAATATCGTATCTTCAGTTCTATCTTACTTAACTTCTCATCCCCATCCATATGCCTCTGTAATGCCTCTTTGTCCCGAACTTTATAAGGGAACGGTTCTTCTTCGTAGACCTCTATAGGCGCCTTTCCAGTGTAGTAATTGTAGCGTTCAAGTTTAACTCTATTAAAAGTTTCTCTTGCCTTTTCGCGCAACAAAGTAATCGTATTATAGATTGTATAATACTTTGAATGAAGTTGAGGAATTTTTAAAGACTCATCGTGTAAATTATCAGGATCAATGACAGAATCTCTCTGCCACATCTCCTGAATTTCGTCAAGGTTCATAAACGAGTTCTTCCGTCAGTATCGTAGATATTGTAGATAGTATACTTGAAAGATGCCTCTGCTGTAAAGTACTGAACATCAGTGATCGTGGCATCAAAGTCAAGTGAGGTTAATGAATATGGAAACAGGTCCTTAAACTTAACTATAGCAGCATTTCTATAACTTGAGTTTAATATTGATAACGACCCGTCGCTAAATGCTTCTTTTGGATCTTGTATTCCTTTATCATTGGTAATAAGATCAGCATATTCTGCAGTCGTTTCAGGAAAACCAAGACCAGTTATCCAGTTATGAACTGCCATATAGTTTTCAAGATTTTCATCCACCAAAAAACGAATTGTCAAATCACCATAAGTAATTTTTTCTCCAGGAATATCAATATCTTTTAGATATGATGGTTGCATTGCAAGAGCCAGATTAATTTCTGGTATTCTTACACTGTTACAAAAGAAGGAAACTTTTGGTTCTTTAGCAAGAGTAAACTTAAACCCTGCTGGTGATAAAAAGTTTCTATTTGTAATTTGACCTGGAAAATTGCAAGCAGTTGCCATTATTTTATTGTGGAGAAAGTAAAGTATTTCTGATCATTCTTCCAACAAATTTACCAACACGATCTACTGGTTTTGTTGGTTTTGGTGGTGCTTGAATCATTGCATTTCTAAGATTCCTTTGAACCTCAGGGTCATTTAGACTGATAACTTGTGCTGGTTTAATTGGATCACCAGCTGCTTCCAAAAACTGTCTAAAAGTTTTCACGTATCAGTCTGCAATGATAAGATTGAACCACGCTTCACTCATACCTGAAATAATATTATCAGCAGACTCTTTATCATCTGCATAACCTTCATTGATCAGATGCTCAACAACCTTTTCGTAGTTCTTATGAATTTCTTGTGATTGTTTTGGAGATGGTTTCATTGTTACTACTAGTTTTATTTTTATTTAGATAAAAAAAGACCCCCTTTCGGGGGTCTGACAGATATGTGAATCGAGATCACATAAGGTTGGTAACCTTGACTCTTCTGTAGTAACGGTTTGCGTTACGATCAAGACCAGCACCGCTGATTGCGCTAGTACCCTGCGAGAATGGGTTAGCAACAATGCCATAACGGGTCTTGAAGCCGATCTTAGGCTGGAAGGTGTCCTGACCAACGGCACGTACCATCTGGAGAGGTACATATGGGCAGTAGAACAGACCAGCATCATAAGGGGAAGAACCCTTATAACCTACGACGTAGTACTGGTTAGCAGATACGTTAGCAGCATAAGGATCGATATAAACACGATACTTACCTTGCAGAACACCTGCGAAGGTGTTACCAGTGTCATCAACGTTCAGGTTAGCGTTGAGTGCAGGGGTGTAATCAAGAACACCTGCCATGGTGAGTGCCGAAGCAACGTCAGCAGAGCAGAGGATCATGTTACCCTTGCCACGACGAGTTCTTTGGGCGATAGCGTTTGCGTCACGCTCGATCTGGAAGATCAGACCCTTGAACTTCTCAACCGACCAACGACCGTTGGAGTCAACGTCGAGGTCAAAAGTACCAGCGGTTGCAACGTTTGCTTGAGCACCAGACTCAGCAACGTTGTAGATGGTACGGATAACTTCGCGGTTGATTTCAGCGAGAATCTCAGTGCTAAGGATGTTAGCAAGCTCAGCTTCTGCATTCAGACCGTGAATTGCCTTCAGGTCTTGTGCGAGTTCGAGCGAGTACTCAGCTTTCAGAGCACGTGACTTAGCGGTAACGGTGACTTTCTCGATCGAGAATGCCATCTCGTTGAAGTGGTCGCCAGTGCCTTGTCCAAGATTTTCTGCGTCATCGGTACGCATACCCTGACCTACGTTGTAGGTTTGGGCATCGCCAGTTGCAGGATAGGTTGCATCCAGAAGACCAGGGTTGGTTCCACGCTGGGTGGTAGTACCCATACCAACGCTACCAGCGGTGAAACCGTTGGTGAGGTTGAATCCGTTATCTTGACCGGAGAATGCGGTGTCCGCTTCGTTGAACAGAGCTTCAGTTCCGTTCATGTTAGCGTACTTAGAACGCATTGCGAAGATGAGTCCAGTAGGACCGTTCATTGGTTGAACGCCAGCGAGGTCATAAGCGACCAGGTTAGGCATTGAACGTCTGATCAGGGAGATCAGAACAGGGTCGAAACCAGCAACAGGTGAACTTGCGCTAGCAGAGAAACCTGGGTTTCCAGTGCTTGAGAAAGTGTTAACTGTTGGTGCTTCGGAAAGGAAAGAACGCTCTTCACGGAGTTCTCTCTCTTGGTTTTCAAGCAGGATTGCGGTTACCGCTCTACGATGTGAATCTTTGATTGGATCAAGACCATCATAGTCGAGGATTGGTGCCCACTTCTCCTGCAGATGCTCGGCATTGAACATTTGCATTTGATTTTTACCTCTTTTAAAAAAGTGTTGTTGTTTGTTTATAATCTAAAAATCACTTTTTAGATGCTCTAGCAAGAGTCTCTAAGTAAGCAGCCATAACTGGCGAAACTGACTCATTAAGAGCTTGCTTCTCGGTTGTGGTTACTTCTTCAGAGAAATTCTCACTTGTGCTTCTTTGAGTACCAGTGTTTGATGGGAAATACGATTCCCTCAGTGTTACTAGTTTCTCACGATAGTCTGCTTCACTTCCAAACTCAACATTTTCGGCAAGAGAAGCGAGTTTGTCCTTCTGAGAAAGTGCAAGACCCTCAGTGACTTCTGCAAAGATTACATCAGCAACCGACTCGGCTAATCTTCTATTCAGAGCAACGTTTCTTTCGATTTGCTCGTTGAGTTTTGTTTCCATTTCATCAAGTTTATCTACCATGCTCTCGATTACATCATATCTATCTTCAGGGATTGAAACATAATGATCTTCAAAAAGTTGCTTCATGCCTGAGAGGAAGCTCTCAGTCATTTCGGTCTTAAGACCATGCTCAACTGCGAGAGCGTTCTCTTGGATCCACTCATCGGCAACATACTCAAGGTATGCGTCGAGTCTTTCGGTCAGACCAACTTTAATAGTTTCGATTTCTTCTACGAGTGCTTGCTCGTATGCGGTTTGGAGTTGCTCTTTGATCTCTCCAACCTTAGTCTTGATAGCAGTTTCGAAGATGGTACGTGCTTTCTCTTGGAATTCCTCAGAAAGCTCTTCACCTGCAAGAAGTGCATTAACATCTTCTTCGATGTCAAACTCTTGTACTTCTTCTTCTACAACCTCTTCTTCAGCGGAATCCTCTTCCACTTCTTCACCGCCCTCAACCTCTTCGGTTTCGTCTTCGGTTTCCTCTTCGATGACTTCTTCCTCTACTTCGGTCTCTTCTGCCTTCATTGCTTTCGCATTGACAACATCTTTGACCTGAGCAAGAGTTGCACCGGGAGTTTTGAGTGCAGCTGAATCGTCATCGGGACGATAGTTTTCTGGAGTAGGACCGCCAAGATCCTCATAAGGTGCGCCGCCGCTATGCATTGGTTCAGCAGGTGCAGCTCCTTTGGTTACTACGTTTTCCATTTCTTGTAAATTGCTACCAACGGACATTTTTGTTTAGATTCTGTGATAATCTATATTTATTTATAAATTAAAGATTTGATAGGAAATCGTTGAAAAGATTCAACTTATGCTCTTCAAGTCTTTTTTGATCAACAAGAGTATTAATTCTCTTTTGAGTTTGCTCGGCAAGTCTTTCACGAAGAATACCACCTTCCCAAACCCATTCTTTTCCTTCCATAATTCCCTGAACAAAAGCATCAGGAGCAGAAGGATCGGCAACGATATCTGCAGCGGTTGCTAACATAAAATCTTCACCGACAATTTTATGACCCTCATTGGTCATCTTGAGTGAACCTACACCACGAGAAGAAACGCCAAGCATAACGCCTTCATCAATTAGTGACTTGGCAATTTTACCCATTGGTGTCTCAAGAAGTTGAGCTTTACCGATGAAGTTATTGCCATCCTTGTAAAGTTCACAAATTTTATGTGAAACTCTATCAAGGTTTACAGTTGGACCATCAGGATGACCAAGTTCACCAAGAGCACGACCTTTCTGAACAAAGTTTTCATTATAACGGGTTACCTCTCTTTCCATAATGGCAAGAGGATACATTCTTCCGTTACGATTAACTTGTTCTGCCTGTAAGAAAATACCTTTGATATAGGACTTTTTAGAAGATCCTTTACCTTCAGTAATAAATTCTACTTTTGAAATTTCTTCTGTAATGAGTTTCATTTTTATTCGGAAACTAATTGGGTTACTTCTATGATGCTTACATCTGTTCCACTGCTTGCGGCAAGTGCTCCAACCTTTACACTTCTAGAAACTGTTGCATTAGATGCGGTTACTACACCAACAGTTGATGATGTATTTGCCGAAAGTGTAATTGAAGAATCTGTTATTGCCGTAACTTCTTGATGTACAGTGTTAAGACCAACTGGTTGAGCATTTTCAATTGTTGCATAATCACCCACTAAAAATGGGTGTCCAGCATTTTCTGGGAAAGTAATTACTGTTGTTGCTCCAGTTGTAATGCCAGCAATTCTTTGCTTAGCAATTCTTTCTTTTATAACTTCAGCACTAAATGGTGGAATATGGAAAGAGTTTGTAGTTGGCGTTGGATTTGATCCAATGTCAATATAAACTCCTGTAGCCCCAGTGGAAACTCTAATGTACCCACTTTTCAATGCAATAGGATTACTAGTTGCAGCTACTGATACTGTTGGAGAAATACGATTTACACTTTGAACTATTTTTGTAGCCATTATTCTTCCCCAGTTTCTTCTTCGGTGTCTTCAGTTTCACCAAACATTGATGTAGCCACAATGGGTTTTGCAACTTCAATTCTTTCAGCAGCTTTTGAGAACAAAAGTGACTTAATTTTGTCACTAATATCCGAAGGAGATGCGTCAGTTGCAATCAAATCGATAACTTCTTCCATAAATTTAAGTTATTAAGTATAACTTTATTTATATCTCAGCCTTCTTAGCATCTTTTTGCATTTGAGCATCTGTTGCTGCTCCTTGTGCTTCCAGATCTGGTTCTGCTGGAACTTGACCCATACCCATTACATCTTGACCCATTCCTGCCATACCACTACCCTCTCCTGGTTGAGGTAATGGTTCTCCAGTAATTGGATCTACCTGAGATGGATCTGGAATAATTCCTTTGCTAATTTCATCTTCAATCTGCTCATCAATTTCAATTATCTCAGAGTCAGTTTGTCTCAGAATTCTCTTGCGAACATATTCAGTGGAATAATATTTCCCAATGTATGGTTCAATAGTTGCCAAAGTTGCAAGTCTATTGTTGATAAGTTCGGATTCTTTGAGTTCTGCAAACTGGTTATCATAAAGGAAATCATATTGAATATGATCGCTCATTGTTTCCCAGTCTTCTGGTGTTACGATATTCTTCAGAATAAGTTGCGTGCGAAGCATATCATTGAACATATTCGCAAAACGCTTTCTCAGTCTTCCGACAAATTTTGCAAACTTAAGTTCGTCTCTTAAAATTTCAGATGAACGACCAAGATTAAAACCACCATCAGAAGCAATTCTTGACTCTGGAACCCCAAGTGCTCTGTAGAGTTTCTTTTGGAAATACTCAACATCAGTGAGTTCTCCAAGATTCTGTCCACCAGGAAGAGTTGTGATTTCAGTTCCTCTACCACCCTCTCTTCTTGGTAACCAGAAGTCCTCAAGCATACTCATGAACTTGCGGTCATCACGAACTTCACCAGTCGATGCATCATAGACAAGTTTATTTCTGTAGCGAGACATTACCTCTTTAAGATACTGTTCTGCTTTTACTTTTGGAAGATTACCAACATCAATATAAAAAATACGACGCTCTGGTGCTCTTGATAATCTATAAATGACCAAAGAGTCCTCAATCATACGAAGTTGATTGAGTGCTTTGATTGCTTTATGCAGATATGAAAGAACCGTACCCTTGTTTCTATCTACAAGACCTGAGGTGCAATATGTAATTGAGTCTTTGGCAATTTTTACAGCACCTTTCTGGTTATTACTTCCAGAGAACATTCCTGTTGGATAATTTGGCGTAGGCGTATAGAGAAAATACTCTTCAATCTCTGGAGTTATAACTTTTGTTTCATCTACTTTACTAACAGAAATATAATCTCTCTTGCTTGTCTTTTTTTCTTGACGAACAAATCTCATTTTCATTGGATCAATGAATCTGAGATCTTGAATTCCTTGATCTGGTCTTTTTACATCAATAACTTTTAAATAATAAATTCTTCCATCAATGTACCAGTTTCTAAAAATTTCGTGAGACTTTTTATCAAAGTCTAATATTTCTTTGAGATATTTAAATTCGTCTCTAATTATTTTTTTAAGTTTATCACTTGCATTCAAATTAGAAAGTTCTATTTCTACCGGTGAATCATAAAGATCACTCACAATTGCTTCATTCACAACATCTTCAATGGCAGCATCACACTCTGGGTGAAGTGCCATTTCACGATATCTTTTAATTAGATCGTGTTCTGAACGATAAACACCTTCAATATCAATGTACTGACCATAAAAACCACTAGCAATATAATTATCAACCCCGTCCTCATTGGTTTGAGGAACGGGGGATACTACTGAAGGTGACTTTGGATTTGAATCCTCAATAGAAAAACCAAAAAGTTTTGCCATATTATAAAGTTTAAACTCTTATTATTCTACTATTTAGTTGATGTCTTCTCCGCCTGCTGCATCGGCATTACCCTTAACAGCTTCCCACCATTGAACCTGAAGTTCAACTTGGAATTCTTCAATTCCTTGTGCATCGTATGAAAGTTCAATAGGAGTTACTTGAGTTGGGAAAACATCATAGAAGTGATACTGTCTGAGAGTACCGCCATTTCTATCTAACTGATAAACAAAAGCGTCAGACTGATAATCTGCTGGGTTTGTGAGACCAGTGTTATCAGAAACTCTGTTCATCTTATTCATCCAGTTTTCAAACGCTGAACGAATAGAGAAGTCAGTGTCGTTGATAACTGTAATAGTCCAGGTATCAAAGGTTCTATCTCCAGCAATCTTAAGAACTCTTCCTCTAAAAGGAACTTCAATATTTGCTACGTTTGATGCTGGAAGGTTTGCTGCTTTTGCTAAAAATCTAATTTTATCAAGAACAACAGATCCTGGTTGAGCAGCATCTGGGAAAGACATTACGACTTCAAATAGATTGGCGCGAGCGCCGCCACCAGTTAGCTTACTTTTGAAGTCAGTAATCTTTCTTAGTGGGGGTGGATTTAGTTGATTTCTGGTTGCCATTTTTAAGTACCTCTAAGTTTGATTAAACGTTACCGATGACTTCTTCAAAAGATACGCCAGTTCTAGTGGCAACAAAGGTCAGACCAATGAAGTTGATACTTCTTGTTGGTTTGATGTAGATATCAGCAACAAATTCATTATTATCAATAATAGCAGCGGTATTATTGGTCTCATCACAAATAACAACATAGTCAAAGATTCCTCTCTTGGACTGAACATCACGAAGGAATGGTTCAATGATATTTACAAAGTTAGTTCTGGTAATCTCATCGTTGAACTCAAAGAGTTGATCTTTGGCAGCTGCTGCGATAGCATCTTCAAGATAGATGAACAGACGACGAACGTTGATTCTATCAAATGCCGACGACTTACCATAACCAGTCTTATCACCAAATAGAACGATTCCATCTCCAGGCGAGAAGATGACTGGGTTGATTCTATTTGAGTACAGTTTGTCTCTTTGAACTTTACTTGGATTGTATGAAAGTTTTACTGCGTTTAGAATTGCACCTCTAGAAGTTCCTGCTGGTGAGAACCATGGGAAGTTGTTGATGTCATTTCTTGCACAGGTTCCAGCAATGTCTCCATTCAGAGGAACATATCTGAATACATCATTGAATCTATCATACATGTACTTGTATCCACTATCAAATACTCCATAAGTTGTGGAAGTAACTGGTGCATAGAAACTAATTACGTTATCTGTAATAGTCTCATCACTATTAACAGTTACTGTGCCTACGGAAGAATCATTCAAGAAAGCTTGTCTGTATGGTGAAATAAATGCCAAGGCATCTTTTCTTGTTTCTGCAACTGCAATACACTTATTAGCAAGTGCTTGTGCAGTTTCTTTTGGATAGTTTGCAGAACCCATCAGAATGAAGTCAACTTCATAGTTTTCGGTATTTTCAAATAATGTGTAACCACTGATGATATCATTTAAACCAGGAGTAAGAGCACCAGTTGATGTGATACCAGTTGTTCCACCGTAGTTTTTACCGCTTGCAAGCGTTAAAACATTTGAACCAGTAACTTTAAAGATAGCTCCATCTGCATCTTGATCCCAAGCACTATCTGTGGCAACGGTATAACCATCTGCGGAGAAACCACTCGAAACTGTTCCTGCTGGTTCGGAACCACCAAAGACATACTGTGAGTTTGTTGCAAGATACTTTCTCCAATATGATGGAGAACCAAGTGAGAACTCAGCATCTTTTGCCTTAGAAAGACTTAAGTGCTTCTCAAGAATTGTTCCTGCATTTCCAGTTACAGTTCCTAGATCATCAAATACAACAACGTGAACTTCGTCAAATCTTGCTCCTCTTGCAGCAGCATATGCTGAAGTTGATGGTCTTGGTGCAAGAGTTTCCCACTCAATAGTGCTGTTTGAAAGTGCTATTGACTGGTTGCCAAACCAATCAACTTGAGATGAAACTGCAATAGTAGCAACTCCAATGTTGGAGTTATTTCTTACTGTGAGATTTCCTGTAGTACCAAAATAATATACACCATTTGGTTGGTAATCTACAGCAGTTTCAGTTCCACCAGTTGCAGTGTAACTTAAAACCTTTACATCAATGGTGCTTGCGCCGATTCCAGTGATAATTCCTTTAAGTTGACCATTAAGAACTGAAGTTGTTCCTGCTCCGGGTAAAACTGAAGTAATTGATTGAGTTACTCCGTAACCAACTACAAGACCAGTTGTAACAATTCCTAGAGTTTGGTCTGCTTTAGCGTCTAGAAGAGCAACCTTAATACCATTTGCCCAAGTTCCAGGATTCTTGGCAACTACCGTGTAACCTGTAATGGTATTTTCATCATACCCGAGTTGGTTATAATGCTCTTCACTTTTAATTTTAATGTCGGATGAAGTTCCTGCACAAGCATTCTTAAGACCAGAATCATCTGCTCTTACAACTCTTAGAGTTCCACCATACGCTAAGTATGATGAAGCAACCATCCAATGCTCATAATGCTTATCAGTGCTGTATGGTTGACCGAAAGTTTGTAACAGGTCATTCTCATTTTCAACTACTGCGGGAAACCCAACAGGACCTTTAGCAAATGGTCCAACAACTGCCCCAACAGAATCTGAAGTAGGATCGACTCTTCCTACTGTTAAATCAACTTCTCTTACTACAATTCCAGGAGATGCTAAGTTTAGCGGCATCTTTATTCTCCGTGTTATCCAGAATTAATCTGAAATTATTTATTAAAAAGCCTACTTTGAATGGGGAATCTGTACGTGAACAACCTACCAGTCAGGATATTCCCACTCAACTCTACAATTTTTATTTTTTCTCTTAGATATAATTCTTGTCTTAGTGCATTCTTTACACTCATATGAATATGAAGATGGGAAAGAACCTCTACCTTTACGTGTCAGATAAAAATCATCTAATAAGTTTTTAACTTTACCACAAATACGACATTTTCTGTCAAAGAATAATATATGCTCTAGTTCAATTTGATCATCTAAGTCCATTAAAGATAATCCCACATAAATGAGCGATCACCATACTCATCTAAATGCCATCTATCACCATCTTTATCAATGAAAGTTTCACTATCGAAACCATCAGATATAAAACCAAATGGTGCCATGTCTTGTTCTATCTGATTCTTTTGTTCCTCATAGATTCTTTTACGAACATCATTGTCCGTCATCTCTTTAAAGTAGTCTTGAGCAACTAACCAAGAGAAAATTACAAGGCACATTGCTAGGTCATCATTACAACCCTCTTCTGCTTCAAAAGAGTTATGACGTTGAGCAAAAGTTGTAAGTTCTGAAATGATATCATAGTCAACTGTAAGTAACTTATCATCCTCCAATAAAGTCTTGAGGTTGGAACATCCAAGTTTTTTAACAGCAGCGGTCATTCTCACACCAAGTTGAGACTTCTTTCCACTAAAACCAGAACCAACAATCTGACCAGCACGACCTCTCATTGCACACATCAGAACATTATCATACTCAAGATCAAAATGAAGAATATTTGCTACTTGATCTCCAATATCGTTGACTTCAACCAATAACCAAGCATTATTGTATCCTCTTGCAACTTCATTGATAACACTGGGGAACAACATTGGTTTGATTTCATTGTTTCTATATTTTGCTACTACTTTATATGGAAACTCAGTAATATCAAAAACAATAAATGCCGAATAGTCATTACCTAAACCACGAGCAACGTCAACCGTCATTAAATAGTTATGCTCTTCTTTTGGATGTTCATAAACATCTAAACCAGCATTTCTTTTGATGGGATCTTCATATACAAGATTTCTAAGTTTTGCTGGATTAATAAGTGTATTGACCGAACCTAAGAACTCACACTCAAACTCAACTTTGAACTGTTGTTCAGAAGTGTTGGCAATTGTTTGTTCTTTCCAAACTTGATCTCTGCCAGGCACTTCTGACCAATGAACATCTGTAGGTACATATTCATTCTTATTTCTCTCAGCATCGTGCCACATACGGTAGAAGTGATTCATACCGCGTGGCGTGGATACGATGATTACCTTCGTGCTCTGTCCAGAAGAAATAGTAGGATAAACAGAGGCAAAGAAGTCATCAGCAATGTGATTCGGGATGAAAGCGAACTCGTCAAGAAAGATGACATTATAGGATCCGCCTCGGACAGCAGATGAAGAAGTAGAGTTAGATGAAATCTTGGAGCCATTTTCTAATTCTAAACTACCTTTGTTCCAGGATATAATGCCCTGCTGCATCCACTTCGGTAAGTTCTCATAAGCAAGTTGCAATCTTCCAAGAAGGTCTCTGGCAGTGGATGCTTTGTTTGCTAGAATTGCTATATTCACATTATCGTTAAATACCGCATAATGTAACAAATATGAAACACAAGTTGTAGATTTACCCGTCTGACGGGGCATCTTACAAATGTTAAATCTATTCTTATGGAAATTATGAATTAATTTCTCTTGAAATGGATACATCTCAAAAGGAACCAGACCGTGATCCAGAGAAACAATTTTAATATAATTTCTAGCAAAATAAACGGGATCCTCTTTACACTTTAAAAACTCAATAATTTGTTCTTCTGTAAATTCAATCTGAGTATTTGCTTTTTTTAAATTCGGATTACCAAGATAAACTTCACTCATAATTTAGTAAATTTCCCTCCATTGAAGAGCAGCAGCAACGTTAGCAACAGCATTACCTGTAGTAGTAATGGTTCTTACAACAAGAACATAAATTTCAGAACTTGTTGAGTCTATATTTTGAACAATAATATTTTTCTTTGCGGCACTTAATGTTCCAGAAGCAACTGGTGAAAGTGAGTTTTGAGACGCACCAGAAGGAACATACCCTGATGCAAACTCGTCACCATCACTATAAGTTGTAGCATCCACACAAACTTCAACTCCACTATTAGCAGAAGCAGAGGTCCAAGTTAGAGTTCCAGCATTGCTCAAATAAGCAGAACTTGGAAGTTTAATAACTCTATAAATGATACTATTTGTTTCACAATGTATTGAAAGGTTATTCAACCTTACTGATATTCTATTTGGATAATTTTGAAAACTATTTTTGAGGCGAATCGCAACCAATGGAAGTTCTGTTCCTGCCGGTGTTGGTGTTGTTCTTGATGTGGTCATTGTGTAGGCAAAATCAATACCACTTTCAATATATCCACCTTCCGACATTACAGAAGAACAGATTTGATCAAATGATGCTCCAATACCTACACCAGTATTTCTGAGTTCACAACGAACTGGTAGATTTGGATTAGCAATATAAACTGTGCTCAAATAATTGGAATGGTTAAATTCATGAGCAGTAATAAGTTGTCCATTATGAGCAAAACCACAACGGACTCTACCGACACCTAACCACTGGAAATCTATAAATGCAAGTTGAGTTTTTGTAATATCCAAATTAAATCCAGAAATACCTGTTCCATCGCATTTGTCTTTATTCCATTGTGACTGTGGAATTCTAGTTTCTGTTGCAATACCACTTGTAAAGGTTCTGATTACCCAGTTGTTTGTTCCAATACCAGCGTTTATTCCGTCAGAAGTGCTTAATCCAACTTGTTCAAAATAAATTCCATCTCTATCATCAAAATATCCAGTTCTTTTCGTTGCGTTTTGTTGAGGAGCATAAAAGTTAAAAGAACTAAAAATTAATTGCCCCTTTCCTGGTTGATAATGATGATAAAATTTTGTTTGGTGAATGCAAGATGCTGTAGAACCAATTCCAGTTTGCAATCTTGCACACGCTTGGTTTTGAAAGAAAGTTACTGATGATCCTGCACCAGAAACACTATCTAAAAAGTTTGGGTCAATTGCGTAAACGTGCTTATAGTCACCAAGAGTAAATAATTCAGAAACTCTTGCTCTACCAAATGCATCAACAGCATTTGTATCTGGATTAATCGTTACAACAGTCTCTGATGATATTCCAACAGTTCCGGTGACTGGAAATGGGTTATCAAGTGTAACAACCTCGCCATTTTTATTGGCGACCATATTTACTTCAAAAAGAGTTCTCTCTTGATTTAAAAAATCTTGAGTACTTTTATTAAATTGTGCCATAATTTATTCACCCCAAGATAATCTTTCTGGTTGATATCTTTGTGCGTTTTTAATTCTTGAAGTATTTAACTGAGCAGGATAGATGTTATGAACGATTGCTCCAGGATATTCTCCTTGAATTTGTTCTGCAAGTTCGTTTTTAGAAAGCATTTTACCTTCTACTTCTAAACGATACATCTTTCCTTCCCAAACCACATCGGCAAAAAAAGATTCACTTGCCTGTTCTGGTTGAGAAGAACCCACATTTAGAGTTCCGTTAAAGTCACCGTTGATAGTGATACTTTCTGAAATAAATTGTTGAAAAGATTTCATTTTAGTTACAGTTCCAACGACGAAGTGCTTTGTTGATTCTTGAATCTGGATCTCTTGCAGTTTTTGCAGAAGTTAGTTTTGACTTCATCCCTTTCATACGACGACAGAAGTTGGCACGGCGCTTTGCTCTTTTTCCTTTTGGATTTTTTTCAGTTACTGCAGTTTGAAGTTTTGAACCTGGATTTTCACGACGATAAGCATCTACTGCTGCTTGACTCAATCCATCAGTTTTATCCTGACGATTAACTTTCTGCCAGTCTTCTCCGAGGTCATTTCTCCAGTTTGAAGATTCAACTAGTTCATACTCCATATCATAAGAATTCATTTGAAGACCTGCTTGTTTTAATTTTTCTTCTCTATTTTTTTTAATTTGTTGTGCAGCATTATAGGCTTGTTGGGCAAGATAAGCACCACCTGCAGCAATTCCCAAAGCAGCACCAGCAGCTATTGGATTTTCGTCAAGTTGTTTTAATTCTTCTCGCCAGTTAGATAAAGTTTCCTCCCTGACGGAAAGTTTACTTCCCAATCCTTTAGAAGGTTGTAATGGTTCTGGTTTAATGACATCAATAAACTCAACATAATCATTACCAGTAGAATCTTGGACTATAACAGACTCATCAACGTTATGCTCACCACTCTCTAAGTAATCTGCTGCAGTATCAATGTAATCTGCTGCTTTGGTAATTTTTGACTGAACCCAAGCTTCAATACTACCCTCACCCTTCATTTTTTTCTTCAGTCTTTTTGCTGCTGAAATGATGGTAGAAAGTTCTGAGCGAGCCATTGAATACTCATGATCCTTTTCTTCATTTGCAGGATGAGGTCTGTTTGGATCATACTTTATCTGATTTGAAGTCAATGCGGGAGGTCTTGAAAACATTTCCCAAAACTTTGGACCATACTTACATTCGTTTCTAGTTTCATCTTTTTGGCATTTTGGACAGTATCTAATCATCTCTACTGCTTCTGATTTCGTTCCCCAATTTGCAGCACCAACTTTACGGCATTTGACAAGTGCTCCCGATGCATATGCACTTGGCCAAACGTCATATCTTGACTTAACTTTATGGTAGCAAGCATCTTTTTTACCGCTACCTTTACCTGGTTTGTCTTTTACTTCTTGGAGATCCATTTCTTCAGTTCTTACATTTGTTGGTTTAGCACCACCAGTTTTTTCTGGTTGATTTGGGTCTTGTCTATTTTTTCTTCTTCTTGCTTTCTCTTCTTCTTCAGGTGAAAGATTTGCTGACATTTTGGAACTTCCACATTTTGGTGTTGAAGTTTGTCCTGGTTGACGAGCACAGGGTTTTCCTGCCCACTTTCCGCCAAGTTGAACCCAACCTGATTTTCCATCAGAAGACTTTGATTTGTTAAACCAATCGTGAAGACCTTCATCTCCAGATTTGGTTTCTTCTTTTACATCTTTAAATTTTTTGTGATGCTTTTTAGCATCCGATTCCATCTTTTTTAAACGAGTATAATAATCAGGAATTTCGTCAAGATGCTGAAGAGCAATATCAGTTGCTAAATCCTTATCTCTTGTATGTTCATGCTCAATAGGAATTCCCATCTCTAGTTGCTTCTGAATGAAAGAAACTTCAAGACGATGTTTCTTTGCAATCTGCTCAACTGTTTTATGGGACTTTACTTCGTGCATTTCATTGAATGGAGATCTGGACTTTGTTTTCTCACCTTTTTGTCTTTTTTTGCGAGCAGCACAATGAGCTTTTTGTGAGAATCCTTGTGGATTATCACAATCGATTGATCTTTTGTATTTGTCAGACCAACTCATTAAAATATTAATTTACTCTTTATTATTTAGAAAACCTTGTTTGAGCAGTTTTGATAGTTCTGATGTTGAACCGACAAATACTGCATTGTTGGTAACATTATTTGTTGTTTTTACAGTATCTTCCTCAACATCTTTAAGTTTCTTTTGCAAATCAATTAATTTATCCGTTACATCACCAACACTTTTAATTAACTGCCCAGCAACCTCATATGCTCTTGGAGAATCTGATTCTCCAGCGAGTTCCATAATTCCATTAATTGCTTCTTGACCTTTTTCTATAAGAGAATATAAGTTTGCGCGAGTGTATTCATAATCTTTTTTAATATCATTTTGATTGGAATTTGTTGATTGAATTATTTCAGAGTTAGTAGGTTCGACTTGAACAATACTACTCTCAACGTTTAGAGCTTTATCAATGCTATCAAAGTTTGGCATAACTTAAAAATTAAATGTCTAGTTTTCTTGTTGGACTATATTCTTTAGAGTCTCCCAGATATGTCCAACTTTCGTTGAAACCAAAATCATCGTCCGCTTCAACTAAAGCATCATCCACAGCAGTCAAACGATTAACGATTGCACCCGTTAAATGGGATGCTGAGTTTGTATTATTATATCCTCTTTGAACATTTAGTGTATCTGCATCAACAATTCCAGTCACCAACATGATTTCACTGCCAACGATAATTCTATCGTTTACACTGAATGATGAAGTATTGCTAACTTGTAATATCAGAGATGCACTATTTACATCATCATTCAAGTATGCAGAATTATCATTATTATAATCTTGCTTCGCTTGAGGTGTAACTACATATCTCATCTCACGTCTTGCATTTCTAACATCAGTATTACTGAAAAGATCAACTTGAACTTTCTTAATGAGACCTTCGCTGCTTTCTGCAATAGGACCAAACATATAAGTCTTTGCTGTAAATTGCAAAGTATAAATTAATGCTCTTCTAGTTGAAAAGTCTCCTTCGTAATCATCTTGGAAGTTGATACTATCAAGAGTAATAGGAATATCTCGCTTTTCACCAATAGCATCTACAAGATCAATAGTGATATTGAATGCTGGTTGAAAATATGGTAAAATCTGCTCTACAATCTGTAAAGCATCATCATTTAACTTGCAAAGAATGCTCAGTTCGAATCCAATATTATATGGAACTGGCATAAAAACTTTTTTTACAGTTCCGTTATCACATGCTTTGAAGGTTTGAGTAATACTTGTTTTTCTTGTTGGGTCATATGAAATTGAAACCATTTCAAAAGACATTCTTGGCAATGTAATTTGAATTGGTTTATTAAGTTCGGATTGTTGCCTTAACCTTGCTAAAAACTTTTGTGCAGGTCCATATGCCAAAGGAACTCTCATATCACTGATACTATTACCAGACTCATCTTTGTGGCGAATATGAATCTGATTAAAAATTGTACCAAAAGATATAATTGTCTTTCGTATTATTTCGTGATAATAATAAGTTCCTAACATTAAAACGTACCAAATGGATTTGATTCTGAGAAATCAACAATAAGATCTGCTTCTTCTTCGATTTCGTCATTTTGACTATATTTATCATATAGATCCATTCTGTCATATGACTGAACAGAATACAACGCTCCTGACTCAGTTCCAATAATTATTTCTCCAGGATAGAATACGGGTGTTGTGTTACCAATTCCAGCATTTGAAATTTTAAGTATCTTTGTATCCTTGTCCCAACTCTTAACTCTGGCTCGGGTTTGAGAGCGTGATCCTCTAACAACCTCATTGAACGCATATGTTCCAAATCCAGTAATAGTTTCTGGATTTGAAATAGTTACCGTTGGGTTTTGAGTATATCCAATTCCTGGATTGGATACATAAATGAATCTTACTTGAGAATCTGAACCAACTAGTCCAATAGAAGAAATTCCTACTGCTGTTTGTCCTATGCCTATAACACCAGGGGCAGAGACTGTCACTGTCGGAGCAGTTCCATATCCAATTCCACCATCAGTTACAACAAATCTAATTATTCCATTATAGTTTGTTTCAACAGAACACGTTGCTGCCGCTCCAGTTCCACCTCCACCAGAAATTGTTATAATAGGCGGAACAGTATATCCGATTCCAGCGTGAGTTAAAAGAATACTTTCAACTGAATATACACCAGCTCTATTTGTTGTAATTGCAACTGCCTTAGCATCATTATTTGGATTAAGTGTAGGAGATGATGAAATTGCAACTACGGGGGTAGATGTATATCCACTTCCATCATTGTTTAAAAATATTTGTCTAATATATCCAGTATCTACGAGAGCAGTTGCAGTTGCAGTTTCTCCAACTCCAACCAAACGTAAAGTTGTAATATAACCCTCTTCTTCAACTTGTCTGTCAACCTCATCAATAGAAGTATCCAGAATTTCATCTTCATACTCAAAGAGTTCACACTTTAGTTCATAAACATATGTTTTACCTAATTGATAAAATGGTTGCTCATGCTCTACAAATTTTACTTCAAAAATTCTTTGACCTAGTGGAAAATATACAAGATCTCCTTCTCTTGGGCGTGTTGACACTTCAATAGGAGAAGTTTCTGTTCCAGTGTCTAATGCACCCAAAAATGGTGCGATAAAGTCTTCAAATCTTTCTTTTGAGATTGTAATTAATAACTCATCTCTAAGACTCATTCCAAACTTTGTTAAAATATCTCCAGCGCCAGAGTATCCATCATAAGTGTTTACATATGCTTCAATTGCAAAGTTATCATCAAAAGCAGATGACTGAATTTCTTGAATGATAGTTTGCTTTCTTACAAATTTTCTTGGTATGTAAATAACTTCCACACCATACATTCTCATCTGTTCGTTTACTAAGTCTTGTAGTAAACGTTGTTCGCTTGCAGTTCCTTGTAAGAAAAAAGGATTAAGTGCCATTATCCAATAAAGTCGTATGGTGGGAGCTCGTATTCCAGAGCCATATCTCTCTTAATTTGTTCTAGTTCTCTTTCAGCATCTTCATATATTTCTCTACCATTAAACTCAATTCCACCAGGAAGTTTTACTCCCCTAAACTTAATTAAATTCTGACCCCATTGGCGTTTGATAAGTGCTGTTAAATATTTTTTGACAAAACTGTCATTGTAAATTTTACTAAAATCTTGTGGGTCTAGTGCTCTATAACAATCTATAACTATAAAGTTACCAGCGGATTGCGCTCCCCATTCAATGTCCAAATACAGTCTATTTTGTCTCTTATTAAAACGAACTTGTTTATCTGTAGTTAATAAAAAGTCAATATCTGCTAGATATGATTTAACCATTGAATATTGTAAAAGTTCAACGGAGTTAAAATAATATAAGTCGTTTAAAAATAACTGATATTTGATACTAAACATTCCTCCAGAAATAGAACTAGTATCAAATTTAAAAACGTTTTCAATACCTATTACCGAATCTGGTACTTGTATAAAGTTTGATGTTTCGTAAAAGGTTGAAGTTACTACGCCACTGCCACTATTGGTAGAAGTTCCTCTAGTTGTTACAATACCAACTCCCGTGGTTGAAACACCCACAGATCCTACTGATGTAAGACCTCTACCTCTAGCAATATCATCCTGAGTAATTTTGTACTTCAGATACATTCTTTCAACACCATCGTAGTGGCGTTCATTGAAGTACTGAATGGCATCATCAACTAAATCATCTATTTGGTCATCATCAACGTTAATCTCCAATACAGGAGCTCCTAGGCGTCTTAGACAGTAATCAATGAGTTCTTGTCTAGTTGATGGTTTTGCCATTTCTTTTTACTCTTCAGACTTTTTTGACTTTTTCAATTCATCATATTTATTTTGTAGTTCAAGATTTGCTGCCAAAAGTTCATTTTTTTCTTGAGCAAAATCATCAACCAAAGTCTGCAATTTTGCTTCTAATAAAACATTTTGATTTGTAAGTGTTGCTAATTTTTGATTATATAAACGCATTAAAACATTTACATCAACTTCACTGTCTCTAGTCATATTTTAAAAAGTTCCTCCATCTAAGGTTGAAGTCCAGTGTGGTAAATTAGTATGTATACCAACTACAGAAGTTGGAATTATTAATAGATCTTGAATGGAACCATTATTTCCTTCTCTTCTTAAGTTGTAGGTATTTGTGAAGGTTCCTTCAACACCAGTCAAAATAAGAGTGGAAACTGTTCCACCAACTTTAACTACACCATAAGCATTTGAACTATCTTGTTTGATAATATCACCAACCGAAACAGTAACTGAACTACCTAAAAGTAGGTTAACTTCACTAACTGCAGTCAAAATCTGCTTAGATGTAATTGTTGGAGAGTTTGGATTATTTGTAGAAGTTTGTAATCCATTCTCATCGAAGTATACAACTCCGTGAGTATTGAAATCTCCAGTTTGATAGAAGATACCCTTGATATCAAGGAAACCTCTGGTTCCAGTAACTACACTATTTGTGATAGTTGCATCTGGAATGTAAGTCCAGGATCTTATTGAAGCGGCACTTCCTACATTGGTTCCATCAATATAACCGAAGAAACCAGTTTTGTTGTTTGCAGTTCCAGTGCTTGTATTGTAGTTAAAACCAACACCACGATCTGTATTTGTATCAAATGCGTGAGTAATTGTTAATTGTGATGTTGTTGAAATACCACCAATAACTGCATTAGTTAATGTGATAATTTTATTTGTTGTGTCATACGCAGTAACGGTATTGACACCAGATAGTGACAGAGAAGCATTACCACTAACAACATCACCAGTGTTGATGCCAACAACAGAATCTAATCTGATTGTGCTTACACCAGTAACAACCGTGGTCATTACCGTTCTTACACTTGTTACATCACCAAGAATAATGATAGGATCATTAAGATCAACAGTTGTAGAATTTACAGATGTTGTAGTACCATCAACTTGAAGATTTCCTTTAACAACAACTGTACCTTCATTGCTCAGTCCACCGGGGAATGGATCAATATAGAGAGTATCTGAAGAAATTGTGGATATTACATTATTCTCTATTCTAATATCATCAAATAATGCATTTCCACCTATTACAACGTTTCCACCAACGTTTAAATTCTTTTCAATACCAACTCCACCTTCTACTACCAGAGCACCAGTATCTTTGTTGGTTGATTCTGTAACATCGCCAATTTTAATTGCTACGCCATTTTCAAAGTACCAGTCGGCACCTTCAATTTCAAATCTATCATCAGTTGCTTCATCGTAGCGCATTGCTACGTCTCTATCATCACCAAAACTTAGATAAGTATTGTCTGGTATACGAACACTACCAATACCAGTTGGGTCAATAATAATATCACCATCAGTATTTGTTGATGATAAAGTATTGGCGTCTAATCTAAGATTATCTACGTTCCACTGATCTACTTTTAATGAACTAGAACTATCGCTTGTGTTGGTTGCTGGAGCCAGAACCGCAACTACACCATTGTCACTATTTCTTGTGTTGGATACGCCAGCAATAGTTCCTGGCTGGTGCTCCATCATAGATGTGTAATAGTAACCACCAACTGGATTTACGTTACTACCATCGTCACCAACAAAGATTCTATCTTTATATTGATTGATACCACCGTAACTTCCAATACCTGTTACGTATGCTAATTCACCCCAGTTTAGACTAGAAGGTTTGTTAGTACCTGAGGATCTTTTGATCCTGATAATACTTGCCATTTTAGAAATTTCCCCCGTTGATGTCTAAATTCTGTGTTGCCCCTGGAGTTAGGGTTAATGTTGCATCCCATTTTTTAGTTGAGCCATTATATACCAACACCATACCATCTAATAAGTTAGTGGCATTAACATCAATAAGTTCAGACAAAGACAGACCTTGAGCACCAGCGAGTGAAGATATTACTTTTACCGCAGGTTGTTGCCCTACTCTGACCTTAATTTCTGCCATTTATAAACAGTTCAGGATCTAAAATATATTTATACTTACTCAATCCCAATGTTTCCCAATGAACTAATAACCTCTTGTTGTTTCAAATAGAGTTTATAATAAGATTTAGCAATATTTTTTAATTCGTCAATATCAGTGATCGAATCAATTTCAGATGCATACTTAAAGTATTCAAATGACTTACTCAAGTTTTCTAAATTAATTTTGTCTGGATCCATCAATAAGCTCCCTCAATAAATTTTTAATTTCAGAGATATCTTCTTTAATCTTTTCAATCTCTTCACGTTGCTTCTTTTTTTCACCTTTCATTTTAAGATATTGTGAATATCCGAAGGTATCGCAATTTACAATTGCACCACTATTTTCATCTCTGTAAAGATTTTTTTCTCCTTCTACGGGTATCATATTATGCTAAGGCAATAACTCTGAGATCTTTAAACTCTGGAGCATTTGATTCGTTAGTAGAACTCATAACAATTTTAATAGCAAATCCTGTAAATGGATCCAAGTTATCAACACTAAATTGATATTCTAAGAATTCTCCAGCATTGCTTGCTCTTACAAATGCATCAGGTCTACCACTATTTCTTGAAGGATCGATGATAACATCACCAAATCCATCACCATCAGTATCTCTAAGATTGTCATAACCAGGGAAAAGAACGAATGATTGCTCAATGCCACTAGAATCTGGTCTGAACAATTGATAGAGAACTCTAAAGTCTGATCCAGATGGTCTATAAGCACCAACTAAAACTTTAAGTGAAGATGCTGCTTGCTGCAAATCAACTCTGTTAGAAATATAAACGGAACTGTGAGGATCTCCAGTAATATTATTGGACCTTCCATCAAGTGCATAATCGCTAACAGGATTGTTAACTCTATTGCGTCCCAGAATCATATATGCATTTTGTATGTCAAGGACTGGCGAAAGATTTTGATCTTCCGTGCTCATATTTACTCTCAGAGTAAATGACTTATTCTTTGGTAAAGATGTAAGTCTTGTCGTTTCATTTTGCTGGGAACAAACAAGTCTTGGATCTGATAAGAAGTTCATCTTATTAAGTTGAACACTTTCATATCCCTTATCTGCAAATGAAACTTCAGTTCCACCAGAACTTGTTCCAGTTACTGTTCTTATTTGAGCATTGACTGTAGTATTTTTTCCAGGAGTAATTGCGTTGATATATGGTTCAACAGTATTAAACTGATAATTTTGGGATGCTGATACTACTTTTCCACCAACGACTTTCTCATCGGTAAAGCTTACTTGAGAGTTTCCAGTTTCTCTCTGACCACGACCAATTTGTAAGTGATAAGTATCCAATCCTCTTAGAGATTTTAATGTGCTGTTTGAAGGTAAGGTATGAGTTGTGTTGATATTAGTTAAAGAAATACCATTTAATTCATACTTATAAACAACATCTCCAGAGACGTGATTTGTAATAGAAGTTCCATCAACTCCTCTTGTAGAAATTCCAAGAGAACCAGCACCACCAGAACCAGCAGTGATGGAAGTATAATACATTATTTCATTATTAACTTTGAGATATCCTCTAGAAGTGCTAATACCTTCAAACTGAGCAAATACACTTGTATTTGCGATTGATATTGAAGTTGAGTTGATATCAACATTTGCAGTTAGTTGTACAGGTATTGTGTCTGGAGCAACATTTTTAATCTGAACAACGTTGTTGTCAGAATGCATTCCATGGTTAAACTGTTTTACCTGAAGTATGTTTCCAGAATAAAGAGGACTAATTTCTGATGAAGATCCTCTAATAGTTGTACTTGCAGTTGCAACGGCAGTTGTTCCATCATAATAAATGAGTGGTTGACCGTTGGTAAATGATTCACCTTGAACGTTAGTTAGATACAGAGTATCAATACCATTGATTGAGGAAACTGAAATTCTTGCTCCAGTTCCTTTTACTACACTACTTGTGGTAATTCCAAGAACATCTCCAACTGCATATCCATTACCAATATTTGTAATACTTACAGAACTTACAGATCCAGAACTTGTAATGTTAACAGTTCCAGTTGCTCCAGATCCAGATCCTGTAATGTTGTAGAATGGAACATTACTATAAGTTCCACCAGACGAACCACCAGAATATCCAATACCAGTGTTGGCAACAGATACTGAAACAATGCTTCCACCTGTGCTTTCAACATAACCATATGAACCTGGAGAAGAAACAGAGCCATTGCTTACTTTTTTACCAGATGTTAAAATGGAATTCATTGTTGTAGTTGTTACAATTCCAACTTTTAACTTTCTTGGATAAGTTACGATAGAGTTGTCGCCCAGATAAGGTATCGCTGATGATTCTGGAACTAAAGGTGGATTGTAGAAGACTGCTGTTCCTTGATTAGAAGTGAACTTTGCCTTATAAAGTTTGAATTTCAAGTCTTCAAACTGGCTTGCTGTCCAAATAGTTCCATTCTGAGACTTAAATAGACTTCCACCACCATACTGTTTGGTTACGACAACACTTTCAGCGGATGGTAACGTTGCAGTTCCAACTGTCTTTTGACCCATTTGGGCAATCCACATTTTATACTTATCTGTAGTTGGTGCTAAGAATACCAACGCATATTCAGTATTTGGTTGGAGATAAACTGGCGATGGGAATGTAATATTTGTTTTTACAGATGCATCAGATGAAACATTAATTTGACTTGGTTCTAATGCAACTCTTGCATAATCTGCAACAATTTGACTTGTTGGGGTGCCAAGTTCTACAGTTCTAAGTTCAACAAATAATCTTTCATTTGGATCTTTTTCAGCAAAATAAACATCAACAGAAGTTAAGAATGCTCCGGTTTCATCAACTGTAAATGACTGTGCAAGTGGATCCTTTCCGCCTCCTCTAGCTGGAGGTGGTGGTGGCGGTGGGGGTGGATTTCTAACTTGAATAATATTTGTAATTTGTGTTTGAATTATGCCAGTTCCACTGTATGTTGTCTGTGCAGATGAGATAGATGCACTGTCACCTGGCAGCGGTCTAACGTTCTCAGCATTTTGGTTAAGTTTAAACAGTCTATCACCAGTTTTAATTCTAACTAAAGGAACTGGAGAAGCATTTGGATCTCTTATGAAGAAGCAACCAATCAAATCACCAAAAGTATCAGTTACTAATCTGATATTGGATATAGTTGCTACAGCACCGCTTGAAGTTCCAACAAGTCTTGCTCCAACTTGAACATAACCACCAAAACGAGTTATTGATTCATCTGCTAAAGAGAATGTATCAATGTTTAATACTGTAGAAGATGCTGAATATGCTGCTGGTAAAGATTGATCTCTATTATATGGGTTTGCATTATATTCATTAGTTGGATTATTGTAAGGACCTGCCTTATGAGTTGGTTTTGCAGTTCTGAAAGAGATAATTCTTTGAGAACCAACATATGCCTCAACAGTTTCACCGATGCTAAAGGAACCAGAAACCATTGAAATTTCCAGTAACTTTGGTATAATATCAACAGAACTTATATCATCAATAAAACTATAGTGAGTAGTTAAAGGACGTAATGCTAAAGCTCTAAACTCAACGTTCCTAGATCTCATAAATGGATCTGGTTCGCTACTAATTCTTACACTTTCAACATAATCATAACTTCTACCATCTTGTTGACCATCACTTATTGTTCTTCTGTTTTCAATATAAATGTTTCTTACCCAGTTGTCTGCAGAAGGATTGAGTGTTACGCCACCAACATATTCGACAATATTGAAGGGGTTTACATTTTCAACTTGTGAAGCAAATGGTTGCTCTAACCATCCAGTTTCTTCATAGTTAAGAGTAATTAAGTCTCCAGTTTTTCTTACGTTACTATCTAAAAGTTGAACGTTTGTGGAAAAATCAACCGTGGTTGTATCAATGCTTTCTGCAAGAGCTGGTTCAAGTTTTAGTGACCAGAAATCTACAGATGGAATTAGTTTTTTCTCATCTACGTTAACATCACACTTAACATCTGGATTTTGCTTTTCGATAAAATCATTATTTTTAAAATCGTCAACAAAGAAACCAGATTTAAATCTTGATAAACCATCTGCATCTTGAATTTGTAAAGTTTTTGTATTGACTTCAAGAAGAGATAATGATGTTGTAAGTTCAAGATTTTCAATTCTATCTTCAAGAGATCCAATATCTCTCATCGTATATCTTCTATTATCTACTAGAGTGATAACAGCATCATCTGGGTTGTATAAGTAAGCTGGTAGGCTTATTGTTGCAATATCCATTGCCTCTTCAACATTGAGAGAGGGTTTTGGTGATAATGCAGAAATACCTTTAATAACTGAAAACTGTCCCAACTTATCTAATACAATTCTATCAATTCTTGGGAGATAGAATGAATAACCAAGTAGAGAACTTTCATTTGGTGTAACAGCAGAAAACGCTGTTAGTGTTGTAAATGAACGAGTAGAATAGTCAAAAGGTGATGCCGAAACCGAAGTAAACTCTGATACTCTTGGTCTGAAATCAAGAATATTAGATGCTCTTGTTCCACTCGAAAGTGTTGGAATATCATTTAAATATCTTTCTTCATCATAAGAATTGACTGTAAACAAGTCACCATTATCGTTAGTTGAAACTGTATAATAGTTAAAAATAACTAAAAGTTGTCTTGAAGGTGCAGAAGTATTTTCTATTCTTACGAGTTTTGAATAGTCGTAGAACTGTTCTTTTTGACCTTTATCTAAGGTGAACTGACTTGTTATATCTAAGTAACTTCCAAGAGTAATTGACTGAATAGATGTTGTAATATTTGATTCTTCAAATGTTACAGATTCTCCTGCTGCAAATTTAGCACTATTTAAATATACAAATTCTGCAACATTTCCTGCTCCAGGTAAAGTTATAACCTGAGCAACTGCTCCACTTGTATTTCCAATAATTCTCTCACCAACAATAGCGTCTGTATTAAGCGAAAGACCAGATATAAACGTTAGTTTATCTAAAATTGGTGTTGCCGTGTCTAAAGACTCATAGACACATACAACATTAACTACATCAGGAACATTTAATGAAATTTCAGTATCTTCAATTCTTGTTCCATAAAATTGACTGGTTGTTAAACCACTAATTGCTGCAGTTGAAGCACTGTTTGTTTTAGTAATGCTTAACTGTCTACTTCTTGTGAATATTTTATTTTTATTTTGTAGTATCTGTTTTCTCAGCGTTGTATTTACAGTTACGTTTGAACTTTGACTTGCTTTCAAACCACTTAAAGTAATTTGAGTTCCATCATTATTCAATGCAAACTGGTCAGATGATAATTGCTCAACTTCGCCATTGGAATAAAATACCGAGTATCTTTCTACATCAAATGCTTCAAAATATGCACTGGAAATACCGGTGTTTGCAACGGTAACTACTGCAACACCGCTAGAGTTAGTTGAAACTTCTCTTACTTGAGAAGTAACAACAAGATTAGAACCAGAAAGATTTACTGATGATACGTTATCTGAGTTTAATTTTGAATATAGACCAGATTTTTCTGTATTTTTAAAATCTGGAATACCTAACGTAAATGTTGTAGTCTCTGATGTGGATGGAAGAGTTCCATCGCAAACTCCACTTACAGATGGAACACTTGTAAGTGTCATTGAGAAACCATCTGCAGAAACAGAAACAACTTTGTTGAACGTTGCAACGTTTGTAGAAACACCTGCTTTTTGATATCTGATGATGGAATCAGATCTAATTCCTAAGAAAGACTTTCCAGGGCAAGTTACAATACCTGCTGAAGTAATTGTAATTCTATCGGTAGCATTAAACCCTGCAGGAATTTTCCTAAACAGAGAAGCATCAGCAGAAAATGCTGTTTTAAGTGCTGGAGTAATGCCTACGGCATTTTGATAAATTGATTTGATATCATCAGTTGAATAAGATCTTAATGATTTTACTGAACGAGCATTCAAGAGTGAATCATTAATTTTGAGTTGTTCGCCAACAATAAATGCACCAGAAGTCTGTGTTAAAGTAAGACTAGTGCCTGTAGGTGCGGTTGAAACGTATCCAGAGGCACCACTGCTTATACCCTTAACAAAAGAACCTGCAGGGCATTGTGATGAGTTAAGAGACTCATTTAAAACCAATTCGGTATAAGTTTGAATATCATACAGATATAAGTCCCACTCTGTCGAAGAACCTGTATATGGCGCATCACTTACATTGAGTGTATAAACTCTAGCATCTCCAATGTAGGTAGTTCCTGAACCAGTTGCACCCTTTCTCTGGTTAAAGAGTTTTACAGTATTTCCACTTGTATGTACACCTACAAATGGAGTTCCTACAACGTTATTAACTCTAAGAAGATTCCCCATTTCAAAGGGAACAAGTGCGCTATCGATTGTTTGTGTATCTCTTGGTTTATCTACATCTAAAATGGTTGATGATGGGATATCAATATCATATCCACGAACATAGGCGGTTCCTGGAGATACCTTATAGCATAAGAGATCATCTGATGGTTGATTTCCTTGCTCAGTCTTTTGAGTTGATAGGTAAATACCATCATTACCAACTCTATTGTTTAATGAGTTTAATGCGTCTACTGTAAAGTTTTTAAGAGCATAATTTCCAGACTCATCAAAAGTTCTCTTCGCAAAATAATCCTTTATAATAGAATATACTGATTTGTCTTGAAGTTTTTTAATCTGACCATTATCAATTCTTATCAGTTCAACGAAATTTTTATCATCAAAGTCATCAATATCTTTTTTAGATAATACTGTACTTATTTTAAATCTATCGGCACCAGGTGCTGCATAATTTGAAAACCCTCTTGCATTATCATTTAACGATTCATCATCACTTGAGGTTATAATTTCTTCTAGAATGTTTAAACCAACTCTATATGTTGGAGTATTTGAATATGGTTCCAGAATAACTAACGAGTTCTGAACATTTACAAACGTTCCACGTATGAAGTAAACACCTGCACTAAGACCAACTGCAGAACCAGTCGCGGTAGCAGCAAAATCTACCAGAGTAGCAACTGTATCTCCAGAATTGATGGATGTATTTCCATAGGTCAAACTATCTAAAAGGATTAATAACTCACCATCTTCAAATACGTTTGTCTCAAAATCAGATCCACTTCTTACATACTTAACATATAAAGTTACATCTTCTACATTTTCACTTGGTGGTAAACTATAGTTTTTAACTACAGCAGTTACTCCCGAATTTTGACCTTCTACTCTCTTACCAATAAGTTGATTTAGATATAAAGAAACATCAATACCTAAGTGCTCGGCATTAATTTTTACTGAGTAATACTTATCATCAAATGTAATGGATCCAGGAATAACCATAGATCCTTCTTTGAAAATATGACTACCAAACGACTCAATTTGATTTTGTAGTATTGACTGTAGAGTCGTTAATTCTCTTGCCTGTATTGGATATCCTGGTTTAAACAAAACCCGATAAAAATTATTATCGACATCAAAATCGTCGAAATATGGGTTAATGTTGAGATTAGTTTTCTGTGGCATTTTTTAAAATTCCAGGATAATTTTAATATCTTCTTTTTGGCGAGTATTCCTAGAGATCAGAGGTCTGTTATCTAAGTAAATAATTTCCCCTGAGCCTTTATTTATCTCTGGAGAAGCAAGACCATTTGCAAAATTAACTCCTAAGTTAATAACTTTGCTTCCGGTTGGATTGGTTGAAATTCCTGTAAACGTTTGATCAATTGAACCAGAGAACCCACTAGGGGCAGTTACTGCATTAGAGGAGGACTCGAAAGATAAAACTCTAGAACCAGTAGAAACACCGACATAATCGGTTTGATCTAAAGCACTTTGGTTGTAGTATAGTGATCGATCTTGAATATATTTAAGAACTTTTGTCTCAGTATCATATGATGCAACATACCCAACTGCCTTTCCATTAGTTACAGTTTGAGTTATTTTTTCACCTATAGTTGGAACCCCATTTGCAGAATTAAACTTCAGTGCATATAATGAAGAAAATTGACTTTGCGTATATGTTGAGGTTGAACCAATAGATGTTGGGTTTTTAACTATACCAACTTGAGCAAATCTAGTATCTACTGGAAAATCTTTCGTGGAGTCATCAAATCTTGCATACAATAAAACTTTATCAGTTCCTAACTCTTTATAAAGATTGTATCCATGACCTCTTGATGGTGGAATAATTGGAATTAAACGAGCAGGAGAACTAGTCGCATTGCTATTGATAGAACCTAAGTCAACTACACCATAACTATAACCTTTACCACCAGCAGAAACTGTTGTATTTGTAATTTTTCCACCAACTACATCAACAATAACTTTTGCACCACTACCGTCACCAAGTATATTAAACTCCTGTCCTAATCCATTAGAATAGTTACCACCTTGACTGTCTATGTAAACTTTTTTAATTTGGTTATCATTTACAGTTGAATCGCCATTTTCTCTAACTGCTTGTATTTGAGCATCAGTAGAAGAACTCCAATCATTTGGAACTGTTATATATTCTGTAGAGTCAAACTTTACAATGTCACTGGGCGATACACTAAAAAGATATTTCCAAATATAACCATCACCACTTGACCCAGCTTTAGATGGTTCTAGATCTGTAAATGTTGGTTCATCCTGAGAAGCATTTCCTGTTGTATTGATTCCAGAAGAACCATTATCTATGCAAATATAAACTTTATAATCAGAATTCAATACATAGTAGTTCGCATCATAAAGTCTACTTGCTTGAGTAATCGGAGATGGATTGTTTACACTATAGTCATGACGGTACATTTCATATTTTGTACCTTTTGTCCAGTCAATTCTTCTGACAATTCTTTTAATATTTGCAGACGTTACCTTTTTACCAAAAAGCATAGTATCATAAGTATGCGATTGGTAACTAAAATTATCAGTAGGGTTTGGAACATTTGTATTCCAAGTCGTAGATCTACCAAACCCAACCTGAGTCGGATTTGGTAGACTTAGAAAAATATAATATGAATTGGAATCACTCCCAGCAGAATCAATAAAGTTATCAGTATTTAAAATTCTAAATTGATCTGTTACAATTGCAGACATATTATTAGCTTTTTTCTATATTTATACTACACATTAGATTGCTTTCGCAGTGCTCCAGTATCTCTTAAACCAAATCCTCTTCTTTGAATGGTTGGGAATGTACTCAAACCAGAATCAACAGTTAGACCAGATACTCCAATTGCAACTGGTGATGAAGCTCTAGACAACCCAGACAGTTTGCCCCAAGAATATTCTCCACAAGTAGAAATTCCAGAAGTTTGTATTCCAGTTATATTAGTATCAGACTTAACATTTACAGTAATTACTGCATTTGTCCCAGAAACAACTAGATTTGATACAAAGTAAATATTGTCAAGATAAGACGTGCTAATTGCAACTACTGCGCTGTTAGAATCATAAAGTGAAGTTACTCCATTACCAACTAAAGTGTTCTTAATAAGGAGAGGATAACCAGTATTCAAACCTGTAAATGCGCTTGGTCCCTGAACAAAGAAGTTAAGTGCCAATGGATTTCCAGAAGTACCAGTGGTAGTACTAATGCCAGTAATAATTCCAGAAAAACCTTCAACAGTAGTAATATTAGTAACTTGCTCAACTTGTATATCAGGATAAGAAACAATTACTTGTGGTGGATTTGTGGTTGTATATCCAAAACCAGGACTTGTGATGTTTGTTGAAGATATTGAACCACCAACAATAGAAACTGTAGCAGTTGCAGTCGATCCAACTCCAACTCCTATTGCTTTTGGAGCTGCTATTTTAACAGTAGCAGTTCCAGTGTATCCACTACCAGCATTAGTGATGGTTAAAGCAGAAATTGTTCCAGCAGCAGATACTGTCGCTGTGATAGCGGCAGAAACTGGATCATTTGCTTGAACGATAATACCATCAACATCAGTTATTGTTATTGCATAGTTATTTTCTTCGTAGTTAAAGAACTGAGCATTATCAACGAATATTTCAGTATCAGTAGATTTAATATCTTTAATAATTTTTGATGTTGGATAAATTTGAGTTTCTAATGAATCTCTTGACTTGGATACAACATCACCATTTATAACCTTATCTACTTTTTGCTTAATCCAAGTTAGTGGTTTGAAGAATGTTTCATCAATTCCAGCACCCGTATAAATGTTTGTTTCAATCTTATCAGATCCAACAATATTTGTTATATCTCTAATTTCTTGAGTAACAGTTGATGGATATTCATTATTTCTGAATATTTGAACAGAATCACCTATTTTAAGAGTTTCGTTGATGTTGACGGTGAACGAATCTGTTCCTCTAGTTCCTCTATAGAAGAATACGGCAACATTATCTTCAGATCTTGGGGGATCTGCGAAGACAAAAGATGTTCCACCTTCAAATACATATGAAGTTCCTGGTTCTTGTGCAACACCATTAATGAATATGAGAAGAACAGCGTTCAAATCAATATTAACAGATGATGTGTCACTTGGATCAATTTCAAAACTTAGCAACTGACCATTATAGTAAAGTGGGAATCTCTTTCTTACACCATTTTGAAGATTTTTGATAGAATCGATATAATCAAGTTCACCAAACTGCCAGAATGAGAATGAATCTGTAAAGACATCTAATACTGTCAATTCAAAATCCTGTAATGGAGCACTTAAACCTCTGGCAGTTACAAGACCAACAGGTTTAAACTTGTCGCCAATTCTAAATCCATATCCAGGTCTTGCAATTTTGAAAGAAGAAACTTCAAATAATGTTGAACCAATACCTGTAGTTGAAATTGCTCCAACATCTAAAGTTAGTAGTAAGTTGGAACCAGTTACTGTAGTTGAACCAATTCCAGCTCTGTATGTACCAACAACTGATAAGTTTTCATAAGATGGTTGAGGAACATTAATTTTAACCGTAGATGTATTATATCCAGTTCCACCGCTGTTTACCACAAAACTTAGAGTTCCACCAGCACCAACAACCGCAGTAATGCTTGCTGCGGTTCCTGTGTGACTTGAATCAGTAATTGCGATAGAAACGGGAGATCTATAACCAGAACCAAATACGTCTAAAGTTCCAAGTCCAACCGAAACAATGCTTCCACCAGCACCAACAACAGCGGTTACTGCTGCACCAACTAAAGGCGCAAACCCAGCGCCAGAAGTTGAACCAAGAGAAACTATTACGCCACCTCTTGGTAGTTGATTTTGATTAACATCTGACGAAATAACAATTTGTCCATTTGTAGAAGTTATTCCACTAAATGTTACGCTTGAAATTCCAGTCCCAAATCCACCAAGAGAGAAATTATTTCCAGCATTATTATCTGTAGTTGGAGTTTGGAAGATATCATTCAAGAATAGAACGCCATTTCCAGTTTCAATACCAGTTGTGTTAATTCCTCTTACAGTTAATGTGTAAGTTTGTCCAATACCAGTGAAACGATCTGAAATGTCATCATATATTGTATTTGTTGCATAATCATTTCTAAGATATACTCTTCCAGTAAATGTTGTTTTTGGATATAAAATATTTGATCTATCTCTGATCTGTCTTGGATTTCCTTTTGGTGCTTCGGTAAACCAAATTTTATTTTTGGTAATATTATAAGCACCTCTATAGATTTCAACAGGACTACCATCGTTATGAGTTGTAGCAGAACTACCAACAAATCCACGATTAACTTGAACCAGAGGGAATGTACCTAGTCCAGTTATTGGTCCAGAACTTGTAGTTCCAAATCCAACTTCAACAACATTACAATATTCACTGCTGATCTTAAGAACATCTTTTGGTTTGATGGAAGAAATTCCAGAAAGTGCAAAATAAGTTGTAGCAGTGCTAACTTGACCAAAGTTATTGGCAACATTATAAGAAATTGGGACGAAGGATAGTGGTTTTTGTACCACGCCGTTCAATGAAATAAGACTCTTCTCTAATTTCTTAGACATTTCAAGAGTATGAACGTTACCACTACCAACTGCTGTCGTAAACGTTACATAAATTCCAGCATTTGCATACTGCTTTTTAGTTGAAAGTCTGAACTGACTATCATTAATTTTTAAAGCATACACAACTGGGGGTAAAATATTTGTAGTAACCCCAAGATAACTTTCAGTTAAACCTATTCCTATTCCTGTGCCTGCAACTCCAACAAATGAAGAACCTGGTTCATAATACAATTCTTCTCCAGTGCTGAAGAAATGATTTGGAATGGTAAATATCCCAGTTTCTGGATTTAATATACTTGTTGTAAATGGATTAAATGTTTTGACAAAAATTGGAGTTCCACTATATCTTACATCAAAATCTAATCTGTTTGCTCTGTTTCCATTGATTGCATCATATGCTGACAACTGAACTAATGAACTTGCAGTTCCATAATCCAACTGTTCTGGAGTATTGTCATAATCATTTGTATCATAAAGAACTTCACTAAAACTTTGTACCTCAACATTTGCACCGATAGATGCATCTGGATAAAACTTAAGATATGCTTTTGAGCCTAGTATTTCTCCACCAAATGTTCCAATTCCAGAAGTGCTTCCAATTGATAAGAATGGATATTGGACTGTATAAACATTTGTCTCATCTTGAAGCATCAATACTTGATGAACTGCACTGGTGTTTCCGTATGAAACTCTAACTATTGATTTTAGAGCAGAAACATTTTCCGTTGATACTCCAATTACACTTGTGGAACCAGAAGAAACTGTATAGTTAGACTCATATCTGGCACTACTTTCAGATCCTTCTGGCTGACCATCTGCTAAAAATCTGTATGTTCCAACGCCAACTGCAGTTGTACCAAAACCAACAATATTTGATCTAACTAAAATTTGGTTACTTTCGGTATTATAGTATGTTACGGTTAGAATACCTGATTGAATAGAGGAATCAAAGACTCCCATGTAATTTGACGAATTTCCTTCTGTACCAGTACTATCAAAGTAAAAATCAGATTGATATGTGTTTGTTCCGTCGTGATCTAAGAACAACTCAACATAATTCATTTTGTTGGTAACTGTATTTAAAATTTCAATATTTGCATAAAAACTATCAAAGTTATTTGTACGGTAAGATACTAATTTTACAGTAGTGCCAACTCCAACTACAGTATTGATACCTGTTAGATTTACAAATCCAACACTTTGAGTACCTATTCCATTGACTATAGAATTAAATTTATTTTTGATAATTTTGATATCATAATCAGTATCATATGGATCTGCTGGAGTAAATCTTAAAGTTTGCGATTCGCTATCACTTTTTCCACTTAACGTTCCTAAAGGAATATCAGTGTTTGTTAAAAATGCTTTTTCTAAAACATAAGCATTTGTATCATCTTTTAAAGCAACAATTTCACTAACTTGTCTTTCCGATGATGCTGGGTCTAAAATTTGAATCAAATACTTAGAGTAAGTATCATCAAAAGTATCAATATCAACAAAAGGTTCTATTCCAGTTTCTTTATTTGAGAATCTGGAACTAATATTGTCCATTACCAAAACTCTATTGCTAACACACTTAATATAATCTGTTAATTTTTTGTTTTGGAATTTGATAAACTTAGATTTAGTTTGATTTGTCGAAGTGTCAACATCTACCGTCAAATCTATGTTATTAATAGCATCGACTCTTTTTTCTTCAGTAACATCTAGAACAATAGTATCATTGGTCGTTGATGCGTATGAGACGACACTATCAGATTCTGAGACAACTTGAGTGTCTGAGAAATTTTTCAATCCAGAAGTATGGAGAAGTCTGTTAACAGGGTTTACTAAATCTTGATATTGAATTTTGCTTCTTACGGAGTAAGATAAATTCTGATAATAGTCATTATCTGAAGTTACTTGATAAGTTTCGTCAAGTTTTCCAGTGTCTGTTGTCCACCCATAATCTTGTCTTGATGCATAAGAAACTTCAAAATAACCAGCATTGTTATCCAAACTTTGAACAGTTGCTTTAACACCAGAATTTTTTCCTTTTAGTCTCTCTCCGACTTCTAAAATGTACGAACCAGATATTTTAATATAATTTCTTGTGCTATCAGTAACTGATAAATCTCTTTCAATATATCCAGTTCCAGTATCAGTCAATAGTTTTTCATTTTTTTCAAACAATGCAAACTCTTGAGTTGTGTCAAATGTTGGATAGTTTCTCTTGGCGATAATAGTCGCATATCCTTGATTTGTTTTTGCCAAACCTGCATTAGTTGCTATTCCTGCAAGGTTAAACTCAACAACTGCTGGGTTTGTGTTGTAATATGCGCTAACTGTAAAGAAGCGATATCCATAATCTGCAGAATTAAATCCTTGACCACTAGGATTGTCTTTTTCAATCCCTTCTACAAAAATTTCTTCTCCAGCAGAGAACACATTAGTGGTAAATCCTAGAATTGGTGTTGAAATAACACAAGTTACAATACCTGCTGGAGATGAAGTGATTGAACTAATAGAAACTCCGTTATCGTTATCAACAGCGACAATTCTTTGTTTTGATGAGTTTAATCCATATGGTTGAGAAATGATATTAACAGAACTAATTGCGCTACCAAATAATGAACAAGAAAGAGAGTTGGAATCGATCAGTGTTCCAGTATCAGGATCAACAATAACTAAGTTTGGTGCAGAAGAGTAATTTTTTCCACCATATAGTACATCAATATCACTAATTGTGTTTGAATTTTGAATATAAACAATTGGAGATACTGCTGCTTCAGGTTTTAAAGTCTTATCGGATGAGTATTCGAAACCATAATTTAAAATTCTGGTCTTGTTAATATTTCCTACTTCTGTTGACTTAGCAACAAGGTTAGCGTTTTCACCACTACTGGATGAGAATCCAACAAACTTTGGAAGTTTTTTGTAGTTATATCCACCAAAAATAGTTTTTAACTTGCTTACCCCACCAGAAGCAGTTGGTGAAGATGTTGAATATTTTAAAGTATCACATTGAGATTGTGTAAGTGTGTATTTTTCTGGAGTTTTTCTTAGCGCAATATTAAATGTTGTGTTTCCTACACCAGTTACAACATAATTTCCATTGTAAGCACTATCAACAAAAGAGATTTCCGAATTAAATTTAACTTCTTTATCTGAAGTGCTGATGTATCCAGAGTTTTCTAAACTATAATACAGTTTAGAAGGAATACCACTAGAATATTTGAGAGTAAATGTTGCGGTTGAGGTAATTCCAACAGTTCCTACACCTATGGTGTTGAATGTGTTGGTATTTCCTACCGCAATAAATTCATTATTAAAGTTTTGGTCATAAAATATCTTTAATTTTTTACCTTGCAGAGAAGAGTGTGAAACATTAAATACTAGATCGGAATTTTTAACTACTGGTATTTGTGGGTTAATTAAACTGAGACTATGTTGTGATCCACCAGCACCCACAATACTGACCGTATTCGGATATGCAAGAGTAGTATCCAAATAAGTATCAGTTAATTTAATAGTATTGTCATCAATTTTGTAAACAAAATATGTTCCAGTTTCTAATCCAGATGCAATTGAATCACTTGAGTCATAAAATACTTTATCTCCAGTTTTTAAGTTTGATGCGTCTAATGTAATTCTTGAACTGGATGTATTAATTCCAGTTGAGTTAAATCCAATTGGATTGACTAAAATTTTATCATACTCTTGGTTATACCTTAGTATAACTGAACCAGATGTTCCTATTCCAGTTGTAACATTTGGTTCAACATTAAGTGATATTGTATCACCAATTTTTAATCCATGAGAAGTTGAAACGGAAACTCTAGAATTAATTTTTTGAACTTTTCCAGTTACTTGTGTCGAAAGACCGGAAATATTATATTCATAATTATCTGAACCATTTGTTAAGAATGAAAGACCCTCAGTATTTGTAGTAAGACCTACAAGAGTTGCAATTCCAATATAATCTTTTGATTTGTTAATGATATAAACAGTTTGGGAATTTGAAGACGCTGGTAAGTTTACAGTAGTAGCACCTTGATCTGCTGAGCATATTAATGCAGATGCGCCAGACTGTTTAGCGAAAGAAACTTGCTGACCTGTCTTGAATGGGTGATTTGGAATGTAAATGCTCTGATTGGGTACAGAAACATTTTTAGATACACCACCAACAGTGTTTGACACATTCGAAGACAATCCTAATGTTGTTCCAACACCTACACTTTGCCTCGAATTAAAGTATATAACGTCTCTAACTTTTGAATCAAAGTAAGATGCCTTTACTGGTATTTCTATTTTGTTTGGAAGAACATTGATTGGAGTTGATGATGTATGTGCTACTCCAGTATCAGATCTTCTTACCCTTAAGATAGATCCTTCATTATAAACATTCAGTACTTTAACAGTCTCAGATCCACCAATTCCTATAGTGAGAGTGCTTCCTACAGAAACTGATGCTGGAATAGTTGAGACAAAAATGTCCTCAACTGTTCCTGGAGAAACAACAGCACTTATATTCTTAAGTAATACTAGTGTATTAGTAGTAACACCAACTTTATGAGTTCCTGTAAGTTTGTATATTGTTGTAGATAAACCAGAAACGGTAACATATTCATTATCACTTACGGTATGATATGGTGTAATGTATGCTTCGATTGTTTCTTTATCTTTCCAAACAAATATTGAATTTGAATAGGTCTCTACTTCTGTAGAAATTTCTACAATTGGTTTACCTTCTACTTCAGATATTTCAAGACTTAAACCACTTCCATTTGTTCCGGAATCATCAAAGACAGTATTTTCTCCAACACGATATCCATCACCCGAATTTAAGATTGAGACGGATGTTACAGAACCTTTAGTTACAGATTCTATTTTTGTTTGTTGGTTAACTATTTCATTTGATTCTATGAAGAAGTCATTATCGGCATATTTTTCGCCAGCCTTATATGGGAAGGTATTTCTTACTAACCCAGAATTATTGAAGTCAAAAGTTTGATTTAAAATAAAGTTGTCAGTATTGACATTTGATCTGTATGAATCTCCCACAAAGTAGGGATATGCTGGTGTTAATGTGCTTGTCGCAGGGTTTGTTGTGACTCCAACAAAGTAGGCATAAGTTCCATTAGGAAATTCTGGAGTTTTGCAGAATCTTCCATTATGAACATCTAAGTTGCCAGAATTTGTAAATCTATAATCATCGACAAAAAATCCGCTACCAAAAACTGATGGTCTGTTTACAACATTTGATGTATCTAATACATATCCACTTTGAATTAAACTGATAGGTGAAGATGTATTTTGTGGGTCTGAGTATCCAAAAGGTCCATATATTGGGTTTCCATCATATGCCCAACCAATAATTGGAGAGTGGTTTACACCATTATCATTAAACTCAGTTCCTAAAACACTTGTGGAATATCCAACAACTGAATATTGTAAATTGTTTAGTGTTTCAATTAGTGTATCTTCGGTGTTTCTATACTGTTCATTTAACGTTAAACTTCTTACTGAAGATGTTAGTACTGCTCCAGAACCAGATGGGATTACATTAATTGTTGTAGTTGCTTGATTATAGTTTACACCAGAATTAATAACAACAACATCAACCAGTTTTTGATTTGAAATTACAGGTCTCAGTATAGCACCATACCCATCCCCTATAATTCTTAAATTGGGAACCGAGTAATATTCAGAACCACCAGATAAAACTTGAACATCTATAATTCTACCGTTTTTAATGATTGGTGCAACTTCAGCATTTTTGCCAGTTTTAATGGTAATGTTTGGATTTTTACTAAAGTTGATAATATCTGAACCATAACCAGTTCCCTGTTCATACAGATATGCATCAACTATTTGACCTTTAATTACTGGTGTTGCAGTAATTACTCCAACTACGCTGCTGCCAAATGAAACATTGACTGTTACTTCAATATTTGGATATTTGAAAATATGGTATCCAGAACCAGTAGAGGAAAGTTTTACATAGTTTCTTCTCTCATAATTTGATGAGATAGATGCCCCGATACCAGCATTTGCAAGTTTAAATGAATTATTGTCTGTCTTTAAAATATAATAAGAATTTGCAGTAGATAAACCAGATATTGGAGTACCAGTTGTTTCATATCTGATTACATCACCATCATTAAAATTATGATCATTGAAAATAACAGAGTCAGTTTCGGTAGAAATTCCTGAAGATTTTACATATAAGTTTCTATTCTGATATCCACTTCCTGGTTCAATTACTTTGATATCTCTTAATGTATTTTTCTCAAGTGTTCTAAATTTATGAATTCCAGCAGTATTCTCTGTTGTAAATCCAACAGTATTCAAACCAACATAAAAGTCGTTGACAGTTTGGTATAACTTAATGGTGCTTGGGTTTACAACCTGAACATAATATTCAGAACCACTTACTAAAGTCTTATTTTGTATTTTATTAAAAACATTATCTGGTGGACCAAACGTTCCTATTCCTAAACTTGAATTGCCATTATTATTATAGATTATTGTTTGACCATTTGTAAAATTATGATTTGCTAAGAAAGTAATGGTCTCATTTGTGGCATCAATTCCACCACCATAAAGGTTTTCTCTAGCATCAAATTCAACTTCTCTATATCTTTTTGAAAGGATGGGTTTTAATATAGCACCATTACCATTTCCGCCAGTTATTGTGGCAGATACTACGGTCTCAACATCAAAGTCTTGAGGATCGACCAAAACAGATTCTACAGATCCACTAACGACTGGTTTGACGAGTGCTGTAGTAAATCCAGAAGATGGCGAATCAACTACAATCTGAGGTGGATTTAGGACATCATATCCTGAACCAGAGTTTACAACTTTTACGCTGGATAGTGGTCCATAATAAACCTTATCGTTTGTTTTTGGACTTAGAATCTCTACACCATTGATTAGAAGACCAACTCCTCCAGGAATTGTTTTTTCAGCACTTCCAAGAGATAGGTTTCTTTCGAGAGGAAACTTTCTAAGTATTTTTTGAGGACTAATGAGGAATTTTTTATGTCTTGACAATACAAACTGGTGATATCCTGTTCCTGCTGCTAATTCACCAAATTCCAAATACTCTGAGGTTCCAACAAAAGATCTAGAAGCGTATAGTCTAATTTGGTTTGCTGAACTTAAAACCTGAACATAATAAGTATTTCCAGAAATTAAACCAGGCATTGCCGTTTTTTCTGGGAAATAAACAACCTCATCTCCAGTTATGAATGGTACGTTTGTTGAGAATGATATGATAGAGTAAAGTAACGTAGTTACGTTTAAGTCTTGTAAACGAGAACCATTCGCCTCACTAATTGTAGACTGAGAAATATTTTTAGAAATAGTATATTTCGGTAAGCAGTTAGAAGCTACGTATGAATATTGGTTATCAGTGTATAAGTTTTGAATATCACTTATGAGTTTATTATTTCCATACTGAAGTGCTGCACCAGAACTAGAAGCCTTTTTAATATTTCTTCTAATATCATAACTTAATGAAGATGATGGTGAAAAAGATCCCAACCCGTTAAGAATAACCTGTTTTGTTGTGGTATTGATGACAGAAACCGTTGCATTTGCTGCGGCAACAGTTTGAGAACCTCTTACGAGTACATCTACAGAGTCCCCTACTTTTAAACTTGATTTATCAATAGGACTCAATACTGTAAATGTAGATCCAGAAATTGATTCAACTTGATATCTTGAACTTGTGTTGTAAATCCAAGAATTAGCGAAAATTTCTTTAAATGTTTTATTCTCTGATGGGTTTTTAATTGACTGACCAAGATTTCTGACACCAACATACTGACCCTCATCTACCAAAGATATTGTTCCTGTCGGAACAAACTCTGAAAGAACACCAGTAAGTCTTAGTTCAACCTTTTTAGTTGTATCTCCACCCTCATAACCAAAGGCAATTTCATCAGAACGAATATTTGAAGCAATAGAAATTGCACTTGTGACACCAGAGCAACCAAGAAATTGGTTTACACTTTTATCTGAATAAGATATTTTATTAGAACCACTTATAAGCGTTCCAGTTTGCCCAAAACCAATTGTAGAGTCTACCGAAATAATTGATGCACCAACAGATACATTTTCTAGTGCTTTTGTATTACCCGTAATATTGAAGTTACCCTCTCCACGATCTTGCTCATCATATCCAATGAAGAGAGATAGTTTATAATATGTTTTATTATTTCTTGAAATAATTTCAACTTCAGAAACGGAACCTTGTGTTCTTTGATCCGTAGATTTTCTAATAGTCTGTCCAACTAACTTAAGAGGATCGCCAGACAATGCCTCTGCAACTATAACTTCTCTTCTGGAAAACTTGGCAGAAGATGGTTTTGAAAGATAGTTTTCAAGATCTATTACACTAACGTTTTCATTATATAAAACTCTAAACAGGATCTTAAAGGACTCTTCTGTTCCTTTTGACTGATAAAGACTTCTTGCTTCTTTGATGAAGTTACTTACATCAAGGTTTGGAGTAAATGCAACATTCTCTAAACCAGGAACGAAAGTGTATTTAATTTTATTGTAAAACTCTTGTAAAAAGAGTGAGCTTAGGTTTTTAACTTCTACGCCACTGGTATGGATTCCTGCCTTTGAAGTTGAGAATTCTAACTCTTCTGGGTTGTTAACCTGACTATAAGTTGTAATTCCACTAAAACCACGAATACAACCAGTAAAACTGTTTGTAGTAATACCTGTGTAGGTAATGATCTCATTATCAATTTTTAAGAGACCATACTGATCTGGAAATCCTTTTGTAGAACCAACTACAATGGTATCAGATGTTGTTGTGAGAGTGTTCTGTAGTGTGGTCTTTCCACTTATTACATTTGTAGTTAGATTATCAACCTTTAAATATTGATCTAAGTTCTCAGCAATATCTACAGGACCACCTTGATACTCCTGTGAGATGTAGTATTGCTTTAAAAAATCTACTGCTTTTGGAGACTCCGAGAGTAAAAATTCTGGTAGTTGATTTTGTACAATTTGTTGAATCTTTACCCTTCTATCAAAACCAGTTTCGATCATATTTTATTTCCTCTCTAGTTCTCCGTTAGAGTAGCTTGATGTATAGTAATCTCTTGTAAAAGTAACCCCAGAGATATCCTCTCCAGAAGAAATGACATCCTTAACCATATTTATGGTGCTATCTGAAATACTAAAACTTAAATATAGGTCACTTAAACCAACAACATCATTTGATTCTGGATATGCTTGAACCTCAATAATATTATTTTCTTTTTCTGTTGATATGATATTAATTGTGTTTATGGTAATTTCACCTTTGGTATAATCAATAACCCCAGCAGAAGAAACTAAAACTCGATAACTTCCATCTGCATTTCTTTTAACGACAGATAGAACTCCTTTTCCACTACCATCTAACTCACCAGTTCCTGGAATTGTGTTTGGTGTATCAGTGAAATGAACCATATCTGGTTCATTGCTAATATAAAAACCAGTACTCTTAATATTATATCCGTCACAATTGATGTGAAACTTATTACCAAAGCACAACTCATACTGTGCAAACTGATTTAATAATGCTTTCAGATTTCTACGTACTCTTACCTTCGTGATATTTGAAGTAATTGATCTATCTGCATTATCAATAACTTGAAGTATTTTACTATATTTGAATCTTCCACCAAACTTATTCAAGTCAATGGAAGAAGCATAAGTATTCAATGCATTTGTAACTGTGGTCTTTAAGTTATCTACGCTTGAAACTTGAGGTGCATTGTAGTAAATTGAGGAGTCAATCTCAACATACAATACTTTCAGATCGACAATTTCTTGGTTGATACCACTCAAAGAGTATTGCTTGAGTTTTGTTAGTATATTTCCCTTATCAAAGTCTGATAGATAGTCTCCATTTTTTGGTTTGATACTAATCAGAACTTTTCCAAACTGTGGTGGATCTAACTCTTCTCCACCGACAACAGAGACAGACTCGGTGTTTGGATATATTTGCTGAATAATTGCCTCATAGTCTCTAGCAGTTACTGCTCTGTACTGAGCAGAATAGAGTCTTGGTGCAAAATATTTGACAGATGATACAGGTTCAATGTCACCACCATTCATTGCCTTCTGAATAGTAGTCATTGTTACTGAACTAGAAGGAATCGCAACGTTATTACTTGCGTCTCTTAATGAACCAGAGAAACTAAACTCAGATGGTCCATTACCTTCTTTTCCATCAGTCACAATATAAGTGACAGTAACAACAGAACTGTTCTCTAACTTTTTACCAAACAGTCCGTCACCAAATAGAATTTCATACTTTTCGTCCTGAACTTCCTGAAGAAGATAAATTTCAGAAGTTCTTTCAACTCCAATGATATTATCGACTTTTGAGTATTCTCTTCCAAGACCACTATCGGAAGGTCCCTTTACATAAACAACAATGGTTGAAGTATCAATGAATGAGTTATCAAGAATAAAACGTTGATCCAGAGAACCATCTACAACAAATTGCTTTGTCAAGAACGTTCCCTGATACACTTCAATTGGTGCATCTGTCGTACCAAATGTGGCAACTCCACCACTGATAGTGGTAGAGACGTTTTCTGGTATTGAGAAGGTATATGTGCTCTGTTCTGCCGTTCCAACACACACCAGACCCGCCTGCAAGGTCAATGTGGGACTTGTTGAGGTAGTTGGTACGTTAATAGTTACGTGCGCTCTTGCCGCTGTTCTAGAGCGTGGTGTGTAACCAATATTTCTTGCCAGTGAAACAACATTTTCTCTGAGAGTTGCAGAGTCCAGAAAGGACTCATTCACAATCATATTTGAGTTAAATGCTGTAATATATGTGTTATATGCTAACGTATCGATCAGAACAGAAAAGTTTGAACCCTCAAAGTCAAAGTCTGTAAAGTTGGAGTTCGCACGAAGATAATCCTTGATGGATGTCTTGATCTGATCAAAATCGAGGTTGGTAAATTTAGTGAAAGGCATTTTATCTTGTTGCCTCTAATATGAATGTAAACGCTTGTGTCGGAACATCTTGTCCAATAATATCAAATATTACGGTTACATTGAATGTATTCTCATCGGGTGATGGTTCAACATCCACTCGTGTATTTGTAACACGTGGTTCAAAGTTTCGAATCGTTGTAAGAATCTGGTCCTCAATAATTGCCGCAGTACCATAGTCAACAAATTCAAACAGACTTGAGCGTACTTCAGAACCCAACAGGGAGTTAAAGAATCTCTCTGTTGGGATTGTTTCGACTAAATTTCTGACGGAACGACGAATTGCATTCTCATTCTTAAGAATTGGCAGATCCTTTGTAACAGGATGAGGATCGAAGGACAAACTAATGTCCTTGAAGGCTCTTGATACTCTGGTAACTGCCATTTGGACGTGGATTTTCTCTCATTATTTATGAGTTATTTCCAAGGAATCCCATAAGATGGTTCAGTCCCATAGTTCCAATCATCGTAATCTTCATCATTACGAATTTTTTCATGCAACTCTTCTTGTTTTTTCAGATCATGGCGTGGTGCAACATCGTGCATGACTTCTTGAATCACTCTTTTTGGTTTAATATCACCATAATCAGTGATTAAATGAGATGTTCCCCACATCTCTCTCATGTAATTACTGTCTCTATCGACGGGTAAGTTCGACATTTTAGCTCCTGTTTTAATGAATAAAACAGAACTTTTATAAAGGAGGTTGCTATCTCCTTATTTCTATTTAACGTTCGACTTCACGAAGCGAATATGAGTCAGAATTGAGGTATTTGAGTATTTCTAAGGCAATTAAACGTGGGTTTCCTTCACCACAAGTGTACACATCGACTGCCAAACACCCATTTTCTGGCCAAGTATGACAAGAAACATGACTTTCTGCCAGTGCAATGACGACTGTGCATCCTTGTGGTAGAAAACAATGCGAAAATGTGTTCAAAATTGTCATTTTCGCACGCTCTATGCCCCTAATCATGACGTTCTGTAGAGATTCTACGTCATTAATCAGATCAAACTGAACATCATACACCTCTAAGAGGAGGTGTTTACCCATCGAAAACTGTTCCAACTCAATTTTTATGAAAAAATTTATTTATTCTACCTCTTCAACGTAAAATCCACGCCGAACATCACTTAAATGACCATTTGCAGAGTAATAACGGAGATCAGATTCGTGATTTGGAGAAAATTTTAAGTGTTTTTTTGCATTTATCCCATCTTCATCCCATATTGGATACACTTTTGACCCCATAGGAAGATTCCATATCTGATCATTACCAGTTCGAAGATGAATTTCAAACGGTTTTCCACCTTTTGACTCAACATTCAAGTACTCTACATCAATTTCTTCAATAAAATTGGGTAGTTTAAACTCTGGTATCGCAACTTTTGTCCAAACTTCAAAACGAGTTAGATTATTTTCTGTTTCATGAGTGCCAATCATCGCACTAAATGGAATCCAACATCCATTTTCACGTTTATAGTCAATACTAAAATGATCTCCCTCTAGATATTCACACCAGAAATATCCAGGGGAGACGTATTGATGAAGAATCATTTCTTCGGTATGTAATTTTGGATCAAGGAATTGTTTTTTAGCACCAATTCCTTGACCAAATAAATTGTAGATTGGTCTTATAATATAAAAACCTTTCTTTTGAATCGGAACACAAGCAGGACCTGCATCATAACCACATCGTAGAGCAATGTCTAATTTATTGAATACCCAACGATATTGAGGATAAGATCTCCAAGCTTGCACATCGTCATCAATCATCCTTTACCTTGACCCCTATACTTCTTTCGTGCTCCATTGCGAGAAGACGCGGCATATTTGGTTCCGTTCCCAGTGCCTTGGCGAGATTTCTTAGGAGGTCCAGGAATATAAGACGTGCGCTTATTCAGTCCGCCAGTTTTTGCTTTTGCAGCCATTGATTATTCTCCAATAAAATTTCAGTTTCAAGATCTTCAGGTCGTGGAGAACCTGTCTGATAAAACTCTATCGACAGATCCTCCATGGTATCGAAATATTCTTCCTCTGAAAGCGCAGTATAAATGCGCTTTCCTTTGCACAAAATGTTATAGCGTTCGTTAGCCATCTCAAATGATTCTTGTTTTTTCGTGACCAACGCGAACGCGAGGATCACACCAGATTTCAAAGCCTGCTTCCTTTGCATCCAAACAGAACGATACGTCTTCTCCACACATGTCCTGTACTTCACCAGACTCAAAGACTTGCATCTTCGGTGCAAACCAAGGATACTTCATCTCAGGATGCTCAAAGACTCCTTTCTTAATCAGCAACCATCCAAAACCTGCATAGTCAACAGTAAATGGCTTCCGACGCTTTTGAATCGTTTCTACGGTTTCATGATTCATCACACCACCATTGTTACGGAAGTCTTCCTCTTCCATCCAATGAGCAACAGATGTCGTGACACCATCTTCGGTTGCATACCAACCAGAAGCAATGTCTTGATCCATCAGAACCAGTTGCCAGAACTTTTCAGTATTGAATACAATATCACTATCAATCCAAAGTTGCCAGTCATAGTTCAGTTTCCCATCCCAGGGAACCTGATCAGGACCACGCAGAACATTTGCACCCAGACACTTACAACGTGCAAAGTTCACCATCGAACTGTAGTCTTGAGAGATCTGAATGCTTGCACCTGCCTGAACAAGATCAAAGCAGAGTTGTACAAAGTTCTTCAGATACGTGTAAGAAACACCTCTTCCAGGAAGACAGAATACAACTGACTTTCCTCTGACCATTTCTTTTGCCAAGTTGTAGTCCCATTCCTGTTCTTTTGCTACAACTGGAGTTTTTGCTTTTACGGTAAATCCTTTAGCCATAGAGTTGATAAATTTACATTCATATCATACAGTATTATCTATGTAAAGTCAAGCAGAGAGTTCTTGAAAACTTAAGTCTTCTTTGCGGTAGTTTCCAATCAATTCTACAACGTGATTTAACATATCCCAGGTTTGATGAAAGTCTGTTTCAGTAAGATCTTCATAGATGCATTTCTCTTGAACGTAAATGCAGTAATGCTTTTCATTCATCACGTTCACTTAGAACAACCTCATCACCTTCTATTTTAACACATATCTCAGTATCTTCATACCATGAGAGTTCATTGATGATTGCTTCTGGTATATTAATAAAGTACTCACCAGTAATTGGATCGACTTGTAGGGGTTGAAAAAATTCTCCGGAGTTTTTCTTCATTGAATGTATTATATGATTCGATTTTGTTTTTTTATATAGTACTTTTATACCTTTGATTATATCTCCGGGAAATTTTGAATTCGATGAATATTGATCGCTCGTTTTGGGTCGTTTATAGCTTACAGGGACCCAGAGGATTATAAAACGCCCCCACGCGCCCCGCGCCACGGGGACGCGGCGGGCGGGGGAACTGCTGCCCCCCGCACGAACGCACAAGGCGTCACCAGGACGGCAGCGCCTCCTGTGCCTCCTGGGCGTGGGTCTCTGAATACTGGGCGGCGATGGCGGTAGCGGGCAACCCCCAGTGAATGTAGGCGGAGGGGCGGGAACCGTTCTTCAGCTGGTCAGCACGGGAGACCCACTTGATCTGACGGGTCTGGAGGTCAGAGCACATGCAGAGGGGGAAGCGCATCGGGTGTCGGTTGAACTGAGAGTATCCTACAGGGTCAGGGGTCAGATGGCAAGGGCATCATCGATCCGATCCATCAGGCGGTCACGGGCAGCGGCGCGACGGTCGGCAGCATACTGGGCAGCAGCGGCGGCAGCGTTGGCATCCTTATCCCCGACCCACTGGCGACCCAGAGAGTTGACGGGGTTGAGCGTCCCCATGCGACCAGCACCGATAGCAATGTCACCCGACCCGACGTAAGAACCCTTACCAGCGTCGTGAGTCCCCAGAGCAGAGCGACCCGAAGAATTGGTTTTGGTCAGAGCAGAGCGGCGGGTCTTACGGGCGGCAGACTTGAGCACCTTCACCTTAGGGGTCAGACCGTTGGCAGCGAGGTCAGCAGCGATGGCGGTCAGGTTGGCGGTCGAGCGGGTCATGGGTCGTTTGTTTGAACTGAAAGTATTGTAGCAGGGGGGTCGGGTCAGTCGCGGTCGCTGATGTGCCAGATGCCCCACTGTCCATCCTGCTGGTTGCGAACCCTGATCGCTTCCTGCCGTTGCTGCCAATCATAGGTCTGCCATGCGTCAACCGTAGCGGCAACGTCCGAAGGGTCGGAACCGTAGCAGGCATTCCAGATCAGGTTCGCTTCGTCAAGGGTCATGGGTCGTTTGCTTTGGGAGTATTGTAGCAGATCAGAGGGCATTCAGTTGGGAGGCGATCCGTTCCGCTTCGGCAGGGGTAGCGCAGTGGGCGGCATCATACCAGACCCCAGGCATCAGGCGGCGGCGGATTCGGGCGCCGTCCGTTCTATAGGTGCCAGGCGCCTTAAGGATCTTATCCAGCAGGGGGAGGCGGGGCAGGAGCATCGGAGGTCGTCTGAACTGGAATCAGTATAGAAGCAAAAGGGAGGGGGGATGCCCCTCCGTTGTGCCACTATCAGAATTGGATGGGTTCGGCAGTCGGTGCGCTGATGGCAGCATAGTGGGCGGCGGCATCAGCGATGTTTGCGTCTGCCACGTCGTCAGCGATGGAGTCCAGCACCTGCAGGAGTTCGGCACCGTTGGCGGCGCGGTTCAGAAGAGCGGTAGCAAGGTCAGCGGTCATGATGGAAGGAAGGTAAAGGGTCAAAGGGTAGGAAGGGTCAGGCAGCGATCAGCAGGTCATTCTCCCAGCGGGCAGCGGTCAGGATCTCATCGTAGATCCGATCGGCAACCTGGTCAACGTAGCGGCGCTCATCCGCTTTCAGGATGGCAGCGCGGCACTGAGCGGCGATCTCATCAATGTTCAGAGCGCGGTCGGTGCGGGGGTTGTAGCGCATGGGTCGTTTGCGGTTGACTTGTTAAGTGTAAGGGGTCAGGTGGGGGGTTGGTGCCCCCCTTGTGCCAGTTGATCAATCGGCATAGAGGCGCTGGAAGTCGTCCACAAACTCCCGTGCCTCATCGCCTGACATACGGGAGATCATCTCAGTGGCGATGGTCTCCCAGGAGTAGAGGTCTGCCAGATCATAGATGGCGGACCGTGCCTGAGAGGCGGTCAGTTCGGAGGCGGTGATCTGAGCGTAGGTCATGGGGTTTCGGTTGAACTGAAAGTATTGTAAGGGGTCAGGGGGTCAGGCGGCGGTGCTTTGTGCCACTTCCTCATCTGGCACACCGTGAAGAATGTCGATCATCTGCTGGTGGTAAGCATCAGCTTTGACCACTACATTGTGAGACTCAGTTACATCCTCAATGTCATACTTTGTGAGTTCCAAAGTATTAATCACAGTGGAGAGGAGATCAGTCAGTGCCTCAATCTTTTGAGCGTCAGTCATCAGATCCCTTTGCGGTTGATCCTATTGTAGGGGGTGGCGCCCCTCAGAACGCCACCAACTGATCCAGATCCCATTGTGGCACACGGGCGACCTCATCGATCACGTAGTTGCCGCGATGCTTGCGAATCCAGGCGTTAACGTGCTTCGTGGTGGTGGCGCTCCACTGGTAAGCGGTGCGGATCCAACCCTTGCCAGGGACGATGGCGGCGACGGGTTGATCATAGGAGAACAGGATGCAGGTCCCGTCTGCCAGGGTCACCTCGGTTTGGTTGCTGCCGACTTGCTGGACTTTCATGTGGTTCGCTTGTGAACTGAGAGTATTGTAAGGGGTCAGCGGGCGATCAGGTCGCCTGCAGTGTACAGTGCCTGAGCTGTCACATGGCGGACGGGGCGAATCGGTTCCCAGAGCAACCACAGCAGCAGAGCACCAACGGTCAGGCGGAGCATGGTAGCACGGTGGAAGTCTGCGGAGCGGGAACGGGTCAGGGCTTTGATCATGGTGCCAGGTGAGCGGGGGAACCACAGGAGCGGTAGAATTCTACCATGCGTTCCGCTTCGTCAAGGGTGGGGAACCATTGCGACCGCCACTCACAATTGTTGTAGGGGACCTGGTAGCGGACTTCGTAGCGGGTCAGTGCCATGGGTCGATTGAAATGCTTTGGGGTGGGCAGTCCTCACCTCTGCCCTTGGGGGGTCCTCTTTCCTCCCCCCTGGTGAACATAGTATGGCACGGGCTGGGGGTCAGATCAACGGGGTCTGTGCCAGTTCAAAAAGTGGCACAGGGTGGCTGGTCAGGGGGTGCTGGGGCTCTATGATAAGGTCACAAGCGAAGGAGGGGCGGGGTATCCCTGAGGATGAAAAAGGTCGCCACGGGAGCAGCCTTAAATTATAAAAAGCATCGCAAAAAAGGGAGGGCGTCACCGCCACCCCAGAAAGGTGGCAGGGTTGCCATAGTCTGCGATCACAATCCCATTGCAACGGATCTCACAGTAACCGTAATCCTCAGACAGACTGTAGCACAGATCGTAGGCGCGATCCTCATCAGTGGTCGTGTTCTCCCAGGGAGCGGAGGGGCAGATCACATCGTAACGCATTCGGTTTGGTTCGTTTGGTATGAAACCAGTATAAGGGGTCAGGCGGCAGGATCGGGGGTGGCAGTGTGCCACCTATTCAACTGGCACACTGAAAGCGTCCGCTGTTGAAGTTATGATAAGCGAAGACCTCACGATTGACCAGTTTGAACATACCAAACTCATTGGTCATGACATAACCTTCGGCATCAATTCGGTTGCCGTTAATGTAAGCGGCAGGACCATCATTGCGGCAGAGGAACAAACAATCATCTTTGATAGACTTCACCAATGCCCACAGACGCAGCAGGTTAATGTCACAATCAAAGTCTTTGGGGTTGACTTCTTCACCAGCACGAATGCAGGCATTGATCTGTTGTTTGATCTTTGTCGCTTCCTTATCACTCACAAAGGTGGCAGTGGTTGCCATTTGACGGGCAAAGTTGCAGACCTCTTCAACATCAGCGAACGACTCCTGATTGTGCAGGATGTATGCATTCGGTTTCACGAACTTCACGTGCTCAGTATCATTCCAGATAGCACGGTCAGGGAATGCAACAGCGTCACGAAGATCGCTCTCAGCATAATAGCAAGTGTGCGGAGCGATGATGATGCTTTGCGTTACAATGTCACCGAACTGATAGGTAATGGTGTTGGAAGTGTACTCATTCAGTCCACCAAACCCGATGAAGTCTGCCTGATAGATTGTCTCAGTACGGGGCAGACTATCAAAGCAACAGTGCAGAATCTGTGCAACGTTGCCATCATAAAATGCATCTACCTCTTCGTGAGAGTGAGCAATACGAATCTTTTTCTTGTTAAAGACTGCTTTGGTGCCCACGAAAAATGTACCCGTGGCAGGGTCAATACCCCACACGATAGCAGGAGCACCATCAATCTTCACAGAAAGATGACCCTTTGCAGTGAACCAATCAAGAACCGAAAGGTCACCCGTCAGGATGGTATCTTCGGGGTGTTCGAGGTGTGTGTTTTTCATACTGTTAGTATTGCACGAAAAAAGGAGGTCTGCAAGGGGGTGTGTGACAGTTCCTCAACTGTCACAAGTCATCCAGATTTACATTTTCCCAACCACTAAAATCAGGTTCTACATCACCCAGAAGTTGCTGAGCATAATATAACGTGCCACGTTCAAAGTTTCTATCACGAAAATCATCAGTTTGCCCACGATGCTTATACCAACTGAGAACACCGTGACCAACATCAGAACGACTCACAATCGCCATATAATGATCATCACACCACACTTCATTCTCTTCTGCCATCTCACGCAATGCGGTGAGAGTTGCACAACACCAGTTGCGTTCTAGAAAGTTACCATTCTCATCAAAACCACATTTAGGATCATCACCTTCCCAATCTTTCACGAATGTGGAACAACGGGGGCATTTGTAAGTCATCAGATCCCTTTGTTTGTGATCTTAGTATTGCACGAAAAAAGGGGGGACGCAACCCCCCTTGTGCCACTTATTCAACTGTCACACTCTCAATCAGTTCTTGAATCACATCTTCATCATACACATACGAAATCTCAGTGAGAACATCCTCCTCAGATTTACCTGCGAAGTTCTCAACAATCGTATCATACGCAAACTGAATCAAACACTTAACGTCCATCTCATCAACAATACGCTCAGCGTAGTTTTCAATGAGTTGGTCAAGTTGTTGGGAAGTGAGAGTCATGAGTTTGTATCAGTTAGAAGGAAAGTTACGGCAGACAGCATCACATAGCGTCTTCACCAGTTCCTGTTGTTCTTCATTGTATTCATCACCCCAAGTGTCATAAAAAAAACTTTCGATGATACAATCAATGTCCTCCATGAGTTGTTCACGAGCAGACAACATTTCCAGTTTAGGATTCAATTCAGGCATCAGTAATCGTAGTTAGCGTTCAGGTACTCATTGACATCGAACTTCTCATCACGAAGTTCAGGAATGTCAAGGTCAAAAATCTCACCGGGCATGTCTTGGATTTCAGACCAGAGTTCATCAAACATGGTTTGTCTCTCAGGGACGAATGTAATGTATCAGGGTCTGGGGGGCATTGCAACCCCCCTTGTGCCACTTGTCAGACTGTCACACCAAACAGAATGCGTGGTTTTGAACAACATTTACCATGACACATTCCTGACGAAACTGTTTCTTATACTCGTCTGCAATGATCAACACTTCATCCAACATTTCCTCAGAGATAACAGTGAGAATACGAACCTTTTCGTATTCACCATTCCAACAACCATAACCCTCAGTGAGTGTAAACCCCGTCAGGTTTTCTTGAATGATTTCTTTCAAAAACGAAGAGAACATTACTGCATTCACTTCACCTGCATCAGGAATGTTTGCACCGAAGTAAACAGTGGTGGTGAACATTGAAGTTTCTCAACTGTGGTTAGAATACACGAAACCAGGGACCTTGCAACATACCCTGTGACACTTTCTCAACTGGCACTCTTCATGTAGATACGGTCCATAATGCACAATGAAAGGTCAAAACGAATGTCATCATCAACATCACCCATCTTTGCCTGAATAGCATCAGGAATGATCTCTTGCATAAAGTCTACCCAACGTTCATCAGCAAAAATATAATCAACCACTTCAGGGGTCAAAGCATCAGCGAGTTTCTGAATAGTTTGGTTGGAGAGAGTCATCAAAACCTCACGAACAAATGTACACTAACCCATCACCTGGTAGGTTGCAACCACCCTTGTGCCACTAGACAAACTGGCACAAGACCCCTTGATCGGGACCATCTGCCGTGATATCTTATAACAAATTCAATGAGGGGAGAGGTATCCCTGTAGACGAAAATACATCGCCACCGCTCCTGCCATAAAATATTCATTCTCAATAAGGCGCGCCTTATTGAGAATTATATCATGTGCCAATATTTAAACTGGCACATTACTCGAACGGATCGAACTCTTGTACCCTACAATGGATATCTTCACCTGGTTCGAGTTCGAGTAAGTCACGCCAATTAATATTATCTAGATCTAGATCATCATAACACATGATGTCTAGTGTTACCTGTATGATGCGTTTTTGTGCTAGCATAGGTGTCTCGTCTAGATGTATGTGTCTAGTCTAGATTGTATCATGCATAATGACGATATGCAAGACTTTCGTAATCTTGCCCATCTCGTGCATAATCCTCGTCGAGATCTAGTGCATCTTGTGCATAATACTCGTCGAGATCGTATGAATGATCGTTACAGTATGTGTAGTCGAGATCGTAGTCGTCGTACATAAGCTCGTCGAGATCTTTGAAACGCATGTGTATTGTAGCATAAAGCTCGACGAGATGCAAGATATACTAGATGTAGATCTCGACGAGATTCATAACAATATATATGTGTTCTCGTCTAGAATTGTGTGCTTCTCGACACATGTTCTCGACTAGATTCTATCACGAACTCATAAGAATGTCAAGTCCTTATAAGTCTTGTGTGGGTCTCGGAGCATTTTCGCGGGGGGGCGGACTTGACAAACTCCGCGTCTTATGATACGCTCGCTTAGGTCACAAGACCCAGACACATTTATAAGTATTAAACACATAAGGTCTGGGTATTCTCAATAATATCAACTTTATTGAGAATATTATAAAAAACACAAATATATTTCTGTTAATAATAGGTTAAATCTTCATTGTATACTATACGACACAAAATCTGTCATACCATACAATAAATCATATATACCATACAATATATTATGGTGTAACACCTTACAATATAAAATGGAAAGAGGCATCATCTATCTCATTCTCAACAAGCAAACAGGTGAAAAATACGTCGGAAACACCACACTTGCGATGAATAAAGAATGGGTACACCACATCGACCGTTCTAAAAGAATGTCATCTGAACCTTTACATAAGGCATTCAGACAATATGGTGTGCATAACTTTATGATCAAAGAGTTAGATGAATACGATGATACCTGTTTAGAGAACAAACTCAATGAATGGATAGACAAATATAAACCTGAATACAATCTTATTGTTACTAATGTAGAAAAAACGGTAATCTCAATGCAGGAAAAGCGGGAACCCGTAGGGTTGAGCGATAGCGAGATACCTAAACCTAAAAAAGAAAGAACATATAAGTCATCACCACACCTTATACAATGGAATGAAGAGAATAGAGGAGATGGTAAACACTTTGGTATTAAAATAAGAGGTAAGAACTTAGATACTGGTTTATGTACTGACTATGAAAATGCAAGAGTCGCAGCAGAACAAGTGACAGGTAATCCGCGAAACAATTCTAACATTCTACTTGCTGCCAAAACTGGTAGAACTGCATACGGATACAAATGGCAATTATTAGAAGAGAAGAAGAATAAAAGATCGGTATTTGGTGTCCATAAAAAAACGGGGTTGATTGGTCCCCGTTATGAAAGTATTAACGCTGCTGTTCGTGCCTTTGAATGTACTGATAAACACAGCATTCTCAAAAGTCTGAAGAACCCTGGTAAGTACAGTTGGAAGGGTTACTTTTGGTTCTTTGGTTGAACTGTTGCCTTATACGGAACTTTACCAGTCTCGGTATACATCAGAATATCATACTTGAACTTGCATTCTAATGGACGTTCATTGCACAACTTGAGTGTTTGATTGACCGTTGACTGATGTGTCACTGCACCAGAGAGTGAATATCCAATAAGTGTTGAAAGAATACAATAAACAGGTATCAGAAAACTGGTACGATTTCTGAGTCTGTGTACCCTTGTTTCTTCACGTGTTGTTCCCATAATGATGCATCCTCAATGTTATAGAAAATTGCGGTTTGTTTGGTGATTTTGTTCTTCTTCAATTTGTAGTATACAACTTGGTATTTCATTGTCATTCCAATGTCGAATTACGCCTGCAATAATAAAAAGATTAGTGAGAAGATAAGTGCCGAATATAATAGTCCGTATATGAGCAACGTGGTCTGATTCTCTGTCATTCTTTGATGCCTTTTCGCCTAATGCCTTTGCCCAGAATCTCCATAATGTTTTTCTCTTCTTCATGGAACTTTATAACGTTTGCCGATGTCAGGGTTGTATGGAAGTAGGTCTGCTTCAATCTTTATTTCCTTTTGCTTTTCTTTTGTGGTTCTTGTATCCAGAACATTGGTATTCATTAACTTTGGAGCAGTCATTTGTTCTGGTACATAAGAGTCTGCCAGACCAACACCAGTTGATGTTCTCATTCCTGGTCGATACTTGAGTTGAGCAGTGAGTGGAATCTTATCCTGGTTGCGGTCATAGGCAGCAGCCATTCTTGCAGATAATGTTGCTTTGACTGGTGTTGCTTTTTCTTTTGCCTGTTGAATCTTTGCTAGAAAGTCTTTGAATGTTGTTTGTGTTCCAGTTCTTAATGCTTGACCTGATGAATACCGTTCTCTTTCGGAGGCAGAAGATTCAGATGGTTTTGGTTGTGCAACTGGTTTTGCTTGTGGTGCCTGAGCAACTGGTTTTGGTGTCACACCAAACTGTGAAAGACGTGACTTTAACTCTGCCTGAAAGTTCTTGAATGATCTCCAGTCACTTGTTGTTTTTGGTGATGTGATCTGTGCTCCAGAAGAGTGCTTCCAAATGTTGTGCTTTCCCGTATCACGCACAAGTTCAAATCCTTTCTCAAGGGCATGTTTTGCAAACGGGTCTTTTCTGCCTTCTTGTATGTCGTTCACTACTTCTCTGAAAGAATCTCTTCTGAATATTTATCAGTACGGTATCCGACATACTCTAATTGACTCCACTGTTCTTTGTAACAAAGCACAAGCACTCTGTTGTTTTTGTGCAGTGAACATGCTTGAATGTTTTGTTCATCTTTTGGAAACACATTGGTCTCAATGGTGATGTACTCCTTATCGGCAAAGTATACCCACCCCTCAACACCTTTGGTCCATGAAACATAGTCATTCAAACTGGGTTTATACATACGCTGCTTCAAGTGGAGTTTGCTTTGGAATCATTGCAGAATACGGTGTTGTGTTTCCTATATCCACCGACTGTCCAATGGTTTTGGAGTTGATGGGGGAATAATAGGTTCTTGTTTTTGTGTTGTAGAACCCCCAGATACAACGGACGGGATCACCAAGATTGTAGTCAAACCGACGCTGATAATGAATCCAGATAGCAATAACATTGCGTTTAAACTCTGTTTGCTCATAATACATTCTTTTGGGTGCCTTATGGGGAAACTCAAGCATCGACAACGGCACGGAGACGGTTTGGATTGTATCCTTCGGCAATGAGGTCATTTAACTTTGCACTTGCTTGTTCTTTGGTCAGTTGAACAGTATCAACATCCACCAGTTCCCAACCGCTGGTGGTCAGTTCTTCAAGACGATAAAGTTTTTCCATGGTTATCAGGTCGTAAATGCATCAATGATACCAGATTCATACTCATCCACAAGAGCAAACTTTTGTGCCTTGACAACGTTTGGCATAATCAGATTCTGATAACGTTCATCAAAACCTTCTTCTTCTGCAAGAAGTTCAAATGCTTCCGTGTCATTCTCAGCAATCAGTGAAACGACTCCACCATACTCAGAAGATGGAAACGGAACCCAGTAGTCAACAATGTAAAGAGATTTCATTGGTATGTGTAAATTACTCCTTTATTTTAGTATGACGCTCAGTGTTTGTCAAGTTTGCAAGTTGTCTTTGAATCTCAAACTTGACGGGAAACAAATGTGATGAAAAGAAACCAGCATACTGCCCATCCTTGAGAAGATTGTAAATGTTCTCAACCTGCATCTGTGCCAGAATGAGTTTTGTCTTCTGGTCCATCAAACAAACTCCTGAATGTAGTAGTCTACGGTGACTTCCAGTTCTGCTGCTTTTTGTTCATAAAAGTTGTCAGTGTACTGCTGGGCAGCGACCCATGCTTGATGGTTAAACTGTTCGACCTCAGCATGTTTCATAAAGTCTTCAAATGCGTTCATAAACTGTTTAATGTCCTCGTCGTTCATTTTGCGTAGCGGCAGTTAGGGTGAGGTGCAGGAAGTTCGGCACATGCTTTATCATATGCCTTGAACAGTTCTTGGTCACGTTTGATGAGAACACCGTTCCACATCAAAATAGCAATGAAAGCGAGAAAGATGTAAGAGGTCTTCATCAGCAGGCACCGTAGAAAGGATTGCCAAGTTGAGGCAGGTTGGAGTTGTCACGGGTCTCAGTGTAACCAAGTGCCACACGCTCACGGATGTCCAGCAGCATCTCCACACGGTTCAGAAACTTCTTCGACACTTGACCGTGAGGAGCAAAGGTAACAGCACGGAGAAACCACTCTTTGCTGATGTCACCGTAGGGGGTCTTGACGGGGTAGAAGTCAACAACCATGTTACCGTCCTTGCTGGTCAGTTGAGGCGTTTGCATCGGGTCTTCCCCTTGACTACCTTAGTATTATAGGTCAGAAGGACGGCACCACGTCGTTCCGTAGACCAGTTTGCGAAGTGTCCATCTGCTCAAACACCGTGTAAAGTTTGTTATACAGTGCTGGCACACTTCCATATTCTCTTGCGATTTGATGTTCTTCCCTGACTCCAAGTAACTGCAGTGCAGATAGAATCACACCAATTTCATGAACATTCAGTTGTACAGTTGTTTCAGTCATTGTTATCAGTCCCAAGATACGTTTTGAAGTAAGAAACCAGGCATTACCATTGACCAGGCACCCTGCTCACCAGTACCACTAATTTTATATTCCCATTTATAGGCAAACTTATTATGACTGTCCCAAGTCATAAAACCTTTCTCCTTATCAAACCAGGATTTGATGGTCAGACCAAACCGATTGGAGTAAATGTTACGGGTTCGCAGTGCTCCACCAGTCTCACGGGTTTCTACAACCTTACAGGTATCAAACTGAGCCTGAAGACCTGCATCCAGGGCACAAGGAGTTTCATACACAAATGGACGATAGACTTTCGGTTTTTGTGTAGTCTGTGCCAGTGCTGGAGAAGTCAGCAACAAAGTAGCGGCAAGTGCAAGCAGTTTCATTCAAACTCTCCAGTGCGATTATGTGGTTTAGAGTTTTTGAGTGAATAAACTTCTGTGCTCAATGTTTGAACGGCACTATACAGATTGCTTTCGACTTGATTCACTTTATACTCAAGGTTTCCCATCTGACGATACAGATTCAAACAAAGTAAAAGGTTACCTGTGATGCCAATGACGATTGACCATCCGATAAGTTGCTCAAGTCGTTCTTCACTCAGTTTCATATGACTCCTCTTTGACAAGTTCCAGATAATTATAACCAATCAATTGACGCCCTGCGTGGGTGCTGGTATTAACCTTCACACCTTCACTCTCCAGTTTCTCAATGCGACGGTTAGTGGCATTATTCAGTTTGGGTGTCCAAAAGTTACTCATAGTTTTCCTCCTGTTTTGTTATATTCTATCATATATCTGCGGGCAGCGTAAGCCTCAAACTCAGATGGAAATGATGCGATGGTCCTGTTGGTATCAGTCCAGACAAGATACCATCGCTTTGCAAACTGTTTGATGTAAATGGGTTTCATACAGAAGCAGTCACGGTGATTTCTTTAACGTTCAACCCACAAAGTTGAGAATAGACACGGTTGCAGATGATTGTAGATGCTTTCTTTGCTCTGGATTTCTCATACCAGACGGTCACACAACCGTCGTAGGTTTCAACTTGAACGCGATACTTGCTCATTGTTCAGTCCTCAGGGTAGAGTTTCCAACCATCAGGGCGAATGCCCAGTTCTTCACAACGCACCTCATAAACAATGCGCTTCAGAAGTTGAAGAGGCATTTCATTCTCAATCGTTTTCTGAATGGTGCGGCGGAGTTGGGCGTCTGTGGTGGTGTCGGTGACCATTGTGGTTTCCCTTGACTACCTTAGTATTATAGGGCACCCAGAGCGGTCTCAAGAGGGTTCTGTGCCACTTGTCCAGCTGGCACAAAGTTGGTCACCAGCACTTCCGCTACATCTAGCGTAGAAGTCCCTCTACCTGCGGTATACTTAGCGGTCATATCGTAAATGTTACATCCAGGAAAATGTTTCTCATAGAAACCATCATGAATGTCTTTGTTGGAGTATGCGAAATGACCATTATGTGAGGTCAGTAGGTTACACAATTGAATTTGATGGTCTTCGGTGAACCCACCCTGATACAGAACCACACTGTCCCGATACGGAGGGTCTGCATACACAAAATCTCCATCTTGTAACGGAACGTTCTCAAATGACTCATTTAGCATCTCACAACGCTGAAATAGTTTTGCCACTTCACGGATGTTAGTTTCATTGAAGAAACCCTCTTTCTGCAGACAAGTTCCAGGTGGAGTAGAATATCTGTGATTGCATTTGATGTATGCTTTCCACATTCCGTTGAAGTTTACCTGCAGCATAAACAGCAGCAGACCAGAATAGGTAATATCATCCTGCTCAGTCATGCAATACTTCTCACGCAGTTCGTAATAGTATTCCTTACGCTCTTCTGGTGTTTTGGTCAACCATACCTGCACACATTCATTCCAGACGCTGATAACATCATTCGTATTGGTCTTGATGTTGCGATACATCAGAATGAGTTCACTGTTGAAATCATTGATGACCAGTTCTGCATTTGGATAACGTTCTGCGACCCACAGCAAGTTAGTGAGACCACCACAGAACAGGTCAACATAACGGGTGACTTTTTCGGGGTAAAACAAGTCAGCATATTGCTTTGCCATACGCTGTTTGCTGCCTGTCCATTTGAAGAGTGGTTTCATAGTAATAGCAAGATAATTGATCTATTATAGCAGAATTAAATCTTTACATCAACATATCCATCAGCGACTGCTTGAGTGCAGTTGAGTCGAACAAGTTTCGGATAAAACCTCAAACCAAGTCCATTCAAGTTATTTACGTCAACAATGTTAACGACTTTTTTAGTTTCTGGGTTAAAGTAAAAAATATTATACCAACCATCAATCTCTTTGTAACGCTTAAGTGCAAACTTACCGATAACATTATTAAATTCTTCTTTATTGGTATAGCACTCTGCCAGGTCTTCAGCAAGTTGAGTTACATCAACACCAGGATAAAGTTCAGTAAAATAATCAAGATATTGTTTTTGAGGATTTGATACTGATGCAACATGTGCAAGAAAATCTTTTTTCAAATATGCACCAGGTTTATTACCATCAAAATATTTGCGATTCAGTTCATCAACCAAACCTTTGTCCGTTATGCCAGTTTTGATAACTTTAAGACTTGAATTACTTTTTTTAACTTCAGTTTTACCTTTTTTGTGAAGACCATCATTATCGCCATGACTAAAAGAATAATCCTTAAGAATAAAGGCAAGAGCATACTCACCAATACCAATAGATCTTGTAGTAATATTAACTATAACTTCAAACAAATGGGGAAAAATAGGATCATTTTTCAAATTATCCGAAATGATATCGTTAATATCTTTACGGAAATTCTCATCAAAAATAGAAATATCAGTCAAATTTGAATCATCTTCCATCAGAGTAAGAGTGTTCTCTGGATCACCACCAAATTCTTCCTTGAAGAGCATCATAAATGCCAAAATAGTTTCTGGCAGTTCTTTACTATCAATACCCTTCTTCTTACAGAGAGCACAAATTCTTGCACGAAGTTCTTGAACAGTAGTCATGGTAATTTTTGAGTATCTCAATATTATACACCAACCATCAGGCGGTTGGGGAAGAACTGTGCCACTTGATGATCCGTCCACCCATTCTTCTCAAACAGGTACTCAAGATATAGGGTTTCTTCTTGCTCTCGTGCCTCAATTTCGTGTGGTTGATGCCAATAGTCGTAATTTTCGACGGGTTCTTTACCATAATACATTTTTCCACGCTTGGACCGCAGCGAACCCACTACCCACTGCCGCAGATGGACCAGTTCGTGCAAAAGAGTTTTTATATACAACTCCTCCTCCATATGGGTCTGAAGTTCAATAAGAAACTCACGGGGACGATAGGATTCACCCACATAGTCACAGTAACCATAAACTTCCTCACGTTTCAGACCACGATGAAGAATCTCTACCTCAATTTTATGACGGGGCAGAAACTTATTCAGAAACCAAGTGGTAACGTCCTCACAGAGGAGTTTAGAATAACCGTATCCAGAATACGTGATGTAAGACATTGACCCCAGTGCAAAAACCAAACGAAGGATGAAACAAAAAGAAGTTTTTCTTTAGCAGTCATCGGGTGTTTCAATTAATTTTCCAACGATTACTGCAACAGGAATAGAAAGTAAAATCCATAAAAGTATCCAAGTCATCGGGCAATAATATCCAGAGACTCCAGCAGCATCATAGCAAGTTCCACTTGGTTGTCCTCATCAACCACAGGAATGTTGGCATCCACAAATTCACTTGCCAGTTCGTGAAGCAACTCACACATTCTCTCATCAGCGTGTGCAAAGGTAGCAAACTCACTCTTGAAACCGTTGCACAGAAGGCGCAGAGACTTGGTGACAGTCAGTTCGTTGATTTCTTTAGCAGCGTCAAACATTTGAGGAGTGGTGTTGAACATGATGTTATTATAGGGCATCTGGGGTGCCGTGAAGCACCCACTGTGCCAGTTTTCCAAGTGGTCAGCGAGCATACAAATAAGAACCTGCCCAGTCAGCATGTTGAAGCAACCATTCACGCTGCTCGATGATACGAAGGTCGAATCGAACACCTTTGGCAGGTGCTTTCCAACTAGCAGACTTATACACTTGACCAGTCTTCTTATCTACAAAAGCGTGGACAGAACGCGAACCATTCGCATTCATAATGATCTTGTGATACTTACGACCAGTCTCAGGAAAAAAGTCATAATCACAAGTGCCCTGCTTCAGTTTATCAATTTGCTTCTGGTGATACTCATGAGTATCAGCGTCATCAATAAACTTTTGATGAGACTTGATGCTGTAATCAATGTAGTTCTGCCGCAGTGCCTCACAGAGAGCATAGGTATGCCCCAGAACAGCAGCAGCAATGTCTTTCCGTGCCTCAGCAGCAGCGGCGTAGTCAGCGAAGGTGGTGGTCATTGCTTGGTTGCGTATGAACGTATTATAGCGGCACCTAGGCACCGCTGAGGGGGTCAGTATGCCAGTTCAGGATCTGGCACCCAGTAGTCGTCTTCTCCTAAGTATCCCATCCAATCTTGGGGGTCAGAATCATACATTGCGATTTCACGCAGTTCATCCATCAGTTCAGACAGGTCCATAATGATCCTCAACTACTTGGGTATTATAGCAGAAAGCGGACTAAACCGCCAGTGCTCCAGAAGGAATCTCTACAACTTCAGGCAGTTTGCTATCATCAAACTGGTGCATATTGTAGCAGACCCATTCACCACTACGGAAGACATATGCAAACTCTTCGCTGTTGTCGGGCAGAAGATATTCACACAGGTCAGCATCAAGGCGAGGAGGAGTATCTTCGCCACGATAAGAGTAGTAGTTAGCACCATATTGGGTTTTCTGATCGGACCCAAACACTTCATCAGTCCAGGCACAGGACATATCACCACCGTCAATCAGTTCGGCAGCAAGTTCTTTGCTATTGTAGTGCGTCTTCAGGATGCGACCCAACCAAGCTTCATAACCATCCCAGTGGTGATAGGCAGACAGGATAGAACCATCAGCAAGTTCAAGACCGATGCGAGCGCGAGTTGCCATTGGGGGCGTTTGTTGATTACCCATATATTATAAGGGGTCTCCCAGCGAACCAGGAGACCCCTTGTGCCAGTTTTTCAACTGTCCTCAGTCATCATAAACTCTACACTCTAATGCATCAGGATTGGCATCACAATAAAGCTCCAATGGCGTAGGGTCATGGTCATCATCAGGATGTTTTGCTTTGTATGCTTCTAGTGCCTCAAGTTCCTCTTCAGTATGTCTCCGTGCCTGAGGTGATGTTTGTGGATCATTCAGAATACTAATATCTTTCTGAATATGTTGATCGATATTGTCCATAGTTTTGTATCTTGTTGATATATTTATTTTTTATTCGCTTAAAGAAGAACCTCTCCAGTTCTTAGGAGGGGGAGGATCACACTTACCTTCAAGTGAGCGAACCATTAGTTCGGTGAACTTTTCCATTTTTTCCGCAGAAACTGTTTGTGGAGCATATGTAATTGCGTCTTTAAGTGCCACAAGTTCATCCCATTCTTCTTTTGTAAGAACTTCTGTGCCAGTTTTTGCGAGAGTCATAAGTTTCTTGCGGTGTTTCTCAATATTAGCATTTCAATACAATACTATCTAGAAACTTAATGTTTTCTTTGGGATCAAGTCATATTACTTAATGAAATTGTCAAGTCTATCAAGATCGTTTAGTAGTTCTTTTTCTTTCTTTTTATCGTGATAATAAGACCACAAGGCATTATGAACATCCATAAGTTCAGTCACCCAGAAACCAGTAGGATAAACTCCTAGTGCATCTTGAAGACCACGATGACTCGTTCCTTCACTTTCCGCCTTACACATAATATAGCATATTGCTTGGAGCATATCAAGTTTATCAGACTCGGAAAGCATAAAATACTTTCCCACTGCCCTTTCTAGACTTTCTTGGTGAGACTTCTGCATTTCTTTGAATGAATCAGAGTTCCACCAGTCTTCAAATGCGTTTTTTCTTTCTTCAGTCATCTTTTCCAAAGATAGTTCCAAAAAAACCAGAGTCACCTGGTTTACGGTTTTCCAGTTTATCTAGCAAACTATCAGTTGTTTGCAATGACTCAATTCGGGTAATAAGGTCTGCTATTACTGAACAAACCATCGGGCGTTCTTGACGTGCTGCATATGCTAGTGCATTACGCAGTGCTCCTTCTGCTTCTTTCAGCGATTCTTCAACAGATTGTGATAGTGCCATTAAAATTCACTCCGTCGTCTTGGTGTAAAAGGTTTATCATTCCATTTGCAATAATCTGGAAGTTCTGATTTTTGATCCTCAAAGTATTGGCAAAGTTGAGCAACATCTGGGGGATATTTTGGTCTCATATATTCACTTTTAATATTATCAATATGGCAAAAAAGATTGTATCCACATATAAGAGCACCAATCATTAGAATCTATACCTTTCAACGTGTTTTTTCAAAAGATAAGATCCATCACCCTGATCTACCCATTCAATAACATCATTTTCCTTCAAATTTGCTGCTTCTAGCAGATCATCAGGGAATGTTATACAGTATTCATCTTTATCAGTGTCTTCATCTCTGACTTCTTCAACGGGCAGAACCCACGTCTTTTTCTTTTCTGGAGGAATCCAAAAACCATCATCAGTCATCGTCCAACCAGCGGCAATTGCCTCACTGTATGATAGAGTTTTACCTTTTTCCTCATCAATAGGACCTGACTTTTTATTTTGTTTTGCTTCATATTCATCAACAATTTTTTGGTAGTATTGTTGAGTCCAACCATCATTCCAAGCAGAGTTTGCTTCAATCTTTGCTTTTGTATACTCCAGACTACTTACTGTTGAACCAGTATGTTGTTCTGGAAGAGGACACTCAAAGTCATCATAACCCTCATAATACTTCTTTTCTGCAATTGCTGCTTCAAAAAGTTCTTTATCTTTTACAGGACGATGACCACTCAACAGTTCCAAAAGTCCAGAAGCACGACTCAAACGATCCTTATGATAATAATAATCTTCACGAACTACTTCACGAATCGCAGAATAGATTTCATGCGGTGAAGCATCCCCGTCTATTGCATCATGAACCCATTCTTGCAACTTTTCGAGTGAATAGTCTTTATAATCAAAGTTAGCATTATTTGGATTGGAGGTCATTGATGTAGTCTTTGATTGCTTGTTCCATAATAACCTGGATTTCTTTGCTTGTCAACCCATTTAACCATTTCCAATTTGGGTCTTGTGGGTCCCAATCCATTGAGAAAGACCCATCTTCATTTTGTGTTATCTTAAGACTATCAACATTCATCGCAGTCAGTGTCCTTGTGTTTCTTACGAATCTTTTTAAGTTGTTTCAGTTCTTCCTTGATCATTTTATATGCTTCATCGCTACCAATTTTATCACCCATCTCAAGAGCAATAATAATATCTACTCGGGTTCCAAAATGTGCGAGTGCTTTTTCAAAGCAGTCTAAGTCATACATCTTGTTCAGACCAAAAACGTTCGGCAAGAATATCTATGCGAGCGTCCAAAGAATTTTCCACACGATAGAGTTCATTTGTCGTTTCAACGTTCTCTTCTTCCAGACGCTTTACATCAAGAAGAAGAGCGTTATACTTTTCTTCAAGAGCAGAAAGTCTTTCATACAGTTCATCCATAGGAGTCTCTTGTTTCAGACCCCACTTTCTATGAAACCAATACTGTTCACTCATAATACACCAACCTCTTTCAAATAGTTTCTATACCTCATAAAACGATTCCAGTTTGGTTGTCCTGGAACATTTAACTGATAACATATTTCACAATAACACAACCACTCATACCAAGGAGTGGTAGGATCTAATACGTGATATGGATAATCAGAGTTTTCCACCTACTTCAGACTCATAAGTTTTGGATTCAGCGAAACCTTCCTGCCGTCCTTTAAGATAAAAATGTGTCGCTGAGATACACTGCTGTTCAGTGAGAGACGTGATAAGTCCGTTGCCATCCTTATCAGTGGAATACCAGAGTCCATACTTTTTTTGCTCAACGTAGAAAACATCATCAATTAGTTTCTTTTCCATGCTTTATCTCAGGATGAGGAGCGTAAAGAGGACCATCATAGTCCTTATGAATTTCTTTGAGTGCTTTAATCACTTCAGGAGTTTCTTCCCAACTCCATTCGTTTCCATTTTTATCAGTAAAGGTGCGTGCTGTCATTTCACTCCTCAAATTTGTAACTTAGTTTGATGTCTTTCTTTTTTAGTTTGTAGCGATCAATGTGCTTTTGGCGGTTGTGTTCACTATCGAAGTAACACTTACGAGTTTCATTTCCATCTTTGTAAACCAACTTCCAGGGAAACTGGTCAAAAGGAAATTCTTCGGTGTAGTCCATCAGGTAGGTTGTTCAACACGTTGAGTATACACGGAATCAAACAGTTCGTCAAGTATCTCACCACACTCGTGATACTCTTTGCTATCAAGGATGGTTTTCTCAAACTGATAGCGACGCACAGCAGTAAAGATGAGTTTATATTGTTCAGAGGTAAAGTTCATCACATTTCTCCAAGTGTATGAATGACTGGTTTTTCGTGTGCTAGGATGCGGTAAAGGTCTTCATTCTGTGCTGCTGATATGGGAATGAACTCCGTCTTATCATCAAACTCATCATCACGAATTGCTTGGTTAATTACAATAGATCCTTCTTCTCCTGACCAAGAACGATGGTATGTTCTCTGAGGAATGACCAGAGCACCAGAGCTACGATTAAGATGAACGATGTGATAAGGATACCTCCATTCAGGATTTACAAGTTCAAATGTACGAATGCCAGACAGAACACGATTGTGGTCAATCTGATGGTAATGAATGTAAAACTGCTTTGCTCCTACAATATCATCAGGAGGAGAGATAGCAGGTCCTTCATGAACTACAAGGTCGGATGCGTTAGAACCTTCTACTGAAATATCGTAGAAGATGACTGACTGGGTTTCACGGAATACTCTATGCTTCTTAAAAGTTACTTCGCTCATTAGTCGTAGGTGTTTTGCTCCTGATTCAATCTATCTATGTGATGATAAATGGTTGCTTGTGAATACTGAAATTCTTTAAACCTTTGAGGTTTATTCTTCTGCATCTTGGTCAGCATATTGATCCATTGATAGCGACTATCCACTACCCAACCATAACGACGCTCATCATGCATCAAATCAAAAATTGAGATCATTTGAACCCCTTGCTTTTCTTTTTGTCCAAAACCTCAATATGACTCAAAAAGTGTCCGCCATTTTGAAACCAAGTGAGTTGAACATCTTCATAGTTATCGAAGATAATCTCTTTACCATCTTCAAAAACAACCTTATAATCATGACGATCATAAGGTTTATCACAAGTTTGTTTAAACGTTTGAGTCATTTTAGGTATTGTGGTTTTTCTGTGTCAAACTGTGTCCACCTTGCTATTTTAAGGCACATCAGCAAAGTTTGGTGTTCACGGTTATACAGTTCCCAATCTTGTTTGAGTTTCGCAGCATATCTACGACGATAGGCACAAGACCAAACATTAAAAAAGATTTTATCCTTTTCACTCAAGGACATATCTGTTCTCCGTATACCCAACCAGTATCAGTTTTAATAAGTTCCCAATAAGAATCCCCATCAAGTCTCCTGAAGAGATAACGTGTCCCATCCTCACGCTCACACATAAAATCACACTTGTGGGGAGAATACAAGCGAACCTCAAGTACTTTGTCGTTTTTGTTGTGCATAGGTAATTACATACTTTTTGTGTTCGGTATGAAGGTCAGAACAAATATAGTGTTCCAACTTTCCACCAAGTTCTTCTGCGATTTTTTCTAATTGTTTTTCAATTTCAGTCATTGTTCATCATCCCAAGGTGCTTTACGATTCATAATCTCTTTAATTCGTTCTACCACAGCAGGGTCTTGTGGTTCATTGATTCGTCGCACAAGTTCATCATAATCCTCTACCGATAGAGTAATCTTTGGTAGTTCTTGTGCTAACCTCAACTTACGTTCTGGACTGATAGTTAGGTTGTATGGGTCATCATAAGGAAAGATATACTCTCGATACCAACCTATACTCAAACTCTCCCAGAACTCACCATATCCCCATTCATCACCGTCATTATAACAGTCAAGAATATACAAGACATTACGAAATCCATCAAGGAAGAGTTCCCATTTTGTTGGGTTTTCAAATCTCACGGCGTTTCATCGCTCCAGTAGTATCTCAGTTTATCACCATCGGCGTGAATATTCAAGTGGTAAATCTTTTTGTCTTGTGTGTAAATGCCCACCCACAGACTCCGTTCGTTCATACTTTCCAAGTGAAACATTTCCACCTCTTCCAGCACAATTTCGTCAGGATTTTCTTCCCATCTTACTAGTTTAGTCATCGTATTCAAGGTAAAAACTATCTTTTTCTAGGAAATGAATCTTATCGTGGATTGCTTGAAGTGCCGTCTGTTTGATTGCCCATAAGTCATCATCATCGTCAACCAAAATATTCACTTTGGTTGTTACATTCACTCGGAGCGACTTCATTTTGCCTCCCAGAACCTACCATCAGGACCACAAGAATAATCAAGTTCTTTCCAACGACTTGACCTCAGCATATCACAAAATCTTTTATCATATCCAGTTACAGGATTTGTGGTAGTGTTTGGTGAGGCACAAGTATCGTGTCGGAATCCCATTCCAAATAAATGAGTCAACCAATCCTTACGATAATACTTACAATCTTTACACAGTTTCATTGTTCTTTCTCACTCGTTCAAGAAACTCATCACTCTGTTGATACAATCGTGCAATCAAATCTTTGATGTCATCAATCGCAATCACATTATACTCCACATTCATATTTTCGCAAATGAGAGCATCAATCATACATTCCAGTGTGAGTGCTTGCATATGTTCTGGTGTAATTGGTGTCCCATGAGGAAGACCAGAACATTCTTCATTATAGAAGTGATTATAGCGTCGCAGAACAGTATCACTTCGTTCTTTGCGTTCCCATTCTTCCTTCTCAATCTCCGCAAGTTGTTTTAGATCATCACCATTCTCTTTGTAGAGTTTATCAACAGCATCAAGTGCTTTACGCTCTGCTTCACGACGCTCTGCCTCCTCAAACATTGCATCAGGATATGGTTCCTGATTATTCATAAGTTCCACAATCTTATTGTAATCGTGTGTGGATACTTTTGCATTGATGGGTTGCTTACTCATAAGTTTCCGGAGTTGTTCTCTACCGTATTCAGTCAATTCGTGCTTTTTGTTGCGGAGTTCTTCTATTTCTTCTTGGGTGAGATTGACCCACACCATATCATCAGGCACAGGGAGATTATGTTCAGTCATCACACTTCTCATAAGGTTGCAATTTTACCCAGTATAGATGACCACCCATATCTTTGTAAAGGAACTTGGATGGATTATCACCACCTTGAGGAAGTTCTGCCAGTTCACCTCTTTGAATGGCATCAAGTTCTTTTTGAGATGGTTCTACTGATTTACTCCATCTTCTCATAGGTTTGAACACAATACTCATCGTAACATCTCCTTCATTTTACGCAAACAATCATTAAATCCATCCACAAGTAATTCAGTATCTACATTTTGACTTCCTGCTGCTGATTGTTCTTTCGGCAACCATTCTGCAACTGCCTCTACAATATCACCACAAGCATCTTCAGAAAACCCCCATTTGTCTTTTAAGATGTTCCAGAGTTTTTGAGATTGATATTTTTCCATCAACCTATTCACAACCTCATCGGTAATGTATGAAGTAGGATTATCCTTCTCATCCCATTCTACTTCATCATACCAATCAGGTTCATCAACTACATCAAAGACACCATCTTTCTTTGCTTGTTTCATAACATCACGAAGACCTTGTGCAACTTGTTCTGGTGTTTGTGGAGTTGGTTGATATTCAGTCATTGTCTTGGAGCATCTCCCAGTATTATAACCCGTCAAGAAGGCTGAATGCAACCACTTGGTCATCAAGTCCTTACGAGTATTCACATCCTCAACTTCACAATCACCAAAGAAGTGCTCACTACGAAGTGAAAAACCACCATAAAGGTCGTTAAACCATTCCTGAAATGCGACTTCGGCAGTGTCTTCCCACTCCCATTCTGATGTAGGATGTTTAGTCATTTTCCAAATACTCCTGATAAATTGGTTGTAGAAACATATCTTTGATTTCTTCTACTGTCTTATTATGTTTTTTTGCGTCTGCTTCAAGAACTTCATCAGGCACCCAAGTTGCCGTCATTTCGTTAGAGTTTTTCCAGTCTTCAAAAGATAGTTTAGTCATAGGTCTAATGGTTGTTGTGGGTCTTGATACCAGAACTCTTTATATGTGATCCACTTTTCTACATCAGTCTCCATCTGTGCCATCCAGTGAATACCATTTGCATCAATCGCATCAAGATAATGAATGCGTGTCTTCGGATCAATTGTACGGGTGATCGTTACGAATTTAACTCGTTCAGTCATTTGTCTTTCCAAGTAAAGTCCAGAAGCAGTTTTGAAAAATATCTCACAATACGATTTGGTTTCTTTTCCAGATACACTTTGATGTTTGGTTTAATGTCCCAGTATCCTACCTCATTTGTACCAATTCTATACTCTGTGTTCCAAGATACAGTATTATTGGCAACAAGATAAGAACCGTCTGCTCCTACTGTAAGTGTGACTGGGAAACTACCATATTTTTTTGCGGATTCAAAGTTCTGAATAATACGATCAAACTTTTGATTATAACGATGCTCTTGATAGTATTTGAGTTGTGCGAACTTGTACTCTACATCCTCAATCTGGTTATCAATCTTCTCTTCAAACTCTTGTGAGATTTCTTCTAATGACTTGCGTGGTAATTGAAATGAACCTTTGATTTCAGGATGCTTATAAGGAATAGTGAAGTATTCCTTTGCGACTTCATATTGTTCATTATCTTCACCCATAGAAGCAATCAAACCCATAGTATCAAAGACATTTTTTATATCTTTGATGGTTTTGAGTTTGCTTGTATCAAGTTTATGATTTAGTCGTTCATTCATTTGACATTCTCATTAATAGGGGGGTCAATCAATCCTGGTGGAATTACATACCAGATAATGTTGTTTGTTTTGCGAATATCTGTTAGAGCATACATAAACTCATCAATAGTATTGAAAGATAATACTTCAAAGTCCTCTTCTTGATGAAGAGAAATCTTTTTATTTTGAATATCTACCACATATCTTATTGGAGTTTTAAGAAGTTCAGTCATTTCAGTTACTCTCCTTTTTCCAATTCTTGAAGGTGCCAGCAAGCATAATCGTGTGCTGCCATAAGTTTGGTTACATCATTCCCCGCAGAATTTGCAGCAGCATCTACACTATCAGCAGCATTTTTCCATCCAGCATCAGTAAGTTGCTGCCAGATTTGATTGATTTCAAGAAGCAACTGGTCTTGGTAGTTCATCGGTTTGTTGTGTATGAAGTCATTATACAACGAAAAAGAGCACCTGTGGAGATGCCCTGTGCCAGTTTCTCAAGTGTCCTTCAGTCCAATCAGTTTAGCAAAATCAGGAGTGATAGTAAGGTTTTGTTCTTTTACAAGATTACGAACTTCTTTACGAAGATGAAGATACTTGTCTCGGTATTCTGTGAGATACTTTTGTGCTTTGTTCTTTTCATCAAAGTCGCACTGGTGTTCATAGGTTCTATTATATCTCATTTTTTTAAGTCATCCAAACAAGCAATAAGTTTTACGATGTGATAGTTTTCTTTGAAATGCTCTGTGTTATTCAATTCCTCATAGGCATCTTCTATTGTAAGGTAAATGACTTGATTGGTCTTGTGTAAATCAGCATAGACCTTACCATCCTGCCTCTTCAACATAATCACATAGAATTCAGTCATTTCAGTTCCTCTTCTACTTTTTCAATCTCAAAGATTTCATTTAGAAACTCCAGACCATACTTACCCACAACCCAAGCATCTTTATCCTCAAAGAACCTATCACCTATGGTTCTCATATCATAAGACTCTTTGCCTTTATCAAAGAAAGCAATCACATAACAATACTCTTTCTTTTCTCTTGGACATTCATACCACCTGACGAGTTCATATTTGTTGTTGAATTTACACCAACGAAACTCTATGTTTCTGAACCTCATTCTTCTTCCTCTTCATAGGGAAACATAGCATCATACTCTTCATCAGTCAGAGTCAGATACTGAACATCAGCATCTTTGTGCTCTTCAGCATACACCAACTGATAGTGAGCAAAGTCACTTTCAGAAGTGCTGGCATACTCTATAAGTCCATCAACAAGGCACAGGTAGTTCATTTGGTTTCCTCCAACTCATCAAGTTTCTCATTCACAAAATCAGTAATATCAATCTTATTCACATCCACGCCTTCATCCTGGCAGTCAAGAATAAACTCCATAAAAGCACCAAGAATCAGACAAGCACGTTTCTTATCGTGCTCTACAATTGTAGTATGAGGGTGAGCAACGTAATGAGTAATGTTCTCGTAGAGTTGGTCGTAGGTCATTGTTGTTCCAAGATAGTCTTGATTTGTTTGAGGTCTTCTACTCTTTGTTTGGCAATGTCATACTCTTCACAATACCAGTCAAGATCATTTACTTCGTGATTGGTTTGCTCCCTAATGTCCCATTCAAGACATTGTAGGTGCCCTTCTTGGTCTTTTATAAAGTATTCTAAAGTATCAATCATAGACATTAGAGCACCTCCCAATCACATTCCCAGAAATCGTTGATATTCACCCAGAAGAAGTATTTCTGGTTCTCTGATGCGAGAAACAGCATACCATCACCCTTGTCCTGCTCAACAATACAGATAGGGTTGTTGTCCATCATATTCACAAGGCGGTTCTTAGCCTTCTTGCTTTTGGGTCTGACTGTTACTCTTCTCATTTTGAATCTCCAGTTTTAGTTTGCGAATACCAGTAATAAAGTAAGCAAAGTCACGGGATTCAGTCACCCGTTTCTCTTCACCACACACACCACACTTACCATTCCAGACAGATGAACAACCTACAGAATATACTCCATACTTTTGTCCACAATCCATACAGGTTGTGCCTGTCTGTTCAAGTCGTTTGAGGAGTGCCTTCTTCTCTTTGAGAGTCATAGGGGCGTTTCAGATATGAATATTATAGGTCATCAAGACTCTTCAGTGTCTTCTGGTGTGCCAGTTTCTAAAGTGTCTACATCTTCTACCAGGTCTTCCAACCTTTTCTTAAAGTTTTCATCAAAAGGAATAAGTTTCTCTTCACCTCTATCAATTCTATCACACATTTCCATCAGATATTCTAGAAACTCTTTGGGATATGTTTCATCCATATTGATGCTGCACCAGAACCACTGATAACATTCTTCATATGGATCGTCGTTTTTCAGCAGAGCATAATCAGCATAGTTTCCACTGATAAGGTCTCTCCACATTTTGAAGTTGTTCCACATTTCTCTCCAACCAGTCTGGAAACAATGTCCAAAATAATACTCAAACCAGTTTAATTTTGTCTTCATCAACACTCATCCATTCCAAGATAATCAGTCTCTTTTTCATCTACTTCCTCTAAATGGTCCCATCTCCAAGTGCGGGAAAGCAAATCAATATCAAACCCAAACTTATATGCCCAGAAGAGAACACTTAGTCCACAACCATTACCAGAACTTATTTGAATATAGGGCCAAGAAGGATAGTCATTCCAACTTACAGACGCTTGAAGCAAACTTCTACGCTTAACATTTAAAATTTGAACATACCATTCGTGCCCGAAGTCTTCACGATGTTTGAATTTAATTAGGTTCATTGCTCTTTAATAACACAAGATGTAGTGCATTTAAGGTCACCAGAAGATCCAGAGACCGTAGATGTATGGTGTGGTGTTTTTTCTGGTGTCAAATTATATGATACAATAGCGGATACAAAAAACGCAAGTGCAGGGATTGCGACATATTGTAGATAAGTTTTACTGCTCATTATTGTTTTCCTCAAAGTCAAACCATTCATACAGAGAGTTCATCGCACCATCAACCACACAATCAACCACAGCATCTTCGTGTGGGTTCTCTACGTGTTTATGGGCACGATTGTATCCATAACGAACACCTTCTTCCAGTGCCATCTCCAATACCTTACGAAAGTTGGGTTTCATCAGTCTGGTAGTAAGTAAACATACTATAAGACCCCTGACTCAAAAAGTCAAGGGTCATAAGGATTATATTTGTGTTTCCTGTTCTCTTCGCATTCTATCTTGATCTTCCCTTCTATTTTTTGCTTCTATTTCATGATAGGCGTGTCTTCTCTGCCAAGCAGCATTACGAATATTTTGCCTTGCTGCAGAAGTAAGAGTTGCTATTTTAATTTCTTTCCTATCAGCAGCAGATAACATTTGCTCCTGAAATTCCTGAAAGGTTTTCATTCTTAAACTTTTTAGTTATTTATGTAAAGACTTTACACCATTCAGAACTTCTTGAAAACGTTCGGCACGACTCTTGTGGTGCTCTACATTCTCCTCAAGCACACTCACAATATCGTCCAGGACAACATCCAGAGACGCATCAGTATCAAAGTATTGTTGGATTGCTTCGGCAAGATACCGCCGCCGACTCCATTCCATACTATAGGGTTTGTAGTCCATAATCATAGTGTATATGCGGGTATTATAAAGTATTTACTCTTGGTTGTCAAGTTCTGCTAGGTAATCTGTCCACCATTGTGGATCTTTTTTCATTTTCCAGTTGGGAACTTCTTTACCGTGTTCAAAATACCATCTCCATATTGCTTCATCTATTACTTCAGCAATCTCAATCCTTCTCTGCCTCTTCATCAACGTCTCCATATGCATTTTCCACATAGGGTCCGTGTTCTCGTTTTGCATCTTCTCGGACATAATTGACTTCGGATACGCTAGAGGACAACCAGACAGATACTTTCATTATAAGATATATAACCGCCAGTGGAAGAAAACAAAGTGAAAGTATGACGGCGTGTTTCATCGATTTTTTCGATCATATTGATGCCATTTACACCAACCATCAGGTGAAATCTTGCCTTTCACAGCAGTACAGGCATTAGGTTCTCTCCACATATTGCAATTAGTACACTTTTGGTTACCTTTTGGTTCGTTCTGATACTTTGCAGTTGCTTTTGATGCCTTTTCTTCTTCCGATAGAAACTCTTGAAATGATTTCATTATTCTTTCTCCAAGCACTTTTCAAACTTATCTCTCAACTCATTCAGTTTAACTTGATGTTGAAACTCCATAATATGATCTTTTATTTCTTTCTCCTCTTCAGTAAAGTTCATGCGATATTTGAGTTTAGTATCAACAAGACGCACCATTTCCATATAGAACTCAGTGCCTTTATGAATAAACTCTTCGTAGGTCAATCCCTAGTCCTCCAATCGGTTTCGTCTTCATCACGTTTAAACCAATCAAGAAGTTCATCAGGACTGTCAAAACCTCTTCTACCAAATCTTTCGTGCCCTAAACCACCAATGTCCATTGAGTTTAGGAAGTCATCCATTTCATCCATATTGGGATTTTCTGCTTTACGTCTTGCCTGACGGAGCATTGTTCCAGCAGAACGATTTGCTTTTGCAAGTTTCTCTGCCCAAATCATATCTTCTAAACTCACCTCTTCGTGAAGAACAATCTTTTCACAGATTGCTTCAAGTCTCAACCGATACTGCGTAGAGAGCATAAGAATTACCAGATATAGGTCTATTTATTTTCATATTCGTCCATCAACTCTTTTGCAAGTTTCATAGAACGACGATGCATCATATATTTTACCACAGGATTTCTTGGATTGTGTAACAACCACCACTTTTGCTTCTCATAGTTAGCTTTTGCTAACTTAAGCACATAATAAAAAGCAGCAGCGACACTATCATCAGTTACGATGAAGTATGCCACTACTGTGAATACGATAAACCAAGCGTAATAAGTCATCGTCTGATAGTTTTTAGATAGTCTAACACGTGCTCACGCACTGCCATCAATTCATGATAGCATTTCTGATTATGAGCACATTGACGAAGTTCGTGGTCTGGTTTATGAACACTTTCAATGAACAGATCAAGACCACGGTTCCATTTGACTTCAGGAGTTTCTTCCATAATGTGCCTTATAGTTACACTATTTAACCAAGAAATTGATCCAGACTGGAGACCGATGCGCCTTTTGCGGACTTTTGAATGTAGGTTTTTGCGGACTTGTAGTTGTTGGCAACGTGAACCTGTTGCCCATTGTGAATAATCATAAACTTTTTACCAAATGGAACTGCTGCCCACATACCATCTTTGGTCACATAACCTTGAGGATCTCCTGGTTTTGCATCAAGAATACCAGGACGGTTGATGAAAGGTTTTTGAAAATGTTCCGTCATCCGAATACTGCAGTGACGCCAATGACTTTAGCACTTGGGTTACGAGCAAGTGCAGTTCGCTTTGCATCATTGTAGTCTTTTGCTTCAACGATCTCATCAAAGACCTTACCAGCAATGTAGAGTTGGACTTTGCAGCGCATTGGAGTTTCTCCTGATGTGTGGATAGTATAGCAGAAAAATCAGCGTTTGACAACGCTGATGGCAGGAAGACCCTGCTGAAACACGGTGTCCACCACCGCTTGGACCTTCTTAGCGGTGCTGATGCCCACAGAAGAGTAGACAGGGATACAGACCAACCCAAAGGACTTGGTGTAGTCCTGAAGGGCACCAGGGGCGATCCTGCCGCTGCTGAGACCCTCTGCATCGTCCTTGTGCAGGCGGATCACCCGTCCGATGGTCTGGGAGATGCCGATGTAGTCCATGGACCGCATAAACAGCACTGCCTCCAGACCAGACACGTTGATGCCCTCGCTCAGAATGCTGTGGTGCAGAACCACAAACTTCTTAGAGTCATCCTTGCCCCAGGCACTCAGAGTGTCGAAGAACACCTCACGGTTGACCTTCTGACCGTCGATGATAGCACCAGTCTTGGACGTGATATACATCCAAGAGAAACCACGCTCCTCCAGTTGAGTGCAGAAGTCAGTCTGAGAAACCAGAGAAACGATCTGCTTGGTTGCTTTAGAGCAGATCAGAACCTTGCCAACCTCTTGAGCATCAATAGTCTGAATGAGGTTCTCACAGTCAACGTCAGCGACGATCTGACCCTTGCTGAGCATCTCAAACTGCTGCACCACAACCTTAGGAGGAACGATGAAACCACCGTCCACCAGTTCAGGAGCAGGAACATTGCAGATCACGTTGCCATAAACGGCAGCGTCATTCATACCAGGTTTGGAAATAGTAGCAGAATGCTTAGGAGTAGCAGTGAAGAAATAGCAGCGGTCAGCATTAGCAGAGAAGTGCTCCGTAGCAGGGAAAAAGTGACGCTGAACGCTGTTGTGTGCCTCATCAAAGTAAATGGTATCAACGTGAATATCTGCCTGCTGAAGACGCTGCAGGGAGTTATAGGTGGTAAAAATGAGTTTGTGACCCTTCGCTTGCTCATACCAGGCACGAATCACATTGGGGCGAGTGCTGCTGAAGTGGTGCGTCTCACCAGAATGGACGTGCAGAACCTGAGCATTTGTGATAAACTCAAGGAACTCGCTGGACAACTGCTCTGCCAGGAGGATGCGCGGAGCACAGACTACAATAGTCTGAGGAGTATTTTTCAGAAACTCACGAATAGCATCAAAGATAGCGATGTTGGTCTTGCCGCCGCCAGTCGGGATAATCACCTGACCCTTGCGGTGTTGCAGCAGGGCATCCAGAGCACGTTGCTGGTGGGGACGGAGTTGAATCACTGACCTCATTGCGTATAGGACTATTATAGCACTAAAAAAGGGGGTCGGAACCCCCTTGTGCCAGTTGTAAAACTGTCTATTAGAACAATGTGAAACTTGTAGAACCTACACCAGGAACAGTGAACACTAACTGATTGCCCACCGTTGTAATTTGAACAGCAGTTCCAATACCACTTAAGAAACCATTGGTTGCTGTTACTATACCAGCACTTACCGTAACACCAGTTCCAACTCTAAGAGATGATGTTGTTGTAACACCAGATACATTAAGTTGATCCAACTCAGTGTGTCCCAATACATCAAGTCCACCATTTGCATCAATAAATCCTTCAATTATGGTGTCACCGGTATTGGCGACAACAAAGAATTTATCACCACCTGAGGGATTTCTAACAGCAAAGTCGTCATCAACATCGACCGTACCATTAAATTCAGAATTACCATTAATAGTAAGGTTTCCAAATGTAGAAACACCAGATACATTCAATTGTTTAGTAAAGAATGTAGGACCAGTAACTGTTGTAATGCCACTGAAAGTAGAAATACCTCCGCCTGCGCCAGGGAAAACATTCAATGAGGTGCAAGTTACAATACCACCAATTACATTGGAAGCATCAGTTGCGAAACCAGTAAAGTTAGCATAAGTTGCAATACCAGATCTTTCAGCATAAGAAATTGTTCCGCTTGCCGCCATTTGAACCCAAGCGGAACCAGTATAATACTCAGGAACTGCAGTGGTGGTATTAAATACGACTGCTCCTCTGATATTATCAGTCGAAGTATCTAAGTTATTTCTCTGAGTTGTATTCAGACGAGGAAGTATCATAAAGCGATACGCATCGCTGAAATATCCAACTCCTGCTTCAGAGAAATCGACAGCAGCCTTTGGTCGTGTGGTTCCAACACCAACAGATCTTATAAGAACTCTCTTGCCAATAGCATTAATATCAATTTGTGGATATGATGCTGTACTACCAACACCAATAAATGATGAAGAAGCAACTAAACCTAAACCACCAACTAGATCTTGATTAGTACCCAGTTGAAGAGAATAGTTGGTAGTATCAGTTCCGATAGCTACATTTGACAAACTTGCAAGATTAGTTACATCAATATCATAAAATGTTGATACCCCAATAGTATTATTGAGATTTGCACTAATGCCACCAAGAACATTTAAATTATTTGTGGTAAAGTTTCCACTAACACCTAAGTCTCCATATAAAGTTGAGTCTCCAACAACAAATAAGTCATCACCAATGTAAAGATCTTGAGTAATTGTTGAAGTTCCAACAACGTGCAACTCATGGTCTGGATTTGTTTTTGCAATACCCAGTCTACCACCATAAGTCAGAGTCATTTTTGCACTCTGATCTTGACCATAAACCCAGTTGAAGTTACCGGTTCCAAGACCAGCAGCACCACGATGAATATAATAGTTTACGCTTCCTCTATCGTAATTGACAAGATCTAACGATGTTTGCCCACTAAAGGTATCTGCTAAGTTACCAAAACGAATCTCACCACCCTGTTGACCTCTAGTTAAAGTTCTAGCAACACCAACATAAGATTCTTGAGTGCTGGTTAACTGAACTCCACCAACACCATTCTTTACAACATGTATTTCTGCAGTTGGAGAATGAGTATTCAGACCAATGTTATTTTCAACATAGAGTCTATTTGAAACAGAAGCAATTCCTGTTGTTGAGTTATTTGATACAGTTATGTTTGATGCTGTTACAAAACCCACAATAATATCAGGGGTTCCTGTTAATGAACGAGCAGTAGATGCTATTCCAGTTACGTTTCCAGTTACATCACCAGTTACATTACCAATTAAGTTTCCTACAAAACCACCACTAGATGTCGTGACTCCAGTTACAACAAGATTATTAGTTCTTACAAATGGGGAAGTTAAAATGCCACTAATATTAATATTTGATGCAAGGCGAGCATTGTCTAATGTTCCTGCAGAAATATTAGATGCATTTAATGCTGTAACTCCAGCTCCAGAACCAACATAACTTTGAGCAGTAACAATACCTGTCGAGTAGATATTACCAGTCGAGTCAATTCCAACACCTGTTGCACCAACATTTGCAAAGATTCTGCTTTGGTCAGAACCACCAACTTGGAAAGGATAGAATGGAGATACTGTGCTGACTCCAACAAATCCTTGTGCATAAATGCTCGTAAAACCTAGACCAATATCTACATCTAACCATTGAGATGTTGGTAGGTTAAGAAGTCTTCCACCATCACCATAATAAGTTACGATTCCAGCGACACCAGTAACAATTCCAGACTGACTAACTGAAACTATACCTGCTCTGATACCACCACTAAACGTAGAAACACCCGATGCTCTAATATTTGCAGCAAAAACTTCCGTAGCAGTGACTAGCCCGACTACCTTTGCAGTTCCTCTTACATCAAGAAGTTCGGTTGGAACTGATGTACCGATTCCAACCAAACCATTAGGGTTTACGATTAAATTGTCATCATCTACCTGTACACCATTACGAAAGTTAAAAGTTTTTCTAATATTAGCCATCGTGTATGGTATTTTTAGTTATTTATCCTATTTCTTAATTGCTTTAAAAATAATGCAGGGCGACGCTGCATCTTGTCTAGTAGATGCACCACTAACATATTCATCGTTTACGTCTTCTTTCATTGGAAAAACATTGTAAAACAAGAAATCAATTAAATCACGATGTCTTCTACCAAGTGGTGTCAAAATATCATACATTTGCACATTATTTCCCATTTTTTCAATAACTTTTTCCCAGAAATTAATGGAGGTCCCATCTTTAAATCTCAAAGTCAGGTTTCCATTGTTACCCTTTTTATTGACAAAAAATTCATGCACTTCATTAATAAAAAATGTTTTTAAGTGAATTGTAGAATCCGTTTGTGGAATAATATGACCATCAGGAACTGAAAAATTATACTGTTCAAGTCTACGAATAAATGCTGGGACGTTCATTAACATTCCTAGACTTTGATCAGAGTATCCATATTCCCTGGATATTGGTGACATCACATTAAATGGGTTACGTTGGTTTTTAAACCTATCCCAATGCCTTTGCTCCTCTTCAGTCCAATAGTTCACAGTATATTTTTTCTCACCAGTTCGTAAATCGTAAGTTTTTTCTGCTGTAGATTCAATCATATACTCGGTATATCTATCAACATCGGACATAATTTTACTTTCCTGAGATATGGTCATTACCTTTTCAAAATCAACTGTTAAATCAAATTCAGATATTACGCCAGGCATTGCAGAACCTGGATGCTTGCTAAACAAAGTTCCACCTGGTTTTAATACCCTATAGCATTCTTTTATCATTTGCTCAACATCTTCAGCATAACCTATTGTTTCTAAAAACAATAACGTGTCAAAATAGTTGTCTTCAAATGGAAGTTTGTCCCAACTTGCTATTTTAAATCTTGATTCATATCCTGGATTTCTTTCTTTAGCACATTTTATTTGCTCTTCAGAAATGTCAATACCATAATATTTGACAGATTTTTTCTTTTTAATAAGTCTTTTAAAAAAATATCCTCCACCACATCCACACTCCAGTACATATTGTCCCATTTTGGACATTTTAATAATATTATCTACATCTTGATCAATAAATGTACTAGGATCAGAGTCTAGATCAACTAAAAGTGCTCCATTGTAATAGTTACCTTCATCATTACTCAATAAAGGTGCAATAGCATTATAGTATTCAAGAGTATTGTCCATTTTTTTATTTTTATTTATTGAATATATGGATTGGTGGAGTTATATGTTCTATAGAATTTGATAGTTGGTTTTTGATCTTTATAGAGCTTTACTTTGAAATGAAAATGGAACTTATTTGGAGTGTATCCATCAAAAATACGTTCATACTTATTAAAAATAGTTTTATTGATATTTGGAAAACACTCAAGCAATATATTTTTTGTATTTAAAAAAGTATCAACTGAATAGTTTGGTAGTAGTTCTACATTGATATTATCATGAATTACATTTCCATTTTTATCAAAGTCAAAAGCATATAAAACATTATATGTGCCACCACCAAGAACTCTTGCTAGGTCTACAGCATCACTTTTCATCTTATGATCTATATTATTAAACTCACCAAGCAAAAACCCACATTTAAAATCTGTGTCTTTACCAATATTATCAATTAATTTGGTAAAATAACTGTATCTATATTTTGTATTAAGTCCAAATGACTTATTAATTAAATCATATTCTTTTTCGGTGACACCATTTACAGATAAATGAAAATATGGAGACTCAATAAACTTATTCTGTGGTGTTATTGCTTTGTGAAATGTTCTCAGACCTTGAACTTCATTTAGTTCATTTGTCAGAATATTGTAGATATAGTTGTAGTCATTTTTTATTTTCGACTTTTCTTTAAAAGAAACTTCACTATAGTCTAAAAAACAATAATGATATGAAACATGGTCAGAGGTCAAGTCCCTCTCAAAAAGATAATAAGTCATAATTGATTGTTATGAATACCAAGCCAGAATACAATTGTATATCTATTTCCAGAAGTAATAGGAGTTACTCCATGATAGTACATCCAGTTACTGGGGAAAACAATAACATCACCAGTTTTAAAACCAAATGTTTTTCCTATTGATGGAAAATCTAAATATCCCCCCTCATAGTTCTCATTTAAGTAAACACATACTGTCAGTAACCTAGAGAAGTTTAGTGACTCTGCATAATGATCATGATGTATTCTAAAAAAGTCATCTTTAGAATAGTCTAAAATGTGGGAATCGCTGATATTTAATCTATCACCATAGGCATAATAAAATGGTCTAACATCTCTTACATATCTTCTACCAACTTCTGCAGATATGTCACGAATAATTTTATTTGAAAATGTTTTGAACTCATCATCAACAGCAAAAAGATTGACATATTCACCTGTCCTTAACAGGTCTGTCATTGGACTATCAAACTCATTCTTGTGCTTCTCATTATGAATTTTTTGAGAAAATTCCTCACAAATTTCTTTTTTTACCAAATTTGTATAAACTTTCACATAATCATCCATGTTTAAATTAAATTTGTTATCTTTAACTTCGGATAACATTTCAAGGTATTCCTTATTAAATCCATTCCTATACTCTTGATTATTAAATCTAGAATATAAATTTGTAAAAGTATTATGCATCTTCTACACAAATATCAATACTAATAAATTCGAAATCTTTATCTGAGTTATTTTTTGCAGAATGTTTTATATGTCTTACATCAAAGAAGTATAGTTCTCCTTTTTTCCAATTAATTTCTTCATCGCCATAGTAAAACATTGCCTCAGTATCCATTAAAGGAATGTGTGCTCTAAAGAATTCTTTATGCCAATAGCAAGTATCAACATGCTCTCCAACATGCTGACCTGATGGAACTGTTATTTTTGAGAATGCCAGGATACGATCATCATTAGCAAACTTTTCAATTGTTTCTGTAGAATACTTATCTTTTGGAATGGTTGCTTCTTCTCTTGGAATCTTCTTGAATGCATAAAGAACGCATCCACTGTCATCATCAATATTCCAAGAAATTTTCATATTTGTTTTTGGACTAAAGTATTCATCCAAAATCAACGGTTTTAACTCATTAATTTTATTATAAAAGTCAACATAATAAGGTCTAGAAAAATCAATAGTCATAATTTCTCATAAGCTCCCATATCAATATTTAGAACCTTCAAGTAAAGGGGGTCATTTGTAAAGTGTGAACCTAGATATTCTCTATCATTCTCATAAAGAATGTCAAAACAAAGGAAACAAAGATCTACGTCTTTTGACTTGTTCGTTCCACTATGAGAGTCGTAAACAAAATCAAGTATAAAGGGTTTTCCTACTTCAACTTTAATAGTTCCAAAACTTTCAGCAGTAATATAACTTTCATCAGCGGTAATAGGAACTAAAATTCTCCAAAGGTTTTTGCCATAATAAGGAGGGTCTACATGCTCCTTAATGTCAGAACTTGCTGCAAAAGTATTCAAACTCACAGTTGGAATATTCTCATCTAGAATAATATCCTTAAGTTTATCACTATAAAAGTTTTTAAGTTGAAGTCCATCCGTTGGAGACTTGATAACTCTAAATCTCCAGTCTCCATATTCATATTTTGATGGAACTTTATATTCAGGAACTTCTGTGAAGTCTTGTTTTAAAACATCTGGAGTTACATCAAGAATTTTTTGAAAGTAACTCTTTACATACTTAGACTCTAGATCTAAAAAGGGCTTATTCTGGGGAGTCGTCGATTTCATAACTTACATCTAGATTAACAACACGTGATTCTGAAGTATCTTCTGCTACAGCATCACTTGAGAATGATGTTGAGTATGAAAGTGTAGTAGAAGAATCTGTAGTTGATGTCACACCAACACCATCATAAGATATTTTTTCTTCACAAGGAACTTGAACAAATTCAGCTTGTTCTGGGTGTTGTGAAATATAGTTTTCTCTATACTCAGAATATCTCTGCATGTATGGAGCATTTGGATGCGTAGGATCAATTTGAGACTTTTCAATACCTTCGTTATATGTCTTATTGATATGAGGAAGTTCGGAAATATGATTGATAGCATCGGCAACTTTTTTGAACACAAATATCATACACTCATGATATCTGTTTGGGGCATAATTTTGAGTCTCATTCTTTCTAATATGTTCAATATAAGATGGATGTGCTTCACAAAATTCATCAGATGAACAGAAAGTTTCATTATAAGTCATTACATCATATTCTGGGACTTCAATTTTTTCAACTTCAAAACCATTCTCAAGAAAACTTTCTTCTATGAGACTTTTGTTTGGAAGCATACCAAGAGATGCCTCACTATATCCATATTCTTTTTCTATGTCAGCAAACTTTTCTTGATATTTTGAATCAAGTTCTTCATCATGAACTACTTTAATTGGGTTTTTAATAATTACTCTACCACCAATTTTAAGTCCTGTTGATATAGTCTTAATAAGAGTATCAAGATTTGTTGTGTAACCAATACTTTCAATAAAGTAAACCGCATCAAAATACGGTTCAGCCATTACAAGTTCATTCATATCTTTACAGAAAAAAGATGATGCATAACTTTCTGCAGATTTTGATGCGTTATCAATTTGCTTTTCACAGCAATCTACACCAAGATATCTACAATTTTTGTAGTTTGGATGAGTTTTTAAGAACTTATGAAACTGACCATTACCGCAACCAACATCGGCAATGAATGAATCGTGATTAAGTTCCCCCAAGTCTGCTAAGTACTGATAGTTTTGTTCCCTAAGACCTAAAGATCCATACTTTTCACTTTTAATCAAAGCAACTTGATATCCCTGAGGATACTTTTCGTTGATTACATCAGCAAGAGAATCATAATAAGATACGGTTGTTTCATCCATAGTAAAATTCTGGAATGTTTACGTTGATTGATCTGTAATACTTTATGTTTTTAATTTCCCCGTTTTCAATTTTAAACTTAACGTGGGAAAACTTTTTGAAGTTTAAAAAATATCTTTCAAATGGATCTGTATTGATACCATAAATCTTCAAAATATTTATAAAGCCCTTTGAACCATCAATAGTATTTTGTGGATATAACTCTAAATGAACTGTGTCGTAATTGAGTTTTCCTCCACATCCATCAAAACCCAAACAATAAAAAATTGGATTGAACTTAGATATAATTTCTCTGGTCATATCTAGAGTATTAGTTCCCATATCAAATTCATCTAAATTTGCTTTGGGAAATATTTCTCGATGAGGAATATCATCTCCAATATCATCTAGATTAAAAGTAAAAGAGTTTTGATTTCTAATAGGGATAATTCCTAGTTTATTCACCTCATCGTATTTACTCTGGTCCTTCAGAGTAAAGTTTACAAAAGTTCCCCTGCGAGAAATATTCAAAAATAGAATATGAAAATTTATATTCTCAAACTTTTCTTTGATAGTTGCCTCTATTTTAAATAATTTTGAACTATTTTCACGTTCTGGTATTTGAGATAAACTCTTATAACCATAATGATATGAAAAATATGGTTGAGAGTAAATCTCCCGTTCTATTCCAATACCAAAATCAGAATGTAACTGTACTACCTGCTGTTGTTCCACTTGTCAATACCACATAATAAGCACTACTTCTACGACGAATTGCATCTCCACCAGAACCTCCACTACCTCCACCACTCGCGCCCCATCCTCCACCTGGTGATCCAGAATTAGAGCAAATAGTTCCTTGAGGATATCCTCCACAACGTCCACCACCGCCGCCGCCAGAACCAGGAACGGTGCTTGTGTCCTCATCACCATCTCCACCAGATCCACCACCACCTGCCGGGAAGTTTGATGGTGGTGCGCCGCTGCCCCCGCCGCCTGCACCACCACCTTTTCCACCACCTCCACCAGATCCACCAATAGAAGTATTACTTACGTTACAGCAATAACATTCATTAAATGATTGTGTTTTGCCGCCACTACCGCCTCCACCACCTCCACCACCAAGAATACGGTTATTATTTTTAAGATAGATATTTGAAGCAACAGAAAAAGCCGTTCCACCTGGAGATCCAGATCCTCCACCATCTCCACCCTTTCCACCTTTTCCATAAATTGCATAGTCATTAGTCAAATAGCAAGTTGTATTTGATCTAGAACCTTGTGGAATTGTCAAACCATAGTTTGATGTTAGAGTTGCTCTACAATTACCAGTTGTTTCTGCATCAAAAAATACCGTATTGTTGCTATTAGATTTTAATGCTTCATTTTCAATCGTATTAACATCAATTGAAGCATTATTTCCACTTAACTGGACTACCGCTTGTCTAGCATAATAGTATACTTTATTGTAAAAATTAGTAAGAGCAATAGTTGTCCCAGCTCCAGCAACAGGAACATTATCAAAATGAGATGCTTTTGTTGGATGACTTGAATCAGTTCTTGCTTGATCAGTGCATTTATTTTTCTTCAAATATGTAGAACCATAATAAAACTCATTCATTGCAACCTGACCCTGTGGACCTAAGTTTGTATACTCTGTTCTTAGATCCGATAAAGCAATTTGTCCGCTTGATTGTAAGGTCATTTTTGTATTGAAAATGTATATGGTCCTGATTTGAATTTTGATGGAACAAAATTCATAGAGATAGAGACTCTTCCATTACCGATATTTATATCATACCCATGATCTAAATGAGATGACCAAAGAACCAAATCACCTTCTTCAATAAAGTCACAAACTATTTCTTTTTGATTGAATGCTGTTGTTTCCGCGATGTTCAAATCAAAAAATGGTTCTACGTGAAGATTAAGAAATGGATTCAAGAATATAAGTGTAGAATGAATAGATGGAATATAGTTTACATAATAAGTTGCAGATACAAATGAGTTTCCGTGACTATGAAATCTTTGAAACCCATTTTTATAGCAAGTGTTTATCCAGCAGTCAGTAATAATCAAATCATCCTCAAGGTCATATCCCATCACCCCCCTCACAAATCCATATGAAGACTCAAGCAAAAACTCTTTAAAGTCTTCATCATTGATATAATCAAAGAAACCTTTTTCTAGTTCGGAAGAATTAAAGAAATGTTTAAGTTCTGGAGAAGTAATACCATCAACTTCTAGTTCTTTATTTTCTTTAATAAAGTCTAGAATTTTATCTTTAAACTCATTACGCTTTGGATATTGTACCTTTGCAATAGGAACTGGAAATAAAGGATATACGCCTAGCATACTTTAAAAAGATAATACCAGTACTATAAACTAGCACTGGTATTTTGTCAACCTATTTTCTTTTCCAGAGCATCTACCTTAGCAGAGAGTTCCTTGATAGCTTCGATAAGCAGAGGAACAATCTTCTCATACTGAACAGTGATGTAGTCTCCACTTACAGGTGCTGGTTTGACTGCCTCAGGAAGAACTGCCTGAACTTGTTGTGCAGAAACACCAACGTGAGTTTCTTCAGTATTAAAACCAAGTGAACCAGCGGTTTCATTGAATGTATAAGTGAAACCACTTAACTGAAGAACTTTATCGAGTGCATTCTCAAGAGGTTGAATGTTTGTCTTGAGTCTTTCGTCAGAAACGAAAGCAATGACATCACCAGTTGCACTGAACTCACCAGTGACTCTAGCACCATCAGAACGGGTATTGATTCTAACTGTGTTGTCATGATAGAGGTTGATTGCACCATCAGCGACGGCATCAATCATGCTTTCGCCAGTATACTTCTGAATGTATACTCCACCATTTCCACGAATGAATAGTGAACCAGTTCCTCTATCATCAATATAACTGTTCGAACCATCATGGAATAGATCAAGGTCATCACTATCACCAAGATACAGGTGATCGTTATCACCAAATCTTATGGTTCCATTAGCAGTAATATTTCCAGTAATCGTTGCAACTCCAGCAACGTTGAGGTTTCCACAGATATTCAGATTCTTAGCAATACCTGCACCACCAGCAACAACTAAGGCACCAGTCGTGCAACTGGTAGACTCGGTGGTTCCAGCAATAGTTTGAACGCCACCAATGTTCAGGTTCTTCTCAACACCTAGACCACCTTCAAGAACCAGAGAACCAGTATCCTTGCTTGTTGATTGTGTTGTTCCATTTACTGTGACATCACCACCAACATTCAGGTTCTTTTCAATACCAACACCACCATCAACAATCAGAGCTCCAGTGTCTTTGTTTGTTGATTGAGTTGTATTTGTAATTTCTACAGTATTGTTAACTTTCAGAGCACCATTGATTTGAACATCATCATTCATCTTCAACTCTTGGTTGAAGGTGACAGGACCATCAAACTGTGAAAGAATCTGACCAGAGTTTCCACCTTCAACAAGAATTCTTTCCTTGACAATAACTTCATCAAATACAACAGAAAGACGTGAAGGATCTTGTCCAGTTATGGTTGGAACTGGAATATCAAAAGTAATTTGCTCACCAGACTGTGCAGAATACTTGGTATTTCCAATAAAGAAGTCGCCATCGCTGTTCATACCAGTGTAAATAACAGAACCGCAAGAACTTTCTTGAGACTGAGCAAGGAAGTCTTCTCTTTCAGTCAGAGTTCTGTTCTGAACCTGTGGTAGACCAGTTGAGTAGTTACCTGGTCCATATCCCATATATTCAAAAGTATGACCAGATGCACGAACAATCGATGGTCTACGAAGTTCAATAGGTACGGGTTTGATCTTGCGAATCATAGACCCTGAAGTATGGTTCTCTTTCAGAGTACCCATCGCTCCACGAATGACCTGGATTTCATCGTTTCCAGAACCAGACAGCGTGCTGCTGGTGATTCTCATAATCTCATTATTGATTTGAATATAAGAACCAAGTGGGAATCTTCTTGTGGTTCCAATACCAGCATTTGGTACGCTTACCTTGAACTGAGTATCATTTGTAATAGTTTGTCCAAGAGTCAGAACTTCATTCTGATAGAGAGAAACACCTCTAGTTCCAAGATTTTCACCAAGTGAATCTGATGTTGCTTCGTTTGCAGAAAGTGCGTGCTTTAAGAGTTTTACTGAAGCAGGAATACTCTTTCTCGTTTTGGATGTGAATGATGTTGGTGAAATAAGTTCATTAACAACAAAGTCTCCAAGATTATTATGAGAAGAGTCAAGAACTCTAAACTTATTACCTGCTACAAGACCGTGAGGAGTTCCACAAACAAAAGTCGAAATACCCGTTGCTGAATCGTAAGATGGAGCAGAGCTAACATTGATTGAAGGGGCAATGTTAACGAAGTACTGACCTACAACAATACTTGGATCTCCAGAAGTTTGACCAACGGCAATTTGATTCTTAGCAGGAATATCAAGAACTCTATAGTATCCATCTGTGACTGTACCAAGTCCAGTAAACTGAACTGAGTTTCCAATAGATGTTGAAATACCAGAAGTTGCAATGGTAATAGCAGCACTTGGAGAACCACCAATTTGGTTGCTATCAAGATATAGTGTTTCACCAGTGGTGTATCCGGAACCACCAGTAATAATATCTAAGGAAGTAACTGAACCACCAGCAGATACAACTACCTTTGCAGTTGCACCATCCCAGTTTGTAAGAGTATTTTCATTATAAAGTTTGACGTTATAGTAGGTTCCTGGATTATGACCAGTTCCAGCAGTCAATGCATTGTAAGTTACAACACCATTCAGTTGATGCTCTCTGTTAAAGGTAACAGTGGTAATACCAGAAGAGGAGGTTGTGATGCCAGTTACAATTGGACTTAAACCAAAGTAATGGAAGAACTTATCAACTGTTTCTCTAGTGATACTCTTTCTCAGATCGTTAGTTACGGTCTTACCAAGAGGATCTCTGTAGGCAAAAGTGACCGATGCCGCAGGGTTCTCATTTACATTATCCTTATCCAACTGAGGATAAAGATCGACAACACTCTGAGAATACTTAAGGTTGGTAAACTCAGTTTGAATTGCATTAGAAGAGTTTAACAGATAAACGTGATATACACCATCTTGTGTATTGTAGATGTATGGTGTGATAACCTCACTTCTGTAAACAAAGAAGTTTCCTTTCAGGTCGTTTCTTTCAAAGCGAGGAAGTGAAACCGTTCTGTTATTTGTATTATTAGTAAATGCACCTGGAGTATGAACGGTTCCGAAGATGTCTGTTGCACTGTATCTGAATGACTTATCATTAACAATTTCAGTAATTAGGAATGTACCATTGTATCCAATGTTAATGGTTCCAGAAGTATTCGTAGTGCTGGTAACATTCTTAATGATAACTTGATCACCCGCTTTAAGATTGTGTGGGAGATCAGAAGTAACAGTTACAATACTTGTTACAGCATTGAACGTACAAGTGCTAATGAATCTTGGATTACGCTCAAACAGATAGTCAGCTGCGGTAATACTTGAGAGTGAGAAGTCTGCATCACTTCTTGCACCTGTTGTGCTTGATTCTTGAATGATGAATCCTTCATTAGGATCTCTACCATTTACAAGTTCTTTTGGAACAACAATACGAACTTTGTAAAGTTTTTCATCCAGACTTCTATTATCTTCAAAGCGTTTGAAGTAAGAAACTGCTGTTCTTTCTGTCAGTCCCGCTATGCCAAGTGTATTGATAGTAGTGTAAATATCATTATTCGTATTTGCATGAACATACCAACCAGAGTTTACCGAGTCCCATTGAATTGGTGAACCAATTTCACTAGCAGACTTATCAGATACTCTACTTACAACTTTGAGTTGCACACCACCATAAATGGTAATTGGTTGTGGAGTTGCTGCTTCTGCATTTGTTTTGGAAGAAGCAATTTTAATTTGAGTTGACGAATGACGAATTGCATAATAGATAACGTTTTCTTCCAAGTTTTCTGGAAGATCACCAGCATCACTAATGACTCTAATTTTTTCACCAGTTTGAATAGTATGACTTCCTAGAGTTAGAATATTAGAACCAGATGATGTTGCACTGTATACTTTTTCAGATGACCAAGTTCCAAGAGCAATAGTTGTTCCCGAACCAATGATATTATCAAGCATTAAAATGCTTGCACTCTTTGTTCCTGATGGAGTTTCTAAGTAGAGAGTATCATTAACTCTTGCACCAACACGATATCCTTGTGTGATAACTGGTGGTTCAATGTCTGGGTTATTGAAACCATACAGATAAAGATGACTTGAGATACCAACTTGCTTAACTTTGTTTACGTCAAAAGAAATCCAGTCAATATTTTGTTCTTCATTAACAACTGCTCTTGGCGTAACAATCGATGTAATGAATGCTTTATTGTCTTTATCAAAGGCTTCTTTTTTGAAACCGTCTGCAGATAGTGAGAACTGACCAAAGTTAGAGTTTGAGTTGGTGATAGAGGCATCACCACCAGACTCTACAGCAAAGTGCTTGTTGAAACCGATTGCGAATACAGAAACAACCTGAATAAATGAATCATTTGTTGTTTTGATGTGAACTGGTTGCCAACCGTGTCTGTAAATTGCACCAGAATCAAGGTGATAAACTGTTGCAATATTTGTTGAAGATGAACCAGCAGAAAGTGCTGCTCCAGTTACTTTAGTATAAGAAATTGAGTCATATACTCTATTTGACTCATTATATTTTACGAATGCACGGTCGTCTTTTTGCAGAGACACAGCGGTGAACTGTGCAACAACCATCGAACGGAAACCTGATGCTTTGCTACCATCAGCGTGCATACCTTGCATACCCCACACGGAGCGTAGCGAGATATTGAAGATATATGGAGATGCACCTGAAACCGTATCTGTTTCAATGGTTACTGTTGCTGAAGAACCACTCAGTCCAGCAGCAGGACCTGCAGGTAGATTATCTCTTACGAAAGGAAGAACATAAGTAAACTGAGTTGCACTTGTAACTACCTGAACTTTTGTAGAGATATTATAGTCATCTACGTTGACTCCACGAATTTTAATTGGAGTTCCAGCAGTCAGTCCATGAGCGACTGTTGTTGTGACTGTTACAATTGAACCAGGAGTTGCACCATCACCAGAAATGATGGAGCTCATATTAATTGGGTCTGATGCAAAAGCACCAACGATTTCCCACTCAGGACGTTGCTTGGCGAAACCTAAAGTTTGATCTGGATATTTTTGATCAATATCTCTACCAGATGCCAGATTAAAGGCATTCGATAGTTTACTATAATACATATCAAGATCGGTCAATCCATATCCAGTAGGAAGATTGACACCATCACAATATTCAAAACAGGTTAGTTTATGGTGAGAGAATGTTGGTTTTGCCTGATTATTTGAAGAAAAATCGGCAGCATCAGTATAGACTAGTGTGTTTTCATCACCATCAAAGATAGAAAACTGCCAGAAATAGCAAGCGCCAGTAATTCTAAAGATGGCAGAGTTTGCTAGAAGATCGTCTGTTGGGTTAGGAACATATCTTGGACGAATCTTGGTCTTTCTTAAGTCTAGACCAACGATCGAAGTTCCACGAGGTACAACAACACCACCGTAGACACTATTAAACTTATAAAGAATATTTTCCGACTGAGTTAAATCAAAATTACTGGTTAAGGTTAAACTTAACTCATTTTGAGCGACTGATTCTGCACCAGAAGGAGATACTGCAGTTGCAACTCCACCAACACTCTTAATTGCATAACCAGGTCTGTTATCAATAAGGTGCTCACCTGGAAAGAGCAAAATTGTGGTTTTCTCAACAATATCGTTATTATCCCCTCTTAAATACGAAAATCTAGCAGATTCAAGCAGTGCTCTCTGAATCGTTTTAAAAGGTTTTGTTAAAGAGTTACCCTGATTTTCAATACTATCCGTTGCATCAAGGTCATTAGGGTTTACATAAAGAATGCGACCTTCAGTATTCCTAATAAAATTTTCTAGCTTATTCAGTGGCATTTTATGATATTTCTTTTGAGGTTTATATGCCTTTATTTATCCCATTAAATCCTCCTCATCATATTCAATAACATCATCTGGCATATCTTCAGGGTTCTCTAACTCAACTGGAAAGAAGCAAGGATGCACCTCTTCATCTATTAGGTAGAATGAATTTCTGTATAGGTCTTCTGGTTCAAAAGATCTTTCTTTGTCTGCTGCTCTACAAAGATCTTGGTCGTATAAATGACCGTCAGGAAGTTCGTCAAATGTAAATGGAATGTGATTGATAAAGTACATCTTCACGATCATACTGCCATTATTGTACCAGCAGTATGCGTGATCGATACGATAAGACATAGGAAACTTCCCATATCTTATATTTATTTTTATAGGGCGAGCGGGAATCGAACCCGCACGGGAATACTCCCAGCAGATTTTAAGTCTGATACGGCTACCAGTTACGTCACCGCCCCATTTATGAGACCATTATAACTCAGAAAGTCTTTATGGTCAAGAATGCCGTGTGTTTGTGAGACTAAATCAAAACCGTTTGATAGATGCCCCACTGGATTCTATCATAAGTTTTGAACCACGGCAAGTGCTGGTTGTCGGGATCGAACCGACCTGTCTTGCCTTATGAGGGCAGTGCTTTCTCCAGAGAGCTAAACCAGCGTTTGCAGAAATTCTTTCCAACTATCACCATAGTGTATCATATGATGGCAGTTGTGGCAAAGAAGATCGCATTTATCAACTTCTTCTTTGATAAGTTCCCATTTTCTATTTGCGAAACTTCTCCCGTCAAGTTTTAGTTTTTTTTTGGGAAGGATCTCTATGGTGAAAACATAAAGTTGCTGGATTATCTTCACCACATTTTTGACACTTACCACCTTTATATTGAAGTGCCTCCCATTTATTGGAATATGCACGTTCTTTTTGTTCAGTATAAGTGTTTCTGTTCATAACAAAAGGATCATTTTTATAACGCCACTTTTGACGGCAGGTTTCATTACAATAAAGTTTTGCTCTTCCACCTTTTCTTGTGTGTTGTAGAACTTCTTTCCCACACGCTTTACAATTAATCATTTATGTTATGAACTTATACATACACCTATTTAGATAAAGGCGTATTTTGGGCGAGGGTGTCTGACCACGATAATCTACGATTCAGCAGAGGGGACCCTTCGTTTAATACAACGTTCCTTGTTGTACCCGATAGGAACACTGGGAGTTGAACCCAGACTAACCCGTTATAAGCAGGCCGCTCTAACCATTAAGCTATGCTCCCTTACGGTTTATGATGCCTCGTTGTTTAACTCGGTGTGTATTCGTATGAGGTCATCATCCGCAGGTATCATAACTGCTACTCTACCGTCTTCGCCCACTATTCCTAAATGCTCTCCGTTTTCTACCCTTTCAATCAGTTCGTCAAAACGTTCTTGAAACTCTGCCACAGTGAAAACTTCCATTTTTGTGTTTTTATTTAGTTGTTCTCCTGACCTTTGATAGCGAGGTCAGCATACTCAATCTGATCTGGGTCAAGTTGGTCGGTGACAACTTCCAGCACGTTCATAAACTCTTCTACAGTCTCACACTCAACCAGACGCTCGCTTCCCTGATCACTAATCAGAAGGAAGGTGCGAGTGCAAACGTCGATGACAATACCGAGAACAGTTTCTTGTGCGGTGCTCATGGGTGGTTTTGTTGATTACCTGAGTATTATAGGGCAGATGGGGGCGGGTGTCAAGCGGTTGGTGAAGTATCTTTAATAGCCTGTATTGCTATGCTGATTTGAGTATTCTTATCGGTCAAAAGTCTAGTGGTTTTATTTTGTCCGTATCTTGCAATTTCATATTCAGATCGTTCACCTTTTACAGCATTTGTTTTTGTAACTAGATTTGTTACTTGAGATTGCAATGCTGATATTTGACTTTGTAATGTTGTTATAGAAGAAGCGTGTGAAACACAGACAGAAGATGTACAAGGTGTTCTAAAACAACTTCCTATAGTACCAAATAGGCTTCCAATGCCAGTTTGAGATGTATCAGACTGTGTATAAACGACAAAAGAACCTATACCAACATTTGATGCTGTTAAAGTATTGTTTGTATTTCCATAAGGATCATTGCCATCATAGGTTGAAGTGGAATAGTTTGGAGTTTTTGCAACGATACTATCTGGGAAAATATTTGTTACTCCTACCGTAGTTCCACATCCAACTGCAAATGCATTTGTTGATAAGACAACAATTTGTGACTTTAGACTATTAATTTGTGAAACCAAAGACACAATATCACTATCCAACTTTACACAAGTGGGACTGAACATCTCAATATCTGCCTGAGTCTTCGGCGTTTCTTGTGCCACATAACCAAGAGCATTTTCATTATTTTTAATTTTATTTTGAAGGTTATCAATTAACTGACTCATTACCCTACTCCATTTTTAAGTTCTTCAACGGTTGCTTTTAATTGATTTATCTGCTCTTGTTGCTCCTTAATTGCTTCGATGAGAAGACCAACTAGATTTCCATATTGAACACCTTTATACCCATCTGGTCTATTCACAACAACTTCTGGAATAATTTCTTCAACTTCTTGGGCAATAACTCCTATTTGTTTTTGCTTATTTTCTTTAAAGTCAAACGTGACTCCACGAAGCGCAGATACTTTTTTCAGAGGTTCTTGAATAGTCTCAATATTTTCTTTTAGGTTTTCATCCGAAGGTAATGACTTACCTAAAGCAAGTTCTGCTTCAAGATCTTTTCCATTAATTTTAACACTTCCAAATAAATTAACATCACCGATATAAGTCATTGACCCTACAGACATAGAAAGTCCTGTATGCAATAATGTTGAAAATCCAGCAAGAATACCACCACTTGCAAACAGACTTGGAATGACTGGAATAATGTCAAATGGATTTTTAATTAGAAAAACACTTCCAGTTTTAATAGTTTGACCTAGAGTAACACTATTACCACCAGTTAAATGATTCTCATTTGCAATTACATTATCCTGAAAGATTGACTCCTCAGAATAAGTCTTCTGTTTTCCAGGAATGTTACCACCCTTTAGAATGTCAAAAATTTTAAACAGACTTGTTAAAGCAGAAAAAGACATATTATCCTCCTAAAAATTGTTCCGTAATACTACAGTTGCGACTGCGAGCTGCACTTGAACCTACATGAGACTCTTCGAAACATTTCTCTTTAAATGATTCACCTTCTGGAAGCATATTACCAGTCTGTGCTTGAAGATTTGCAACGTTTGCGCTAATACCTAGACCGCCGCCTACTTTTATGTTCAAATCTTTTCCTACATTCATATCTAATGTTCCGTCGCAATCAATTTTAATACGACTACCACGTATTCTAACTTGTCCTGTTTTATCTGCTGTTAAGCAAATATCACCACCAGCAGTCATAATCTCAATATCTATGCCTCCACCACTTTTCTTTCCAGCATGTATTTCAATTTTACCATCATTATAAATGCTCATTAAACCACCTTCAGACAAACTTACAGAACTCTGCAGTTTATCTGCTGTTACCGCATAAAACTGATATACACCAGTTCCAGTTCCACCCATTATTGGGCTATGCAATGTTAGTTTAACATCGGTTGAGAAATTAACAAAATCTCTTTTATCCCAGTTCTTTTTTCTTTCTGCCATTTTATGTTGTTACACAATCTACAACTTGTTTAACTTCACCTTGTAAATCTGGTACATCTAGTTTTGGTTTTAAAATAGCACCAACACCAGTTTCTGTGACAACGCTTAAAACTGGTAAAGAAGTAACATTAACCCTATTTATTGGTGTGACCTTAACGATGTATCCACTTGCAATTTGAGTTTCATATTCATTTCCTAGATCATCAATGACTTTATCTCCTGGTGAGTATCCACTTCCGGTATTAATTACAGATACATCGGACACGATATATGGTTGTTCTACAGCAGGGTAGTTCTCACCCTCTGAAACAATGTAGATAGAGTTTACTTGACCATCCTTAATTGTCGCTCTAGCAACAGCACCATATCCTTGGTTGCAACTGTCGGTAATTTCTACGAATGGGGGATAAACATAACCAGAACCAGGATTGGTCATTTTAACTCCTATGATTCCTCCTGTTACACCACCATTTGCGGCATCAACAATATTACCAAGTAAAGGAATTCCAGAAGCACCGCTTCCACCGCCACCAAAGATATTGATTGTTGGAGGACCACAGAACTGAGGAATACCAGCAAAACAATCGCTGATACCACTAAAGTCTGGTGATGAAATACCTGCATTGAAAATATCAAATGCACCGACGATTTGCGATACACCTTCGATTGGATTACCTGCTCCAGTCTGTGCATCTGCAATTGAAAATGCAGTATTTGCAAGTTCAAGAATTGAATTGATATCAGTTACTTTTGGCATCTTTGTTCCATATCCAACAATCCATTCTTTCGTATCATTATCATCTTCATCTTCTTCACATTTAGGAATACCAAGCATTCCCAAGAATGACTCTCCAGTGTTGCGTAAAAAGTCTTCCGTATTAAATCCACCAACATATTTAAGAATAGATTGTAATCCACCAATAGCAGACTGAAGACCAGTTGCAATCTGACCAATAATGCTGTTCATTATTGATCCCATAAATTGCTCCGCAACACAAGACACAAAGTTAGCAATATTATCAACGATTGCATACAACATTTGTCTAATGATATTACCAATAGACTTAATGATACTTTCTATCAAACAAGGAATTCTTTTTTCAAGTTCACATATTACAGGAATCATTGCTTTCTCTGCAAGTTCACCTGCTTTGTTTGCAGTTGTTGGGTTTAGTGTTGCAGCAAATACTAGACCATAAACTGTAGAATAAAGAATTTTAAGACCTGCTTTAATGAGGGGGATAAGTGCTTTGAATACTGCATTAACTGCACCACCAACTTGCTGACTAACAATATCCTCTAACTGCTTTACACGAAAATCAATTTCTTGTTTTAACCATTCTCTTGCTTCCTCAATACCATTAGCAATCTTATCTTCAAACTCTGCATAGTCTTTTAAAAAATTGCCAAGAGCATTTTCAATCTTATCAAGAGTAGAAGGTTTTTTAGTTGCATTTAATACTTTATCACCAATTGCATCAGAAAGACCAACGGCACCCTTTCCACCAGCAGATTCTACTTGACTTTTCTGTAGAGCAACTGGTGATGGTTGAGATGTTGAAGACTGTTCGTTTGTGTTTCCACCTAGTATCTGAGATGTTGCTCCATCAGGTGGTTTGATATCATTTGTAAACCCAGTAAATGGAATAAAAGGTCCCGAATATGCTTTTTCTGGTTTATATGCAGTATGACCAAATGCACCGACAATTACAGGAACTTGAGCATTGTCCCCATCCATAAAAAATCCAAATACCACATCTCCAGGTGCGACACGAACTTTTTGTGCCGAACCTTGACCACCAGTTCCTGCGGTCATTGGTAATACTATTTGTGCCCAAGGAAGATCTTCATCTTTTAGTTCAACCGTATTTGCGGGATGATATCCCATAATACGGACCTTAGCCCTATTTCCCCACCCTTTACCATCTTTTTGGTCAGCCCATACCTCTTTAAGTGCTACTTGACCAATCCACCAACGGAATCCATCTCTACCAATAAAATTAGATTTTAATAAGGACTCTTCCATTAGTTGTTATTTTTTCCGTATTTTCCAAATGTATCTCTAATCAGTTTCATAGATGTGAATGATCCATCTAGGTCAAAGTGATGACAGAGTTCTTTTATCATATATAGACCGCTTTGCTCTTCGTCAAAAACATTTTTATCAGAGTCTGTAATTTTTGGAATCTGACAGTTAATTAAATCTCCCGCTCTTAAGTTTGTATTTAACGGAACAGTCATACTTACAGTTTGAGTAAACATAATATTATATCTCATAATTGCTTGAGACTGATATTCAAATGGATTTGCATTTGGTTCCGTAGATATACCCTGATCCATTGTCCCAATATCAAGAACTTGAGTAATAATTCGAGTAGGAAGATTTCCTAAGTTTCCTGGTAGATTGAGGTTTGCTTGACCAAGATTTTTAGTTTTACCAACATAATTTTCTAGTTTAAATATTGCCTGACTTTGAGGAGTAAATGTTCCATCTAGAGGATTGAAAAACATTCTATAACTTGAATATGTTCCCAGTCTAAGTTTTTCTATTAGGTTTTGGTTTCTTTCAGTTGTATAATCAATAATTGCAAAGTCATTATTTCTAAAGAAGTCAGACTCATTTGGTCCATAGTAAGTATAAGTTGCTTTTGACTCTGCCTGAATTAAATTATCAATGGCACGAAACTGAAATCCATCTTGTGTTTGGTAAAAGAAAAAACCAGCAGTTGCACTACCCGATGAATCTGGAACTGCCTTAGACGCTAACCAAACCAATACAGTAAATGGTTTTCTTAAATTTCCAATAAAGGCATATTTGTTTGAGGTTTTATCAATTGTTCCTACTTTTGTTGCCTTAAGTTTATCATTTAATATTTGAGTTACTGCACTATCAATAGAAGTTCCTGGAGAAAACTTTCCACCGACTCTTGAAGTTTCATTTGTAATTGCTTCTCTTGAAACTAAGTGTAGTTGGAATACTTCTCGTTGACTTTGACTGATAACGTTTGAAATACTAGAAACATGAAGTAGATCGTCTGGTTTAGAAAAATCTAGATCTGGATTTGTTGGCGAGTTTCCACCTATTTTTAACGCAAGTCTTTCGCCACCACGCAAGGGAAGACCATTATAAATTGACTGAAGTTCCCCACTTTTACCTCTGATACTTCCACCGGTGTCCATTACAACTATTTTTGCAGTCACAGTTGGTGAGAATACATCTTCATAATAGTCAATAGAATATGTTCCAAGTCTAATGTCAACCGTCTTTGACTGATCCGTAGATTCTAGTATGAGTTTTTCGTATAGAGATCTTTTAGTTGACATTAGGTATAAGCAAGCTCCAACAACATTCTTTGTTTGATAAGACTATTTAAGCTTGGTCCAGCAATAATAATTGGAGACCCCTCACCAGAACCGGTCATCATTGCTGGATTCTGATATAACTGTGGTGGAGCGGCAACAACCAATGTTTTTCCACTAGACTCCGGAGTAATACCATCAGATACTGTTGCTCCTTGTCTTCTTCCAGTTATTTGTGCTGGAACTGCTGTTGTGTTTCCAGGAGCATTAAAAGCAGCCTTGTTTGGTTGATTTGTGAGTAATAAAAGTGGAACATAAGGTGATGGATCAGCATCACTTCCATAACCCATTTTTCCTTTTTGTCTTGTGTATTCAAGATGAATGTGAGGACCACTTGAACGACCACTGCTTCCAACTTGAGCAAATGACCTGCCTGCTTTCATTGTGGTAAACGCTCTCGGTTTTGCAAGCAAATGACCTAAACGAAGTTGGACTCCATATGAAGGAACCCATACATCTACAACGTGTCCATATCCACCATCATCCCAACGATATCCAACCCACTCACAATCAACTCTCAATGCAATCCAAGTTCCAGAAGGACACGCAATATCAAGACCCAAGTGTCCAGGTCTATCTGGGTCCTTAAATGAATCTGTGATTTGAATGAAAGGAACTCCTCTTCCAATGGATTGAGTCAATACATCTCCACTCACTAATGGTCTAGAACCAAGTCCACCAGGAGTTGCAGGTGGTGCTGGAGTTGTTTGTGCTGGTGGTGCAGTTGGTGTTCTACCTTTTAAATTTTTATAGGCATCAAGAATCTTATCCCCATGCGCCTTTCCACTAGTTCCATTTACATCTCTACTATTTGGATAATCACCACCAGTTAAATGATAAACTCCGAACTTTTGAACTAAAAAGAACTCATCAGCATTTGGGTATTTTCTTTTTATTTGAGTTAAAGTATTTTGTGCGTGAGTTGCAAATAAAGCATCTTGATCTTTTGGTGGAAAATATTTTATTAACTGTTGAGCAGCAGAACGATCTCCACTTAAAGATCTGTTTATTAAAGACTGTACTTGTGCTTTATTATTACCCGCATTTTTCAATAAAATTTGTTGGGTATCATTTCTTCCAGTCATAAACTGGTATCTTCCCAATCCGTGACCAAGATACGTCGTTGGACCTACAGATCCATAGTTTCCTTCTGCTTTAGAAGTTGCATCAGCAAGAGCTTTTAGATTGACTCCATAAGAAGTTCCAGTTGGACCACCTGGTGCTGATGGGGGAGTTGGTTGTCCTGTAGTTGGTGCTGGTTGCTGCTCTTCTTCACCAAAATCAAATGGTTGAACTAGAATATTAATTGCATTAAAAAAATCAACTTCCATTCTACTGAAAGTTGTTCTGACCCTCGACAACGAAGCATCGATTTGCTTACCCATATCAGAAAAATCAAAAGCAATTAAGTTACGAATAAATGCTGATGAAAGTGTTCCTATTTCTCGAAATATTGAAAGGGTATTCCCCATGAAATTAGACATCGTTCCAGATATCTTTACGATTCTTTCCCCTAGTTGTTTAGATAATGAAATAATAGTTGGTAAGTTTATAACTGCCCAACCAACCATTGTAATTGCAATGGCATCAAGTATTCTACCCAAAAATCCTTTGGTTGAGTTTGTGACTGCTCTACCTACACTTCTTATAGAACCAGTTGATCTTGATGCTTCAAATAGGTCTCTTTGTTGTTTTCTGCGAATACCGTCTTTTCTTTTTTGATAAATGCTTTGTCTTTTCGCAATAGACTGTCTTTTAAAAACAGACTGTTGTTGTAAAGTTCTTCCAACACTTTTTGCAATACTATTACTCTGCTTTGATCTCTTTTCAAGATTATCTGTTGACTTGAACAGTTTATTCGAAGTAACTTTAATGAATGAAACGCTCATCTTATGCTACCACGTTATAGTTTGCCATCGAATAATACACGTAGAAATTATCAGGATTTGACGAAGAAATAGATGGAATATTATTTGCGACTGGGTTCATGTTTGCAGGCACATCTCTTGGTTGCTGTTGCTGTCCTGCAGTCACAACGACGGTTGTTTCTGGTTCAGGAGCTGGACCAAGATTTTGTGCTCTAACTAATGCAGGAGATGCAGTTGTTTGAACATTTGCTTGAACGGTCGCTGCAGCGTCAGACATTCCTGCCATAGTATATCTGGATGCATCTAATGCACCTTCTGGAAGATTAAATCCAGCCATTGTGCCAGAAGCTTTAGTAAAGAGATCTTGTCCTAAGTTATTAAGAGGAGAATATAAAGCAAATCCACCCAGTAGTTTAAGTGGTAATGGTAAGAATGGTATTTTTGAAAGTGCGGTTAGACCTGCTACTGCTGTTCCAGCACCCATAACTGCTTGTCCTGCAGGAACTCCAGAAGCAATATTAGCAGCAGTTCCAGCAGTTCCTTGCACAAATGGATTTTGAAACAGATTTCCAACTGACCTAAGCATCTGTCCCATTTGAGAAGATGGAGTTGCTGCTATTCCACTTGTTGGTGCTGCAGCAGGTGGTGGTGGATTTGTTGTGCCAGGACGAACAATGTTTCTAATATTATCTATTGTCCCCTGTGCAGCATTTTTTACAACTTGAAAAGGATATTTGAATAGTCCGTTTGCAATTGCTTGCGAGATTCTAGATGTGGTTCTAGTGATTGATCCAACAATTCCTGCAAGACCCGTGTAGATATTTCTGAATACATTTCCGGCAAGATTAAAACCTTTACCTACTTGGTTTTTAACTCCATTTAAAGCATCAGTCGTAAACTTAACTGCAGATGCAATACCACCAATAACTTTTGGTGCTAACCATCCAGTCAATAATAAGGTAAAGAATCCCATCAAACGGGAAAGAGAAGACTGCGCTTTGACTGCAGCTTTTTGTGCTGGCGCAACAGTTGCATTCTCAATCTTTCTTTCGACTAATGCTTCTTGACCTTCCCTGAGTTGTTGCTCTGCGACTCTTCTTTCTCTTTCTTGCTCTATCGCTTCTTTCTGTCTTTCTAGAAAGGAATTTTGTGTAACCGATGCAGAAACAGTTTGCAATGACTGACTTAGACCAACCATTTGTCCGGTGATACGGTCAAGTCTAATATTCAAACCACCAACTAAATTTGAAACAGAAGACATTAACTGCTGTCTTTCTTGCTGTCTTTCTATTTCAATAGCACCACTCATCTGTCTAGGAGAAACCATTCCCCTAGCACTATTGATTCCACCTAAGATGGGTGATGCCAGTTCAGCCATTTACTTTGTTTTTAAGATTTTCTTCTTCTATGAAATTATGGAGAAGAGAAACATAAACTTCTCTTTCCCAAGGTATCATATTTTCAAGTTCTGTCAATGAGTATTTATGATGCTGAATCAAGGCAAAGTTGGTTTTGAAGTATGACTCAAGACTTTCATGAGCCATACTTACCCGAAAAAAGCCGTTAAACCCTCCAAGACAACATCACTCTCTACACCAGTGTTTGGATTCTTAACCGTAAGTGTGTGAGAAAGTTTTGGCATTGTTTCAAAGAACTTTTCAATTTCTTTGAATTGCTTTGAACTCAGTCCTTCTAAAAATTCTAGAAGTTCTTTTTTAGAGTAGTCGGAGGCACTCCAAGATTCTTCTTCATTATAAATCTGCTCTACGCAAGTTGAAATAAGATCAAATGTTTCATCTACAGTTACAGAACTACCATCTACGCTAAAGTTACTCTTAATGAACTCAGTCATTGAAGGATACTTCATTCTCAAACTTAGATTATCATCTAGTTTAATATCTTTGGTGTGTTCTGAACTGATTTGAACTTTGATTTCATCCAGAGTAATCAAAGTTGGAACTTGAGTCATTCCGTCATCAGGACAAGTAATTAAGACTTCAATATCTTCTCCAACAGACTTTCCGCGAATGTTCAAGAAAAGATATTCAATATCAAAAGTAGAAAGTTCATCTACTTTGATACCTTTGGTTAAAATACAGTTCGTAATTACGTCCTTAACCGCTCTTGCAATTTGCTTTGGATCCTCACTCTCCATTGCAATAATGAGAATCTTTTCTTCTTTGACTAGAAAAGGACGATACTTAACTTTCTTTTTATTTGAAGGCAACTCAAGTTCATAAGTTGGAGTCGCAATTGTTGGTAAAGGCATAATATCCTATAAAGTTCAGTTATTTTTATTTAGAGGTTATTGCTGAGGTCCAGACATACCAACAGAGTTCCACTGGTTTACCGGAACAATACCACTTGCATTATTTGCTTCGGTGACAGTATTATATTGATTTGCATCATAAGCACCAACTCCACCACCATAAAAACCAGGTGATACTGGGCGGAAAGATGGTCTGGTTACATTTCCAGTATCATTAGAATTTAAGAAGCTTGTCTTCTGACCAGAAACTTTGTTATTATCCGATCCAACATAAACACTATAACTGGTTGTCTTACCACAAACATACCTATCAAAGTTAAAAGATGCGGTAACTTTTAAAATATCCGAGTTTGCATATGAAACTGGAACGGAGTTCATTGCAATGGGAAACATACCATAAAAAGTGTATTCAATTTGTTGATTATAATTTCTATCAAATTTAATAATACGAGTTGCATCAGTTTTGTATTCTTGAGGATATCTCATTCTGAAAAAATATCCATCTCTTGCTGGAGATACACCAGAACCAAAAGAAATAAACTCAATCCAATGCTCTACAAACTTCAGTGCTTTATAAGATGCATCAACATAAAACTCAAGATCAATTTGAGTAAACAAACGAGTATGAGCAAACTTCTCAACCACACCCATGTAGTTTCCTGCAATATCTGCTGTTCCAAAAGAACTTCCTGGTAGAACTGCAGAACTACAGAGCAATCCCATACTTTCCCCAATGAAGTTGGCATCTAGACCTCTATATGCTAGGTGACCTCTTAATGGAGCAGATAAACCAGCAAAGACTACTTCATAATGAGAAGTTTGTGCTAGGTTAGTTATCAGAGGTTTGATATCTGATATCCTTCTGGGAGTAGGCACTCTAAATATCTTATATGGAATTGTTATAGTTATTTAGATGTCGTATAGGGGAAAATATAAACCGTCTTATCCGAACAAATATAAGGGAGATCCCACAAACATTGTCTATCGCTCTTTGTGGGAAAGAAAATTTATGGTTTATTGTGACACTAATACAAACATTTTAGAATGGGGTTCTGAAGAAATGTTTATTTGGTATCGTTCCCCTATCGACTCAAAACCTCATAGATATTTCCCAGACTTCTATATCAAAGTTAAAGAAAGCACCGGTCATATTAAAAAGTATCTGATTGAAATTAAACCACATAAACAGACTGCGCCTCCACCAAAACCTCAAAGGCAAACTAAAAAATATCTTTATGAGGCATATGAGTATGCTAAAAATCAGGCAAAGTGGGAAGCAGCAAAAGAATGGTGCGCTGATCGTGGATATGAGTTCAAAGTTCTCACAGAAAACGAACTTGGTATCAAGTAATGCCTAGAAAAAGTCTCAAAGAAAGACAGCAAAAAAAAGTTACAGATACTGATCGTAACCGTAACCGAGTTCGTCCTGTTCTTGATGGCATTATTGGAAATGAAGATCCAGACGACTTGATGCTTGAGTTACTTGAAGTCATTCAAGAGTCTCCTAAAGTTCCAACTCCTGGTAAGTTTTATATTTTTGTTTATCGCCCTAAAACTCCAAATATTCAATACGATCAAAATCCCTTTGTTGCCGTGACAGATGTTTTTCAATGGGGATTTCGTGGCATTAACTTTCACTGGGGAGAAACAAGACAATATACGTGGGATGAGATACCTGGAAAAATATACGAAGTCTTCCCATCCGAAGTCAAAGACTTGCAAGAGATACCATTTCAAAATATTAGACTAAATAGTTAAAAAAGGATAATGCTGGATCCATCCATAGGGTTTAACTCTGCAGTTAATGGTTTTGTTTCAAACACTCAAAACTCTAGCAATGATGGCACACCCAAAGCTAAGAGTTATAGGTATCCGCTGCGTAGAATTGAAAGCAAGAGCGACTATCTGGAAATAAGAATTGTAAAGTATGAAGCACCAAAATTTGTACCTGGAAATTTAGAAACTAAAACAGTAAATAATCAAACTACCATAAATGAAGAGACTGTTTCTTTGGCATCAATCCCAACAGGAACGGAAGCAAATAGAAATACAAAACCTTTAAAATACATTTACTTACCAATTCCACAAAACTTATCAGATGCAAACTCAATAACTTGGGGAGATGATACATTAAATCCTTTAGAAGCTTTTGGTTTAAAAGCAGGAACGAGTCTTGTTGGAAACCCTCTTGGTGCAGCAGCAGCTGCTGGAACTTTTTTCAAAAAATTTGGATCAGAGGTGCAAGGATTAACAGAAGCAAATAAAGATTTGATTGCATCAGCAGTCGGTGGAGCATTAGTTAATGCTGTTGGTGGAAGTGTTAGTTACCAAAGCATTCTCGCAAGAGCCTCTGGACAAATTTTAAATCCAAACCTAGAACTTCTCTTTCAAGGTGTAAATCTTAGAAGTTTTCCATTTGTATTTGATTTTGCCCCGAGAGATGAAAGAGAAGCAAGAGAAGTTAAAGAAATAATTAGAGCATTTAAAATTCATATGACTCCCAAATCAACATCAACTGGCAGTCTTGGAAAAGTTTTTATCAAATCTCCAGATGTATTTTTAGTTGCCTATAAAAGTGGTAATAAAACGCATCCATTCTTGAATAAGTTTAAACCAATGGCTTTGACTGATATGCAACTTTCTTACACTGGTTCTGGAACTTATTCAACTTATCAAGATGGGACACCAGTTCATATGCAAATGACCTTGACATTCAAAGAACTCAATCCAATTTACTCCGAAGATTATGAAACCGAAGAAGGAAAAACAGGAGTAGGTTACTAAAATGTCTTATTTCAGAGAACTTCCAGAAATTCAATACCAGTCACCCATTGAAGATAGAAATTCTTCTCTTGACTATGTGACTGCAAAAAACTTATTCAGAAGAGTCAAACTTCGTGATGACTTACAGAACGTTTTTACTCTCTTCAATAAGTATGAAATCAGAGAAGGAGAAAGACCAGACACAGTTGCAGAAAAAATTTATGGTGCTCCAGACTATGATTGGGTCGTTCTTTTATCTGCAAATATTACCAGCGTAAGAGATCAGTGGCCATTATCAGATAAAGACTTATATCTTTATGCTGAAAATAAGTATGGAACTATTTTAAATGATGTTAAGTTCTACGAAACAACTGAAGTCAGAGACTCAAAAAACAGACTTATTCTTCCTGCTGGTAAAGTGGTGGATAAAACATTTACAATACCAAATCCAAATAATCCATACACAACGTTAAATCCAGTTGTTGGAATTTCTAACTTTCAATATGAAGTTAGAAAGAATGAGAAAAAACGTTCAATATATGTTCTAAAACCAGGATACCTACAACAATATGTAAATGACTTTAAGGATATTATGTATTATCCAAAGTCTTCTCAGTATGTCAACAACCGACTTATAAAAACAGAAAATACAAGAAATACTTCACCATAAGAGTTCCAAACTCTTATCAAACATCATCACATAACGGTGCTTACGGGAGCGGTCTTTCCATTCTCCTTCAGCACCTTTTATTTTACCTCTTGAATGTTTGGTGCCGTCTGAATAGTAGAAGTCTTTCTTAGGGTCTGTAAGACCGCAATATTTAAAGTTGCAAGCACGATAAATTGTACCATCGTGAAAATCAGAATCCGCGTAAGATATGATTGCTGATACCTTTGTGTCTTTGCGAAACTGTCTAATCGCTTTTGCAACGAACCAAGAAGTAATGTTGTACTCCTGTGACTGTGTATCGGGGTGGATGCAAAGTCTTGAGAGTTCGAAGAGTCCTTGTTGTTCATTTCTTCCAAGTCCAAATGCTCCTTGCGCGACTTCTGGAACTGGGAGTCCAGTAAAGATAATAATTCCCTGTATTCCACCTATATTTAACGGACAAAAATCATTTTTCTTGAAAAGACCATAATTGTATCCTGACTTGAACCCTTTTGAAAAGTCCTTAAGATAATGAAACCGCAGAAGTAACTCTGCGGCTTCGGACTTACTTACACGTTCAATGTAGTAATCAGACTTCACTCTTCGGCAAGACGGGCAAAGTAGGACAGGGCATCATCATCCTCATCTTCCTCAACCGCAGCAGCACGACGAGTGGGTTGAAGATTGCTAAGTTCGGAACGAAGGTCTTCGGTCAGTTCACGGGTCGAACCACGGGTGTTGTCCTCATCAAGGTCTTCAGGATCCTGATAACGAGGAGTGCCTTTGGAACCCAGCACATACTCAAGACGCTTCTTCAGTTCATCATAGGTCTTGAACTGGTCAGCAGCAACGAGTTCGGCAAGGGAATACTGCTTCTTCCACACTGCTTCCATTGCGTCATCATCGTCCAGCAGAGGGGCAGCAGCGGCAAACTCACTAGAGTCATAGTTACGATAACCAGCAACATTCTTTGCCTTCAGTTTGAAATTGGCACCTTGCCAGAAGTCAAACGGATCAATCGCCTCTTCATCCTCAAACTCAGGTTGCATCGCTGCAGTCAGTTTGTCAAAGATCTTCTTACCATACTTAAACAGGAAGACTTTACCTTCGTTAGCAGGGTTGGCAGGATCCTTCACAACATAGATGTTGCTCACATAAGTCAGTTTACGCTTCTGCTTACGTGCCAGTTCCTTACCAGCATCGGTGCCGTTGTTCCAGAGTTCGGAGTTCAGTTCCGATACAGGATCCTTCTGACCCAGAGTAGTCAGAGAGTTCTCAATATACCAACCACCAGGACCTTGGAATGCGTGACTGTAGAGTTTCACGAACGGAAGGTCCTCACCGTTCGGAGCAGGAAGGAAACGGATCACGGCATAACCATTGCCGCTCTTATCTACATCCAGTTTCCATACGCGGTCGTCACTAGAACCGCTACCAGTATTCATTTTTTCAACTTCTTTGACCAGTTTGGCGGTCAAAGAACCAAGTTTAGACTGCTTTTTAAGGTCAGCAAAAGACATTTGGATACCTCGGATAGTTTGGATTCGGGGGATTTACTTAGATATTATAGCAAAGATGCTCTCAACGGTCAACGTATTTCTTGAGAGATTCGATTGTCTTGTCCATACTGCTGAACAGGATGCTCATATCAGTCTCTGGTGGGAAACCCATCAGTGCCACTGACTTACGAAGGTTCTCTTTCATCTCAACCGCTTCTGGGTCATCTGAAAGAGATAGACGTGTATACATTACACGCTGTTTTTCAAGGAGCAACTGTAGTTTTTCAATGTGTTCCAGTTTTGTTTCACGGGACATTCCACCAAAAGTGAGAATACTTCCGTATATCTCCTCTTGCAACTTATTGATTTCTTTCAGTTCGTCTTGAATAATATCGGAGTCAAAAAAGTTACTCATCTATGATTTCCCTTAAAATCTTCTTATACTGGAATACATCAATATTTAGAAATGGATTATATTTTTTGATTTTCAAACTGACGGTTTCCCACACTGGGTCCAAAAGTTTTTTATCAAAATCTTTTACGATTGAAAATATTTTGTCGTAGATGACGAATGTTTCTGGCGATAATTTCCCGCTTAGAAATTTTTTGAGGACTATGGGGTGTCCTTTGGAACAGTTGAACACAGTTTCTAATTCGTTCTCTGAGAACAATTCCGTTGATTGTTCTTTGAACAAGTAGGTCAAACTCTGTTGCCTCCGCATCCAATCTGCGTAGGTCCTTTCTCCAGAATTGATAATTTCTCCAATCCATAAGTTCTGTGGGTTGTCTGCGGATACAAAGTTTGAGAGTAAAAAATCTACTATTTCTTTATCTGAATATTTTCTTGAACTTTTTTCGAACCAGTATTTGTCTTTGCGTTTATTGAACGAAGTGACTGTTGCTCTGGATTTGCCTCCATACTTAAAAAAGTCATATTTACTGTTCGTAAAATGACTTTTCATCGAAAGATAAGTTTGATATGTCTCAAAAGGACTCATAACGGAAGTTTTGCTCTTGATGTTCGTTTCATAAAGTTAAGACGAGTTGCGTCCCACTTTAGTTTCTCTTTCAAAGGTTTTGAAATGAGTTTCGTAACTGATTCTACCTCAAGACAATTGATTTCGCAATAGTGACAAATTGCATCAATATAGTTAAAGTTTTCTTCTGCTACGATCTTTTCAATCTCAAGAGCAAACTTGGAAGGCGTTAGAAACTTATTCTCGATGGCTTGTTCTAGTTCTTTATTTGGTTCCATAGAGCTCCAGTTTATCTCTAACAAACTTTCTAATGTATTTGCTGAGCAGTTTGATGTATTTTGATTTGTCATATTCTTCATAAACGACGCATTCTCCATTTTCACAAGCCATGATAATTACAAGTTTTTTAACAGTCAGTCCTGTTAGTTCGTATAGCATACATCCATATGCCATACATTGAACAAAATAGTGTTCAATCCACTCACGTGGTTTTGGTTTTTTAGAAGTCTTAAAGTCGATTATTGATAACTCGCCATTATATTCGGCAATACAATCAACAGTCCCAGCAATACCCAGTTGCTTACTATATAGGGACCCTTCAAGGGCGTAAATATTATTTATACGATTGAGTTCTGATTTTGAGATCTTAAACAGAAAATCTGAAAGAGGTTGCACTTCTGGCAGTTCTTCATTTTTAAGGTAATGCTCAGTAAGAGAGTGCATATCAGTTCCACGACTTGTTGCCGCTTTAGTGACACGCTCTGCCTCTTCTTCACCCACCTTCTTACGCCAGTTAACAAAGATTTCCTTGTTAAAATGACTGGTCACCGAAGTGATGGAAACCAGTCGAATAAGTTCTTCTTCGTCTGGAACTTTGTAGTACCTTACACCATCAATGGTTTCACGCTCCAACTGAGGGAGTTCAATATCAACATGATTAAACATTAAAAACCTGCTTCCATTTTCGCAATGATGTATTCTTTAACAAGTCCAGAACGAACAATATCGTCTACACCAAACTCAATTATATCAAATGATGGCATTTTACGCAATACCGTCATAAAGTCCACAATACCATTACGCTCATTTGTTTTCTGCAAGTCTGACTGAGAAGCATCACCACAGAAACAAATCTTGGTATTTTCACCGACACGAGTAATAATAGAATCTAGTTCGTGGAAGTTTAGATTCTGAAACTCGTCCACAATAATGATTGCATTATCAAGCGTAGTTCCACGAAGAAAAGAAGTTGACCAGAACTTGATGGTTTCCTGTGCTTTCAGATTGCCATAAAGCATTTCAAACTCAGAGTCACTTGGCATCTGGAACATGTACTTCACCATATTCTTATATGGAATCTGGTAAATATCTGCTTTGTCATCATGTGTTCCAGGAAGGAAACCAATTTCACGAGTGGCAACTAGTGAACGAACCAGATAGATTTTCTCATAAGGAGACTGTTCATCTAGAACATCCTGAAGAGCATTATAAAGAGTAATGAAGGTCTTACCAGTTCCAGCACAACCATAGGCAACAATGTGTTTACCATCATTATAAGACTCAAAAAGTCTTTTTTGATTGTCTGTAAGAGGATCAATATCAATTAAGTATTCAGCACTTAGAGGTTTTCTCCTCTTCATTTGTTTTGCAGTCAGACCAACTCCGATTGGTTGATCGGTGTTTCCTCTTTTTCTTCTTGCCATATTAGAGTTTTTTTACTTGTGATTTTGGTGCCTTACTTGCCTTAGAAAGAACTTCGTTCCATCCAGGATGCTTATTAACGAGTTTATCCCTCCACTCACCAACTTCTCCAGGAGAAGGGCAAGTAGATGGATCAGACCAGTCACGAGTCCAGTCTGGATTATCATTTTTCCACTGGTCCCAGACGTGGATACTCATTTCCACTTCTTTCTGTTCACCAGTTTTAGTATTAATTACAGGATATACGGGACACATAAGTTACGAATTCAAGATAAAATATTTAGACCCATTCAAGGGCTTCGGCAACCGTTGGAAATTGTTCGGAAAACACCTTCTTACATTCCAGAGCAATGTCCATATGCTCCTTCTGAGTGCCATTAGCAGAACGAAGATTGATATAGTGAATCCAACTACGGCAAGAACCCGTCATATAGATGCGTGTAGGCGTCGCTAAGGGCAGTACAAACCTTGCACACTCTTTTGCCACACCGTGTGCAAGAAGTTCCTTGTAGAGTTGCATAGAGTGTGCAAAATGGTCTTGAATTTTACTCTGAAGACTTAGTTTCTCATAGTCACCAATATCATCAATTGAGTTCTGACGGTTCTTAGTGTCCTGGCGGCGAAGGTCAGGAACAGGGATATAATCACTCAATAAAGAACTATCAGCATATCGCTGCGAAAATTCTTGAAAAGTGAAACTACGGTGGCGCAATATCTGAGCTGCGATACCACGGTTTGTTTCAATCTCCAAACTCATAGACGACTGCTCAAAAACAGACCAATGATTGTGCTTAATACAATAACGTAGCAAACCCGCATAGTTTTCAGAATCTTGATTCGCTGGATTAGAAACCCTAGCAATATATGCCATTGTTTGTTCTGCATCGGGAGTCACACTGATAAGTTTTACGGTCATTTCTTTCCAAATCCTTTTGATGTTTGTGCTTCAAGGTTTGCAAGTTCTTGTTTCACTACTCGCAGTTGTTTTTTCATTTCTATAAGTTGCTCAGCAGAATATAAGTGTTCTTTTTTGGTTAATTTCTCAAGCAACTTTACTAGTTCTCGTGCTCTACTAGTCATCTAAATCAGAATCCTCAAAAATTTCGTCGTAATCTAAAATCGGTCTTCTTCTGACCTCTGCTTCGGTGTAGGAATAGGCAGACGTATCAGAATAAACTTCTGCTTTCAAAGAATCAACAAGAAGTTCTAGATTACGGACAATAAGTTTTAGTTTGTCTTTGTCCATAAGATACTATTCTCTTGAGGCATTTTAACATAAAAAAAGGAGGGGATCAACCCCTCCTGTTAAATATTGGTTCCATATCTAAAACTTGTTCAAACCACTCTTTAAGATGTATGCGGTAACAAGACCAATACTTACACCCACGATATGTAAGTTGATAACAGGCAGGTTCTCTGCTGTCCTTATCCATATCGTCCCAGTGGTAATGGTAATCCACTATTTAAAAAGAAATTGAATATAAAGCGACAATAAAGTAATTACAACCGCACAACCTGCGGTAATTTGTAATACTGCGAACATCACTTTGCTCCAACGAGTTGTGCTAGTTGTGCTTGGTGACGGCGCTCTTCTTTTTGTTTTTGTTCTTTGATAAGTTGTAGGAAGTTTAGCTTTTGCATCACTTATGCCCCTCCTTTACGAACTTAACACCACGATAGGTTTCGTTGTATTGTTGGGCTTGTTGTTGCATTTGCTGTTGGTATTCGATACGCTTTTGGGTATCGTATTCAACACCTCTGTAAACGACTTTAGACATTAGGTTTTCTCCTTAGTTTTTTAGGTTAAAGAGCGTTCCTTCAGTCGGCTTTTGCGTCTATTTTACACTCCTTTGGAGCAATCTGTTTGATTTCCCAAATCAAGTCATTTTTTGCTTGTTTTGGAATATCAACTTTATAAACTCTTCCAATCATTAACTGTGCTTGTAAACAAGTTAATAAGAGTGTTTCCATAGATGAACGATCCGTTCCGAGTCGGCTTACTTCCGTCCTATTCAGTTTAGCACTTAAGTCTCACAACATCCTTTCGGAGTTCTGATAGCAATCGGTCTTCTTTTCTTTGGTCTACTACATCGTCGTTTTTAACGATGTCCATTAGTTCCCACGCTGCGTCACAACTTATTGTCACTTGATTTGATTTGGCAAGTTGAGGCGTAGAGATAGAAAGAAGTGGAACCCATGCTAAAAGCAAAAGTGCCTTAGACATAGGATGAACGTTAGAGGGATATTATACCTCTATTCTTCTTATATATACAAGTTTTATGTTGAAACAGTAACAATAGATACAAAAATGTATCCATATTATACTAAAAAGAATGAAGATTTATGAAAACCCTCACGCAAAGAAATTTTGCCGGGAAATTTTCCCCCGATATGGGAAACTACTTCCGCTTTTTGGTTTTGGGTGCTTGATAACCCCAGGTCTTTGGATTGTATCGACCATATCCAAAGTCAATACTCTTTAAGTTTTCACGAAACTTATCCCAATACATATCAAACAAACGAGTTCTTGTTCCTCTAGTTAGGTCATAACAAACTTCTTCGTCTACAAGATATTTTACAATGTAAGCATCATTCGGTGCTTCTTTGGTGCAGACATCAGCATATGAACCATTTTCAATCATAATTTCACAACTGTAGCGTGACTTGCAAGTTTCTTTTTCTGCTGATGTCCAATGATCCATATGCTTTTCCTGTGTTTTTTCAACAACTTGACTCACGAACGCCCTCCCCAAATAATATCAGGGAATGCTTGCGAAACAACATCTTTACCAATTTTGTACTTGGTTTCAAGTTTCTTATCTTTAACAAGGCAAACAATTTCTGCCTCAAGAGGATGAAGACCTTGAAGAAGATTGATAAACATTGTTTCTCTGCGAAGAGAACTCAGACTATCATTGCCACCTTTGACAAAGTTATAAAACTTTTGATACTCTTTGCGAATCGAAGAGCGTCCTTGATCCTGAGAACCAAGAGAGTTAGTTCCAAGTTCTTCCATCTTATCAACTGCATCAGCAATCTTCTCACTCAGAGTTCCCTTGAATGAGTCCATCTCATTTACCGCAGAGTATGGAACATCGCCAGGAGGAAGTGCTGATTGAATGGTCTCATCAAAGTTCCAAATGAACAGTGTTTTCAGACAAGGATGAGCATACTTTTGAAGTGCTTCTACTTTCTTAACAGTGCTCTTTTGTTTTGCAGCAACATTCAGAATTTCAAAAACAAAAGGATTTGCTGGAAGGTCTGGAATCGGTGCTTCTGCAACTTTTGCTTTTGGTGCTGCTGGTTTTTTTGTTGCGGTAGTTTTTGCTCTACTCGTTGTCGCTGTCGTCTTCTTCGTCGTAGTCATGATAGTTTTCAAAATTAAATGCGATTACTTCGTCAGGTATAAGATTACCTTGCTGGTCAAACATCTCAGGATGTGGTCTTGGAATCTCCCGATAGTTCATCATGTATTCTCTTGCCACCCAACCTGCCATTACTCCCACTATAAGAAACAATACGGTTAGAAAGGAACCGAATACTAGACTAACTGCTAACATTTCTTTTTCTCCGGGAAACTACTTTTTTCTTCCTTGACTTTAAGGAAAATTCAAAATAGATAGTGACTTCCCGATTGAGAAAGCAAACTATCTTTTCAAAGATAATATGAAATGGTTGAGTCTGCTTTCTTTTACCTCCATTAAGAATGAGTTCAATGCCACGATTAAAGTGGTCTTCAGGTTTATTTATGTTCGTATCAGACGATTTGGTTTTCTTTGAGGAATTTGATTGTGTCAACGGATCCTCCAATCTTTTTATCATCACAAATTACCTGTGGAAAAGTAGAACCTTCTCCAAACTCAGAATAAAATTGTTCTCTTGTAAAATCTTCACCTAAAGTATAGACCACAAATGACTGTTTTGTCAACTCCAATACTTCTTTAACCTTAGTGCAATAGGGGCAATCGTTTTTACTATAAACAGTGAACTTCATATTTCTTTAGATACGCTTAATAATTTATAAGAAAAAAGGAGGGCATAAACACCCTCCTCATTATACCACCAACTCACCTCTCCCACCACAGAGAGGGTCTTCATTCCCAAAGTTACAAGGATGTTGAAGACTTGAATATTATAAGGGATTCTGAGTCAGGTGTCAAGGGTTGACAAAGTATAATTTTGGGTCTAGACTCTGCTTTGTGGCGGTTGAAGATAAGTACTATGATAAATTTAAAGACGTTGCTTGTACTTCTTCGTTTCTTTGTGCTGCTGTTTTGACTAGACCTTCTTCATAAGCCGCTAGAACCATATCATCTTTGTTGATAACAGTAATGGGTTGATTGCTTTCTAGTTTAGTCTTGACATACAAGTCACATATTTCGTCAATCGCAATGCGAGCACGGTTAGTTGCTACGTTTGTAATCCAAAAATCTACATCAGCAGCAATGTATTCCATTGCCTTCTGTTCTGCTTCTGTTAAAGTAACTGTGTAGTCCATATTGAGTCTTTTTGAGTATTTATTATCCTAAAAGGTATCCGCAAAACCAAGCATAATAAACCGCATAACCACTAGCTCTACGTCTTGCTGATACAGTATCACCAGCAGTCAAATTCATTATTTGTGTGTTAGTTCCGGGTTGATATACAACACCATAATTCAACATATTATTTGGGTATACGCTACCATTTTTTACTAAATTTACAAAATGAGAATTAGTATCTTCTGTTGAGAATGAAAATGAGAAAAAATATTTTCCAGAAATTGGAGCAGTAAAAAGTCCAGTAGTTGTACTAAAATGATTTCCTACATTATGATCCACATTACTACCAAGATATATCTCTGGGGTTGTTGAATTAAAAGTAGCTCCATGAACCATAAATGATGGTTGAGAAGGTAGAGTTAATCTACCAGAACCATCAATAGTTGCTCTGACTGACGCATTACTTACATCAACAAAACGAAGAGATGGTGTTGATGTATTGCCATAAACATCAATATACCAACCAGTTGCATTATCAGTTGCTCTACCAAAACTTACTTGTCCACCCTCTTGAGATGCATCAACTCTACCTGCTTTGATTTCTCCACCAACAACTTCAAGTTTTTGTGATGGGACTGCGGTTCCTATACCAATATTAGCACTACTATCAATTCTTAATGCTTCTACACCACCTTCAGCAAAGGCTATAGTATCAGCACTCGGAAAGAATATTCCGGTGTTTGAATCGCCTGTTGGTGTTATGGACGGAGCACTAGCACTACCGGCAGCAACGGTTGTAACACCACTATTTGTAATGCTTGTGCCAGATACTGAACCTACTAACGTTACACTTCCAGTCGCAGTTCCAATCGCAACATTGGTGCTGGTTGATGGTAATATCTGGTCTACACGAAGATTACTCGCCATAGTGTGAGTTTTTTAGGTATTTATTCGGGAAGTTGTGCTGCTGCTTCTTCGTTTCTTTGTGCCACTGTTTTGACTAGACCTTCTTCGTATGCCGCTAGAACCATATCAGGTTTGTTAGTTGCGGTGATGGGTTGATTACTTTCTAGTTTAGTCTTAACATATAAGTCACAGATTTCGTCAATAGCAATTCTTGCCCTATTAGTCGCAGCGTTAGTGATCCATTCGTCCACATCAGCAGCAATGTATTCTATTGCCTTCTGTTCTGCTTCGGTTAAGGTAATTGTATAATCCATATAAAGTCTTTTTGAGTATTTATTACACTATTATCCTAATAAAACCCCACTAAATCCACTATATGATGGTCCATAAATACGCAAATTATTATCTCTAGCAAATAAACTAACATAATCATTTACTGCTAATTGCAATAGAATACTATTAGATCTGCCCCTCTCTGCACTCATATACATTCTTGCTTGGGCAGTTGCGTCAGTACCATTAATAGCAAATGTGAGAGATCCTGACTGATCTGTTTCAGTTAGAACTGTAGTTGTAAATAAATACACTCCTGCTACAGGTGCTGTAAATCTACAAGTTGTAGTATTATAATGTGACCCAATATTATATGTTGTAAAAGTAAATTTTGTTATTTCTGCATTCGCCGAATAAGTAGTATAGCTGCCATCACCATATGCTTGAAAGGCTGGTTGAGAAGGTTTTGTTACTCTACCACTTGAATCTATACGAACTCTTTCTGATCCATTTGTATCAAAACGAATAAAACTATTCTCACGATTGCGAATAATAAAACTACCATCATCATTTAATGTTATTTCAGATCCATCGGAAGCAGAGCTTCCAGTATTGTTGTTCGTTAAATGAACAACTGGATATGATGGTGCTGATACGTGTATAGTAGTTTCATTTCCGTTTCCAGTTGGGTTATTCGTTCCTATACCCAAACGACCACTACTATCAAACCTACCTACTTCAACACCACCTTCTGCAAACGCAATGGTATCAGCACTCGGGAAGAGGATACCGGTATTTGAGTCGCCACTTGGACTTATAGGGGGAGCACTAGTGCTACCGGCAGAAACTACAAGACCACTAGAAAACGTAGCAATACCAGAAGAATTAACAGTTCCAGTAACATTACCAATCAAGTTACCCTGAATGTTACTACCAAAAGTAACCGTAGAAACTCCAGCGTCTGCTTGTATGTTATTAACAACTATCTTGCTAGTCATACGATTCTCCACTCTCCTTGTACTGTGACGGTGTAACCACTACTGACTGTTACCGTTCCGGCAGTGACTCCATTGGTTCCTGCTGGTATCGTCACATTCTCATCAATCGTGTTCTTGTTTGCTTTAATCACACCATAAGTATCTAGCCACTGTGAGGCACCATTCGCACTGATGATGTCTTTAAAGTCAACGGTGCTTCCAGTTTGTGAGCGAACGGTATTAACAATTAAAGTTGTCATACAATCACCCACTCACCAAGTTGTGTGACGGTATAACCATCGGCAATCGTGATGGGACCAGCAGAAAGTCCATTGGTGTCTGCTGGAATTGTGATGTTCTCAGCGATGGTATTACGATTGGTCTTGATGACTCCATAAGAATCCACCCATTGCTTATCACCATTTGCGGTGATTTGGTCCTTGAACTCTGTTGTAGAGGTCGTGGAGTCAATGATGTTAGCTTTGAGTGTGCTCATTGGAGGTTTTTAGGTATTTATAGACCAGCGGCATCTAAACGTGCTTGAAGTTCTGAAATGATAGTTTGCTGCTCTTGAATAGCTTTAAAAGCAACCGCAACTAAACTTCCATAGTCTAGACCCTTATATCCTGTTGCCCCATCACCAGTTGATACAACTTCAGGAATAATTTCCTCAACTTCTTGAGCAATAAATCCAATGTGAGTCTTATTATCACTATTCATTTCATAATGTCTTGGTACTAAACTTAAAGCAGTTGTTAACCCATATCCTATTGGTCTAATATTTTGCTTGAGTCTTTCATCAGAAGCATTAGTCCATGCTCCAGCAGAACTTAAATATCCTTCATTTGTACCATTGTAAAAATAAAGATTACCAGAGGAGTTCGTATATATTGAACGATACACACCAGATGTACTATCTCTAACTCCTATTCCAGCTTGAGAACCTACAACTTGAAGGACGGCATAAGGACTATAACTACTAAAAGAACTATATGTTCCCCCAGTGTTGGATATAACAACCATACCAGCATTGTTACTGTCTGATATACGAAGTTTTTCTGTGCCTCCTGCCCCAAAGTTTAAAATATCAGTAGCGTGTTGATAATTTACCCATCCTCGGTACTGTGATGCAGATGCTGAATTATCACCAAACTGAACCCAGGAATTGCCATTTGTTGGATTTGCCCATAGTTGTAAACCTCCAGAAGAACCAGAAGCAGTTGATCCAACAGAAATTGTTTGAGTTCCAGCATTACTATCAACAGTATCACCAATATGAACATCATAAGATCCAGCAGGCATTTGTAAATGACCACTTGAAGATATCCGAACTCTTTCAATATTATCAGTTCCTAAAATTAATGGTCTAGAGGATCTACCATTTATAGCAAAATGATCACTATCTCCTCTTGTTGGAGATCCAAAAAGTTGATATGCAGAACCTATCTCACCAATTGTTGTTCCATTTGTTTGCCACTGTAACCATCCACCCGTTGTTCCACCAATATTAACCAAAATAGATGGACCATAAGATAAAGATTCTGGTTGAAAAATTTTTAATTTTGCAGTACTACTAGAAAATGTTGTGGATCCTATACCAACAGAATCATTAATATTGAACGTCCCAGCACTAATATTCGCAGCGTTTATCGTGACTGTCTGACCGCTTCCGACTGGTTGTATACGATTAACATTCAGAATACTCATTTGAGTTTTTTAGGTATTTATGATGGGTAAGCGATGATAACGATACCAGAACCACCGGAACCAGAAAGATATCCACCATTCCAAACTCCTCCTCCGCCGCCGCCAGTTCCCATTGTTCCAGAAGTAGCATTAGTATTAGTACCAGCTCCTGGAGCGCCTCCACCCAATCCACCACCAGCAGCTCCTGGACCAGTGCCACCGCCGCCGCCACCTGCATAATAAGTAGCAGTTCCAGAAATCGTTGATATTAAACCATTTCCACCAAGACCAACTGGACCAGCAGTACCTGCGGCACCTGCTCCTCCTCCTCCTCCACCGCCACTAGCACCGGCGCCGCCAGCACCATTATTACCTTGTGGTGGTGATACTGGTGGGGTATTTCCAGAACCTCCAGTAGTTCCTGGACGACTTGATCCTCCACCACCAGAACCACCAGGTCTTCCATTATAGTTTGGGGTTGATGGATTATTGTAATCTCCCCCCCCTCCACCACCAGTGGAAGTTATTGTGGAAAATATTGAAGGAGATCCATCATTACTTAAAGATGGTCCAGTTATTCTAGCACCACCACCGCCAACAGTAACTGACATACTTCCAGAAACAGATAATCCACTACCAGTTCTAAAACCACCAGCGCCTCCACCCCCCTCATAACCACCGGCGCCACCACCAGCGACCACAAGGTAGTCAACGGACGTTAACGCTGGGTTAGTGACCGTAAAGGTTCCTGATGAATAAAAGGTATGAACGGTCGTGGTTGGAGTATAAGAAATGGCACCACCAGTTGCTTTAGCGGTTCCTCCGACCTGTCCGATCTCATAACGGACGACTACGATACCAGAACCACCAGCACCTCCCTCAGCTCCACCACTATGAGTATCTCCTCCCCCTCCACCGCCGCCTCTAGAAACAGTTCCATTTGTATTTGTTGTTCTATTTCCAACTGGAGAAGAAGCTATTACCCCATCTCCGGCACCAAAAACAGCAGGTCCAGTTGGTCCACCACCATAACCACCATTTACGGTAAACCCATATCCACCAGCACCGCCACCTCCAGCATATCCAGTAGACGTTCCAGTAATACTATAGTTTAGTCCAGCACCACCATTTCTAGCCGATGGAGTTGGTGTACTAGGTCCTGTACCACCAGTTCCACCCGCGCCGCCGCCTCCGCCGCCGCCAGTTCCAGGTGTATTACTTGGGTCATAAGTTCCTACTCCACCGGTATTTCCCCAACCAGATGGTGGAGAAGAACTATTATCTGTTCCAGAAGAAGAACCAGTAGCAGGTCCAGCTGGTGTAATCGCACCATTTCCACCAGATCCACCACCACTAGATCCCCCCGGACCTCCGGGATTACCATAACCACCACCATAACCGCCACCAGGAGAAGTTATAGTAGATGGAAAAGCAATTGAAGATGAAGAACCAGCAACACCATTTGGTGATGGTGTAGTTCCACCATTTCCACCAGCACCAACAGTTATGGTATAAGAACCAGTAGAAACTGGTTGCCCCGTTGCGTATTTTAAAGTTCCAGCACCGCCACCTCCACCATAGTATTGCCCGCCTCCACCACCACCTCCAGCAACGACAAGATAGTCAACGGTTTCGGTAGGAGACGCAGACTGAACCGTAAAGAAACCTGATGAAGTAAAGATATGAGCCCTATAAACCCTACCACCTTCAATGTACTCATTAACAATACCACCAGTGGCACTCATTGCCTCTTTGCCAACATCACGCCAGGCATTACCATTGTATACTTGGACACTTCCAGTATCTGAATTAAAAATTAAAGTTCCTTGTGCTGTTGATACACCAGCATTTCTACCAGTCGTTGAAGTTGTTCCAATACCAATAGCACCTCTTCTTATAAAAGTATCACCAATAGTAATACTTGAAGAAGATCCAACTTGAATACCACTAGAAAACGTGGCAATACCAGAAGCATTGACTGTACCAGTTACGTTTCCAGTTACATTTCCTGTTACGTTACCAGTTAAAGGTCCAGTGAAACTTGTCGCACTTACAACACCTACAACACTCAAAGCACTGGTCGGTACTGAACTTCCGATACCAACACGTCCAGAAGAGTCCTGATAGACTCCTCCAGACCCTGTTCGATGTAACCAAGTGTTGAACCTTATATCAGACATTCGTTTTTATTTGTATTTATTATGATGGGTAAGCGATGATGACGATACCAGAACCACCAGAACCTGCTTGTTGATTTCCTGTTCCAGTTGGTGCATTATAAGAACCTCCACCGCCTCCACCGCCAAGATTAACAGTTCCATTGGACGCTACCCCAGTCGTTGGACCACCAGCACCACCTCCACCAGGTCCTCCGGCAGCTCCGCTAGTGGGTGAGAAATTTGCACCATCAGCAGATCCTCCTCCGCCGCCACCACCAGCATATGTTATTGAAGAACCACTAATACTAGATGCTAAACCAGATCCACCAATTCCACCAGCAGGTGGATTACTTCCAGAACCACCAGCACCTCCACCTCCAGATCCAACGTATGGAGAAGCTGATGGTGATCCGGGTGATGCTCCTGGTGGACAGAATCCACCATTATTGCCTTGCGATGGGACAGTTGTTGCCGTTGGTTGATTAGTTCCATCACCTCTATTTCCAGTTCCAGCAGTACTTTGGAAACGAGCAGCGCCTCCACCACCAGATCCACCATTTTTACCTGCGTTATTATCTCCTGCTCCACCTCCACCACCACCTTGCGATGTTATTGTTGAAAATATAGAAGCACTTCCAGGAGTTCCATCCGAAGCACCATTAGTACCCGTTCCACCAGAACCTGCTCCACCACCACCACCAGATCCAACAGTGATTGAATATGAACCAGGAGATACAGAAAAACCACTTCCTGTTCTCATTCCACCAGCGCCTCCGCCGCCACCAAAACGAGAACCACCACCACCAGCGCCACCAACTACAAGGTAGTCAACAGAACTTAAAGATGGGTCAGTGACTGTAAAGGTTGCTGATGAAGTAAATGTATGAATGGTCTTACCACCGGAATAAGAAACTGTTCCACCGGTTGCTTTGACTGACTGTTGACCGACCTGATAGCGGATGATGACGATACCGGAACCACCGGAACCGCCATTTGATACATTTGATCCACCTCCACCACCACCCAAATTAGCAGTTCCGGATACTCCAGTAACAGAAGGAGTATATCTAGCGCCTGCACCACCACCTCCAGATCCTCCAGTTCCAGGAGTTCCATTATAAGTTGCTCCACCACCACCACCTGCATAAGTTACTGAAGAACCAGAAATAGCAGAGGCAAGTCCATCTCCACCAGCGCCGGCAACTGATGCTCCACCAGACCCTCCAGAGGAACTAGATCCTCCACCACCGCCTGCTTGAATATTGGGGTCAGAACTATTATGATCTCTTCCAAAACCACCAGGATTTCCTTGTCCAGAAGTTCCAGAACCACCACTACCACCCGGACCAGGAGTTCCGGGAGTGCAACCACCTCCACCACCCGATCCACCAGGAACACCAGATGTTGGACCTGTACCCCTTCCACCACCACCTCCACCTGTTGAAGTTATTGTTCCAAAAACAGAATCATTACCATTAGCACCAACAGTTCCTAAAGCAAATGCACCGCCAGAACCAACAGTAACTGTATAAGAACCGGGAGCAGCACTTACTGTAATTCCAATACCAGTTCTAAAACCGCCGGCACCGCCGCCACCGCCACTATATCCAGAACCAGACCCTCCACCAGCACCACCACCAGCAACTACAAGATACTCAACAGTATTATTGTAAGAAGGGGCACTTAATACATTAAAAGTTGATGATGCTGTAAAAGTGTGAGCAGCCCATAAGACTCCACCACTGTAATAAGTTGTTACAATACCACCCGATGCTTGAATAAACCTATCAGACGTAGACTGCCAAGAAGAACCATTATAGACTTCTACAAGACCAGTTGAAGAATTATAAACCAGAGTTCCAGTCGCAGTCCCAACACCAGCATTACGTCCAGTGGTTGTTGTAGCACCTAGACCAACGCTTGTGGGTCTAATAAAAGCACTACCAACAGTCAGACCTGTGGTAAGAGTTAAGTCTGAACCAGTCGCAGAAGAAGTCAAACTTCTTGCGGTTGATGCGATACCAGTTACAGATCCCGTGATATTTCCCGTTACATTTCCAGTGACGTTACCAGTTACATTTCCTATTACATTTCCACTAAAAGATGCTGCCGTAACAATACCAGATGTGGTAAAGTCGCCATTAATACCATTAAATGTGAGTCCGACACCAACTCTTAATATTGCCATTTATCTAAATAAACTCCTTTTCAATATTTAGACTATTACAAGTGTAGATCCTGTCTCAACAATAATCGTAGAACCTAATGAGACTTCTGCTGGTCCGATGATCAGACCATTCTTACCAGCAGGAATTGTGACCATTCCATCAACAACTTGATCGGTAAGAACCGCTCCATCAGTAATTGAAATGTTACCAACGACTTGTAGTGCTCCTGCAGAACTTGCTGCGCCAGCAATTGTTGTTGTGTTAATACCAATAATCTTTGTGGTGCTTAAACCTACAGAGTTAGAAGCAAAAATTGTGTTTGCTGCACCACTTTGAATACTAATATCAACAGTATTTGTAGAAACATTATATGAAAAAGTATTTCCTGTTCCGACAAAATTAAGTGCAGTGACTCCAGTACCAATGATAAGACCACCAGACTGAATACCAACACCTCTTGCTGATGGATCAAGTTTTTCAAAAGTTACAGATTGATACTGTAACTTATTCGTTGAAACAGTTCCTTCACCTGGAACTCCAATACCCAGTGCTTCTCCAAGAGAAATGCAGAAGAAGTCGTCAGTTGATTGTGGAGCTGCCGCAAAGATAATTTGGTTTTCATCAATTTCATATGCTGATGATGGTTCTTGTATAACACCACCAAGAGATACTAAGATTGAAAATGCTGAACCTGGATAATGTGGATTACCACCAGAGGTTAAGTTGAATCTTACGGTAGACCCATTAAACTGTGATGAGATATCATCCAGTTTGAGATAATTTCCAGCATTTAGTTGTCTACCAATATATGCCATTATGGTTTTTTAGATATTTATGATGGTTCTACTAAAACCCAACCTTTAGTATTATCAGACTGATATAACTCATCATTCCAAACATATCCAATGCCAGCAACTATTTGATCTCTTGTAACTTCTGGTTTAGGTAAAGGTGGATCCCATCTTCCAGTAGTTGAATTTAAAGTCCAAGAATTACATCCTTCTGGTTGTTTTTTATGAAAGATATCTAAATTTGAGTTGTAATACCAAGGATCTTCTGGATTATATTGACCTCCTGGAAAATTTGCTCTTAAAGGAGGTTTACCATACATATGAACTCCATCAACTGTATTGTAAGAACATTTAACCCAAGTTCCAGCATCACCGTGAACTTTTTTTAATCTTTCTAGAGCAAGTTCTTCTATTTCAATTCCATCAGGAGTCATACAGTCCCTATTATCAACGGAGTCAACTCTCAAAACTACATTATCAATTCCAAGTCTTGCGTAGTATGCCATTTACTTCCAAAAGTTTAAGGTTGAGTAATAACTCAAAAGTTCTTCTGATATGTATTTAGAAACTTCATATTGAGTTTTTTCAATCCTGTTAGTTTTGATGTGATGTAAGTTTATACCAACAACCGAATCATCATATTCATTATTATTTGATGAAAATTGTTTTAAATTCGTAAAGTTATGGGGATAAACTTTCATATCTAAAAATTCATACAAACTACTTAATATTTCTTGTGGTTTAGATATTAAATTATCATATTCAATTAAATAATATGGGTAACCGGACTTAATAACATTGTAAATTGAACAATAAGATTGAACGATTTGTAAATCTTCCCTCATCAAATGTTTGCATTTTGACTCTCTTGTTCCATCAGTCTCTTCATCTAAAAAGTTTGGTTTATTTTCTTCACTCCACTTAATAAAAGATGCAATTATATCTTGAATATCTCTTACTAGAACTACAAACTTTATTTCATTTGGACAATATTTTTTAAGCAACTTTAAGTTATTTGGACTTCCCCAAGAAGAGCGGTCTAAAATAATTTCATAATTCCAGTCTTTATAATAATTAGAAATGACATTGTTTAAAACATTATCATATGATAATGAGTCTGGAAAGTTCAAAAAAGTTCTATGAGTTTTTAGATTATTCAAGTTCCATAAGATATCAGAAACAATACTATTAGCGGTAACTTGAACTTTTGGATTTTGATTTAAAAGTGATCCAAGTAAGGTATTACCAGAACGAGGTAATCCAGTCAAATAATAAATTTTTTTCATTCAAATTAACCAGGTGAAGCAATTACTGAATTATCGCCAGTTGGATAAGCAATTATAATTATACCAGAACCTCCTGCTCCTCCTGTGGTTGTTGAGTTATTGAATGGTCCCCCAGCACCGCTTCCATGAGCACCTGCTCCCCCACTTCCAGTGTTTGCTACCCCATTAATATTTGGTGAAGACCCAGAAACGCCATTTTGTGCTATTGCACCATTTCCCCCACCACCATTTCCACCTCTTCCGACTGCAGTTGCTGGATATGGTGGATTAAAATATATAGATGCAGAACCGCCAGCACCATAACGAACAGAAGAACCAGTAATACTTATTGGTTGTCCATCACCACCATTACCACCACCAGGAATAGTACCAAGATTTCCTACGCCGGCGCCCCCTGCGCCGCCGCCGCCAGCAGGTGCGTAACCACCAGGAATACTTGGATATGCCCCTCCATCATTTCCATAATTTGTTCCTGGTTTTCCTGGATTTTGAGATGGTTGTGTTGCTGATCCACCAGGAGAAGGTCCAAGAGATCCTGCACCACCACCAGAACCGCCAGGTGCTCCAGCGTTTAAAGGTCCTCCAGGAGAAGTATATACACCACCTCCACCACCACCTTTTGAAATTCTATAAAATGGTGATGGGGATGCTGGACCAAAAATTGAATCTGTTCCACTACCACCCCTTGCGTTAATAGATCCTCCAGATCCGCCAGGTCCAATATCTGCCGGATGAGTTCCTGAAGTAATTGTTAATCCGGTAGCATAATGAACTCCGCCGGCGCCACCGCCGGCGCCATATAATGACCCTCCGCCGCCGGCTCCACCAGCAACAACAAGAAGTTCTGCATTTGTTAAATCACCGCCAGTAATAGTAAAGTTACCATCGGCAGTAAATGTATGAACTTTAAAACCAGCTCTAGCATCACTGACTGTTCCACCAGTTACAGTTATTGTATTTCTTATTCCAGTCCAAGATGTTCCATTATAATATTGAATCTGATTATCAGTAGAATTGTAAATGATAGTTCCAGCCGCAGTCCCAACTCCAGCATTTCTACCAGTCGTTGTTGTTTGACCTAGACCAATTTGATTATTTCTTATAAAACTTTGTCCAACAGTAATACTTGATGCTGAACCAACAATTACATTTCCAGTAAGTGTAGAGATACCAGAAATGTTTGCTTGTTGTGCAGTGAAGTTAGTTGCAGTTGTGACTCCAAGAGTTGATATGCCAGAAATATTTGCTTGTTGTGCCGTAAAGTTAGTCGCAGATGTGACTCCAAGAGTTGTGATGCCAGAAGATTGAAGTCCTTGAGTCTGTAAAATTCCAAAGACAGTCGCACCATATCCAGTTGTTTCAAGTTCTTTAGAATTATCAAACCATAATTCCACAGCACCATCCTGATTAAAGACTGCATAAGTCTCAATACCAGTTGGGTTGGTCATCTTAATCCGATTACCACCTTCAATCAATAGATCACCAGTTCCATTATCACGAATGATACTATCGGTGCTGTTATGCCAAATTAAAAGATCTTGACCATCTCCAAAATAAGCAACGTCCCCATCACCCCAGAAAGAAGATGCCTGGAATGTGGAGACGCCTGATGCATTAATGGTAGTGGCATTTACACTACCGTAGTTTGTAGCAGTGATCGAAGTCGCAGTAATAACACCGGTGATATTAATACCTGTTAGGGGTGAGGTACTTGAAATACCAGAGGCGGTAATTTGCGTAAGACGATCAAGTGTCATTTATTTTACTGCGGTGGTTGTCCTTCTGGTTTTGGATGTCTTGCTTTCACTGATTCTACCATCTGAACCCATTTACCATTCTCCAAATTACCAGACTTGATATCATCATAGAGAAGGTTCAGTTGGTCTTTCCAATCTCCATACTCCGTTTCACGATTACGGGCATAGAGATAATAGTTATAGGTTTCTACATCCTTTTGGATTTGTGCTTCAACTTCTTCCCACTCAGGTGGTTCAGATCCGTTTGGACATTCCCACCTTGTAAAGGTCCTATTGTATAAGTCAAACTTAGCATCAGGACGAAGATATTTAATAGCAGTGTCAACACCAGGCAAACGAATATTCATCTCAGTAGTCTCCTAATATAAAGTATTATTCTGGGTCGTGAGTATGGACAGTATAAAGTTCCCACACTCCGTTTTCTTCATCCCAACGATAAGCAGATCCTGCTTGTTCTTCGGTCAGTTCTGGAGCAGGACCAACAGGTGATTCCCAGTCAGCAGTTTCGTTGTTCAGAACCCAAGATTCATAAGGCTTTGGTGGAACAAAAGCATCGAGTCCAGCGTTATATGTGTAACCAATACCAGCGTAACGCTTTCTGATGTTGCTGTTATAAGAGGTCTGAACCCACTTACCACCTAGAAGCTTTTTACAGAAAGCAATACCTAGAATCTCATCCTCTTCACCAGTGTGAGGATCGGTAATGTCTTTGTTATCTACTACGATAACTTGTGTGACGACGTTGTTCTCGTCGAGTTGAGCAAAGTGTGCCATAAGTCTTTATTCGTGAATATAATAAATGAATGGTATGTTTTTATTTATGCTTTATGATGGATAAGCAATGATGACGATACCGGAACCACCGGAACCACCAAGACCTGGATTTCCTTTACCACCTCCACCATTTCCAGTGTTTGCTGCTGCTGGTACTAAGTTTACTCCTGGACTAAATCCACCATCAGAACTTCCACCAACAGCATAAATTAGTGCCTGACCACTATAAGTATTAACTCTTCCGGCTCCTCCTAGTCCAGGATTAACTGGTGCTGTCCCATTACTTCCAGCACCACCTGCACCACCACCGCCACCTCCAGAACCACCAGGACTTGCAGTACCACCTGGATTACCAAAACCAAATAAAGTTCCTGCTGTGGTTCCAACTGAATAGTTAAATGGTGCTTGTGTTCCAGACGCATTTGTTAAATTATTTCCACCGGCACCACCACCACTACCACCAGAAAGCCCAGCACCATTAGCGCCAGAACCACCACCTCCACCAGTAGCAGTAGCAGTTCCAATATTTGGATTTTGTAAAGATGAATTTGATCCAGAAATTCCATTTCCACTAGGATTTCCCATTGGTCCACCAGAACCAACAGTAATAACATAGTTACCAGGACTTGTGCTTAAAGGTATTAAACCTTCTAATAAACCACCAGCGCCGCCACCGCCAGCACCGTTACCGGGGAACGATCCTCCTCCGCCACCACCACCAACAATTAAAACATTGGCAGAAGTCAAAGCAGGGTTGGTGACCGTAAAGGTTCCTGATGAATAGAAGGTATGAACAGTCGTGGTTGGGGTATAAGAAATCGCACCACCAGTGGCTTTGGCGGTTCCTCCAACCTGTCCGATCTCATAACGGACGACTACGATACCGGAACCACCAGCAGCACCACTACCATAAGTTCCAGGTGTGTCTCCTTGTCCTGACCCACCACTACCACCACCGCCACCACCAGTAGCAACAGTGCCATTAATTCCATTTAAAGTTGCTGGGAATGGTGGAGTTGACTGTACTGTATTAAATCCACCGGCACCTCCGCCCCCAGCGCCCCCAACGCCCCCAGCAGTTCCATTAACACCACCACCACCGCCACCGGCGTATGTTGTTGTTATACCAGTAATAGAATACGATAGTCCATTACCACCTGCTCTTCCAACAGTTGATGGGGAAGTAAATGATGTTTGTCCTGGAGCGCCTGCACCTCCTCCACCCCCAGAACCACCATCATCATATTTTCTTCCTTGACTTCCTGAATTACCCCATCCACTTGATGGTGAAGTACTATCACTAGAACCACCAGCAGCTCCAGGGCTTGTTCCGCCAGCAGCACCAGAAGTGTTGGGGTTATTAGCACCACCACCTCCACCAGAACCACCACTAGATCTTCCATTTACTCCCGAAACTCCACCGGTGGTATTCCATGTACCACCACCACCGCCGCCTCCAGCAGTTATTCCAAAAACTGATGAATCACTACCATTATTACCAACCGCACCTTCGTTTGGTGTTGCTGGATTTACATCTTGATTAGCCGCTCCAGCCCCAACAGTAATCGTATAAGAACCTGGAGAAGACGATACTGGATGTCCGGTTTTGTAATGAAGACCTCCTGCTCCCCCGCCGCCACCATAAACAAGTCCTCCTCCTCCACCGCCACCAACTACAAGGTAGTCAACGGTTTCTGTTGGAGACGCCGACTGGACGGTAAAGAAACCAGAAGAGGTAAAGATGTGAGCCCTATAAACCCTACCACCTTCAATATACTCATTCACCAAACCACCAGTAGCGGTCATTGCTTCTTTGCCGACATCACGCCAGGCATTGCCATTATAAACCTGAACGGACCCAGTATCTGAGTTAAAGATTAAAGTTCCTTGTGCCGTTGATACTCCAGCGTTTCTTCCAGTCGTGTTTGTAGTTCCAATACCAACACTTGTTGCTCTTAAAAACGTATTGCCGACATTGATACCACCAGTCGCAGTGATAACTCCAACAACAGAGGCACCAGCACCAACTGTAAGTCCACCAGTCGCTGTTACAATACCCGCAACCGAAATACCACCATTCGCAGACAACTGAATGTTTGTCGATGCGGAGTCTGGATTTTGGACGTTATATGTGCGGAGTATCGACATATTGTTTTTTAAATATTTATTAGAGACCTAGAAGTTCTTTGAGTTCTTCTATTGAAAGTCCTGCTGCCTCAAGTTTTTGTTGTGGAGTTGGAGGTTCTGGTTCGGGGATAGGGTCTGGTGGAAGAGGGGTGTTGCCTTCTTCTAACCATTTGAGATACTGTTGATAGTCTTTGTTTTCTGGGTCTGGTGGAATAAAAGCATTGTCCGAAAGACGCTTAATTGTTTCGTAATTTGTTAATTGATAAGTCATAGTTCTTATAATTTTATGTAATTAATTAGAAGTCATAATTCAGCATCAGCAACATATGTGAAAGATAATCCAAATGATGTAGAGGCACCATCATTACCCCATCCATGAGAAGTTGTTCGAACATTTTGTGCTGCAATTGATACAGATGCTCCGCCAGAATTTGTAACATTACTATATGTCATCGTGGGAGCAGTTCTTTTAGAAGTCACAAACGGTTGGCCTGCTCTAATATATGCACTATGGTATCCAGTGGAAGACCAAATTATACCGTCACTAGTTTCATAATATCTCTGACATAATGCCAGTTCTTGTCCATAACTTCTTCTTTCAAACGGAGTCGCAACAGTGCCGGATTCTAACTGAACTCCTGTAAGATACCAAGTCGCACCGTTAGTTTGTACTAATTTAGTAACTCCCGTCCCACCAAAAACGTTTTGCCCATAAGTCCAGGTATTTGTAGTTGTAGTGTACGTTGTACCATTTCCCATATCAAAATAAATTCCCAATCCAGCAGTATTATCAGTTGGCCAAGTACCAGATGTTGGACCAGGAACGGTCATTGCCTTGTATTCCCAGGTATTGGCACTATTAATTGTATAAGTTGCTGGATAATTTCCTGCTCCTTGAATGACCAAAGAAACGGAATAAGTTCCAGTTACACTTGAACGAACCCAAAAAGATAAAGTTACTGGTTTAGCATTAGCAGTTCCCCACATTAAGTCGGCAACATTATATCCTTCAATATATTGCCTTACAATATTATAATCACTAGATGCAACAACTCCATCTGTAGAAGTTACGGTAAATAATAATGAACTTGTAAACCCTACTGGTGCAGTTCCACTTCTTTGAATGGTATATGCTTTATTATTAGAATTTTTAGTACCATCCCACCTATCTACTGTATATGTTTGTCCAGAAGTAAGTGTAGTAAAGGTAACTGCTGATCCATTATTTCTCTGATCCAGCCTCATATCTCCATTAATTATTCTATTCCGGGCACCGGAGATAGGACCATCATTCACAGAACCAATATAAGCAGTGGTAATACCAGCAGTTGTTACACCTACGATATTTGTTGCTCTTAATGTTGTGACAGTCGTGACACCACTTGTTGCGTTTACGTTACCGCTAAAAGTCGCAGCGGTCACAATACCACTAACACTTACATTGCCAGCACTATCAGAACCTACAAGTCTTGTATTGCCTGATGGTAGTTCAAGCGTGTTGTTTCCTGCTGCATTTGGAGCAGCAATTTCAACATATCCACTTGAATCACCAACAATACGTATCTTAGCCATTAGGTATTATAGTTTTTTATGTATTTATTCTGATTTAGGATACTTTAACTTGACTTCTTCACATTTAGCATAATACTCATCAAGTTTTGTAGTATCGCCTTTCGATGCCCAATAACAAGCATCAACATAGTCAGTTATAGGTGGATATTCTGGCACTCTTTGCCTTTGATATTCTTTCTGATTATATTCTGTTTGAAGTCTTTCTATTTCTAGATTAACTTCTTCTTCTGTTGGTTTCTTTTGACCACCTTCTGATACTGGTGGTTCTGACCATTCAATATCTCCATAGGAGTTTCCTCTTAAAGTCCATGATGCTCCTGGACAAATAGAAAAAAGTGCTTCTGGTATTGAAATCATGCCGCTATCTCCATTAAGATTAAAGAAGAAAAAGTTCCTTGATATGGTGGTGGATTCACTGCGAATCCTGGAGTCGCTTGATAAGCAAGTATTTTTGGAGTATAAGTTACGCTTGTAGATCCTGGAGTATCAAGGTTCATAATCGTAAATTGAGTTCTTAATGTATTGCTGTCATAACCAGATCCAAGATTGGCACTATCATATTCCCAATGCATATATGCAGAAGAAGTTGAATCTCTAGTTAATGCAGTCGATCCTCTGTAAAGAGCAATCGCACCCACTCCAGAAACTCCATAATTTACAAGAACCAAAACTTTATTTGATGAAGATGATAAAGTTATTGATTGAGATTCAATATCAGTCCAAGATGAAGTATTTGTGGTTAAAACTTGCGTAGTTAAATTTTTAGTTATAACTTGAAGAACACTTCCAGTGGTATTCAGGATAGGTTTTCCAGCAGTGGTTTGAATCGCACCTGTCTGTAGCGTAGTTATAGTAGAAACACCACTAGAACTTACATTACCTGTTACATTACCAGTTATGTTACCAGTTATGTTACCAGTTATGTTACCGACAACGTTGCCAGTCAAATTCCCAACAAAACCACTTGAAGCAGTAACAACACCAACAACATTCAATCCTTGGTCAATACCAGTTACAGCACCATCTCCACTAATAGATACAGACATTTGTTTATCTCCTTATACTACGGTCCAAACGGAACCTGATGGTATCGTGACCACGACTCCTGCGTTCAAAGTGATCGGTCCGGCACTCATCGCATTCTTTCCTGACGTGATCTGATATGAGGCAGTCACACTCGTATCATTCTCATAAAAGACTGCATTACCACTTGCACCTGACGCACCACCAAAACCGCCCCAGGCAGCAGCATAACCTTCAAACTGTTGGTTCTCGGTATTATAACGAATCATTCCAGGAACAGGAGTACCAGGTCTCTCTGATGATGTTCCTTTCGCAATTAAAATATGAGAAGTCGTTGTAAAACCAGCATTTCCAGTAACGGTAAGAACACCGACTGTGCTGACTCCACTAACGACTAAACTATTGGTTCTTACATGTGCAGTTGATGCCGCACCAGTAATGATAGGAACATTTAGAACACCTGTAATGTTTAGGTTTTCTAATGTTACCGTTCCTGTGCTCCCAATACCAGCGGCGGCAATCTTGGTAAAAGCCATCTATATGATGTTTTTCTTTTATTTATCGCACTAACATATCCCAAGAAGTTACAACACGCTCTTTGTTACTTGCGTTTGACTGTGCGTAATGTAAAAGCACACTTGGAACAATATACATCACTCCTTCTTTGGCATCAGGAGCAAAAGCAAGTTGTGTGGTATCACTTACAGGGTCATTCCAGGGTCCAACAAATACCGTTGGTTTATGAACTTTCTCATCGTACTCAACATATAAGATACCACTGTAACCGTGACTACGATGGTTGTGTACGGTCTGATAGTCTTCTTTCTTATATTTGATGGTCCAGATGTCGGTGATCTGATACTCTGAAACACCAGACTCTTCACAGAACTTTTTCAGTTCTTCATTGAAGAGCATATCAAAGTCCAGAGCATAACTTCTGCCGTCCTTCTGGCGGTCTGTATAAAAGTGTTGAAGACCTTTCTTTTCAAAGTTCTTTCTTTCAATCTTCTTATACAGTGCCGCCTTTTTTCTGGACCAGTCTTCTACCTCATAACGGTAGATGGGTACAAAGAATAGGGGGTGTATCATTCAGCGAACTGCGTCAAAAGCACAGTGACAGAAAGGACCATTAGCATCCACGTAGTGAAGGAAGATCTGATGGTGGTAAGTATCATCAGGAAGTTTTCTAATCTTTCTCCACAGTCTTTGACGCCTTCCATATGCGGAAGGAAGTGGGTCACGCCAGTGTTCTCTTTCACAACCCTTATAAACCGCTGCGTCACCATCATTCATCAATACACAACTTTCAGAACCATCAGGACGCTCAAACCAAATGGGCCAAGGATCATTAGGATGATTGGAACTGATTTGAAGAGTCACACTGACTTCACAAGCAGGACGGTCACTATGGCGCTTTAACTGTTGTCCAACAAAATAGAAACGGTCATAGAAATAAGTTGGGTGAAGGTCCATTTCAAGACGCTTTTCTATTTCTTTCTTGACCAGAAAGTGTAGTTCACGATAGGTCGGAATATTATAACGGGCAAGTGAACCATTGACTTGCTTCTCATCAGGACAGTAATCATACTTGTCCATTCTGTTATTATAATAAGTTATTTGTCCGCGTTCTGCTGGTACATCAACCTTTAAGTTTTGTGGGTCAGCAATGAGACCTGGAATGAATAAGTATCCATTCTTTTCAAAGGACTCATTCTTGGACATCTTACGAGGAGGCATCGCACAACGCTGATACCCTTCCTCATAGACTCCACCAGTGGACTTATATTCTTTACTCATAACTCACCTCCAACGGGGTCCAACCACCCAACCTACAAGGCTCTTACGCATACCAGACTTGACCTTACGAACTCGGTGAGGAGTGCGTGAGTCAAACAAAATCAGAGTGCCTCTCTGCTTGGGAGCAAAATAGGTCTTGCGTCCATTATCCATAAACTGAACTTCACCACCAGTATAGTCTTCTGGGTCTGATAGTTGCAGTGAGAAGGAAAGTTTTCTTACATACTCACCCTGAACCGTCATCAGGTCCTGGGCAATGTTGGTGCCAGAACTGACGATTTGTTGAGGTTTATAGGCAGTATCAATACCAGCATCAATATGCCAGTCATAAAACTGTCCAGCACCATATTGAGTGTATTGAATACTTTCGCCATCAATCGCAGTCAGGTCATACAGAAAATTTTCTCTGTTGGTTCTCTGAATATAATGCCAGATAAAACCACCGACCCAGTGAGAGGTGGGAATCCAAGCATTCTTGCTATCACGGATGACTTTATCTACTGCGTCTCCGTGAAGTCTGGACTCTTGTGCGATGGGGTCAAACTTCTTGATATCTTCTTCAAGAATTTCTATAATATCTTTGGGTAAGTCAGTCGTGTACCACGTCGTAAGAAATGACATAAAAGAATAATGTGTTTCAGTTTTATTATATATTATACCACAAGAAGTGATGTTTTATGATGGGTAAGCAATGATGACGATACCAGAACCACCAGAACCACTACCTCTTCCACCTGGTGATGGGGCTGGAGATAATTGACCAGCACCGCCGCCACCGGCACCAGTATTTGTTAGACCATTTCCGGCAGTTTGAGAGCTTCCATCACCACCAGGACCACCACCAGCATAAGGTCCACCAGGTCCACCACCAGAACCTCCAGGTCCAATTGCCACAGGGCTTGGGAAAGATGAAGATCCACCTCCACCTCCACCACCAGCAACCCAATATCCACCACCACCAGGACCAGGAGCACCTACTGATGATTTTGGATCTCTAAATGTTGCTGGCAATTGAATTCCAGGTCCACCGTAACCAGCAAGTTTTGGACTATTTGAACCAGCTAGACCTCCTCCGCCAGCACCACCGCCGCCGCCGCCACCACCATCGGGAGGATATGAAGCACCTCCTCCGCCAGTAAAACCTTGTCCAGGTACAGCTGGTCCTGGTCCCCCACCAACTGGATTACCAGATCCACCGCCACCACCAGAACCACCAGGACCACCAGCAGCATTATATGCGCCACCATATCCCCCACCAGTTGCTGAATATGGTCCAGATGGATGAGTTATTGAACTGTTTCCCCCTTGCGAACCTGATGATGTACTTCCTGATGCAAGTCCAGCACCCCCAGATCCTACAGTAATTGTATAAGATGATGGTGCTGGAAAGGCAATTGATGGTTGTAAATTATATCCACCTGCTCCACCACCACCAGAAAGAATATTGCCACCGCCACTTCCGCCGCCAGCAACTATAACTACTTCTGCTGATGGAATTGCTGATATTGTTTGGAAAGTCCCCGTAGATGTAAAGGTGTGGATGATCTTACCATTATAATAACTAATAAGACCACCAGTTGCTTTTGCGGTTGCTGCTAAGTTTCCAATTTGATAACGGACGACTACGATACCTGAACCACCGGAACCACTAGCTAATGGTCCTCCCGATGGTCCTCCATATCCACCCCCACCACCACCGCCAGTGGAATAAGTTCCACTTGTTGCTGCTACTGCATTTTCTCCACCATTTCCACCGCCACCAGATCCTCCAATTCCCCGTGTACCAGGATCTGGAGTACCGAATATAGATACACCACCACCTCCTCCTCCAGCGTAAGGTGCTGTTATTCCAGTAATAGATGATGATGTTCCAGAACCACCTGGACCTCCAAGGCTCGCAGTTCCGCTAGTTCCAGAACTACCAGCACCTCCTCCTCCACTAGCTCCATAAACACCTGAGCCGCCAGATTGGGTTCCACCAGGATTTCCTTGTGGTGGTGCTGTTGGTGGTGTATTTCCAGTTCCACCTGCCCATCCGGGCCAACGTCCTCCACCACCAGAACCACCTGGATCTCCAAATCCACTTGAACCACCACCTCCACCGCCGCCAGTAGAAGTAATGGTGGTTATAGTTGGATTTGCGATGGAGGACGAACTTCCTGGATTTCCATTGAATTGTGAGAGCGGTGCCGGTGGCGATGATACAACAGAATTACCACCAGCACCGACAGTAATTGTATAAGAACCAGGAGAAGCACTTACAGGTAATCCAGTACCAGTTCTAAAACCTCCTGCTCCACCGCCGCCTCCACCAACTGAAACGACAGACGCTCCAGAACCACCTCCCGCAACTACAAGGTATTCAACAGTATTATTAGTTCCAGGAGCACGAGAAACAGTAAAAGTTCCAGACGATGTAAAAATATGTGCTCTATAAAGAACTCCACTTTGAGTATAGTCACTTATAGTTCCACCCGTCGCATTAATATATTCCCCACCACCAACTATAACCCATTCTCCACCTGTCCATATTTCTAAATTTTTAGTGTCCGAATTATAAACAAGAGTTCCCGACGCAGTTCCAATACCAGCATTACGTCCTGTGGTCGTTGTAGCACCAATACCAATACTTGTTTCTCTTAAAAACGTATTGCCAACATTGATACCACCAGAAAACGTAGAGACCCCAGAAGTGTTTACTGTTCCAGTTACATTTCCAGTTACATTACCCGTTAAGTTTCCAGTGATACTCGTCGCACTCAAAATACCGACCGTTGTGATACCTGAAAGAACCACACCAGTATCACTGAATGTTACGGTGCTTAATCCACTTCGGTTTTGTATTTGATTGACACGAATTTCAGAAGCCATTATGGTTTTTTAGGTATTTATTATGATGGATAGGCGATGATGACGATACCGGAACCACCAGCAGCACCATTTCCACCCAAACTACCTGGAGGTCCATCATTTCCTCCTCCTCCTCCACCGCCGCCGAGATTGACGCTTCCAACTACTCCTGGTGTTGTTCCAGTACCACCAGCACCTCCTCCACCAGATCCGCCCGATGGTTGGGGATTAGATGGTGGTGCATTACCAATACCACCAGCTCCACCACCGGCATAAGTTACTGATGTTCCAGAAATAGCAGATGCTGTTCCGTTTCCACCACCACCTGTTCCAAAAGAACCAGTTCCATTTGAACCTGCTCCACCAGCTCCGCCACCACCACCGGCAGTATAAGCAGGACCTCCAGTATCTGCAGTCCCACCATTATTTCCTTGTGGTGGTGATACTGGTGGGGTATTTCCAGTTCCCGCAGTTCCTCCATAAGCAGCACCACCAGCACTTCCACCAGGTTGTCCATTTTGACTTGGAGGACCATAACAACCACCAGCTCCACCACCAGTTGAAGTTATTGTACTGAATATAGATGGAGTTCCAGAAGAACTTAATGTTCCTGATGGAGCAATGCTTCCATTTCCTCCACCACCAACTTGAATGGGATAAACACCAGGAGAAGCACTTACAGGTAATCCAGTACCAGTTCTAAAACCTCCTGCTCCACCGCCACCACCATTTCCAATATTGGATACTGATAATCCAGCACCACCACCTCCACCACCTGCAACTACAAGATAGTCAACGGAAGTTAAACTAGGGTTAGTAATCGTAAAAGTTCCTGATGATAAGAAGGTGTGAACTGTTGTGGTTGGTGTATAAGAAATTACACCACCAGTTGCTTTTGCTGTGGTTTTAAGCGTTCCAATAGGGTAACGGACGACTACGATGCCAGAGCCACCATTACCACCAAGTAATCCAGCACCTGGATTACTGGTTCCACCAGCACCACCGCCTCCGCCACCAGTAGAATAAGTTCCACTACTTCCAGGTCCAGTTCCAGTACCGTCGCCAGCTCCACCACCAGCATATGGTCCACCTGGTCCACCACCAGGTCCTGGAGTATTGGGTCCAACACCACCACCGCCACCGCCGCCGGCAAACCATTGAGTTCCACCACCAGGTCCAGGTGCTCCAATGGAAGGAGAAATTTGAACTTGAGATCCAACTCCACCATAACCACCTGTAGGCTGTGGAGCAGACTGTCCTGCGCCACCAGCACCACCGCCACCACCGCCTGCATCATTTCCACCAGCATCATTTCCAGCACCGCCAGGATTTCCTTGTGGTGGAGATGTTGGTGGAGTATTTCCTGTTCCACCTGGTTGAACACCACCATTTCCTCCACCACCGCCGCCAGAACCACCTGGACTTCCTTGGTGTGTTGTTAAAGCAGTAGGAGCATTATAACCATGACCGCCACCACCACCACCATCAACAGTAACAGTGGTTATAAGTGGATTTGCAATAGAAGAAGAAGATCCATTTGTGCCTCTTCCACCTGGAGCTGCTCCAAGACCACCATTACCACCAGCACCTACTGTTACAGTATAAGAACCTGGTGCTGACGACACCAAAAGTGTTGATCCTGCTAATGGATGTCCAGAAAGACTAGTTCTTAAACCACCGGCGCCGCCGCCACCACCACCACCCGAATTCGTTCCACCAGCACCGCCACCGCCACCTCCAGCGACTACAAGGTATTCAACACTACTATTTGCTGGTGGAGCACTATTGACTGTAAAAGTTCCTGATGATGTAAAAATATGAGCCCTATAAACAGTTCCACTTTCAGTGTAGTCACTTATGGTTCCACCAGTGGCATCAATATAGTTTTCTCCAACGTTTCTCCATCTTACTCCATCCCATATTTCAACTCCTTTGGTATCAGAGTTAAATACAAGAGTTCCAGTAGCAGTCCCTATACCGGCATTGCGTCCTGTGGTCGTTGTAGCACCTAAACCAACACCAGAACTACTAATAAATTTATCACCGACCGTAATACTAGTTTGTATTCCAGATATCTGACCAGTGACATTACCTGTTAAATTACCACTAAAAGACGTAGCAGTAACTCTATCAGTTCCGATTGATACATTGTTTCCAACAGTAATTGAACTCGCTACCGAGATCGTACTAACACCAGAAATACTGTTGAAATTAATGATTGCCATCTATCTTATAATAAGACTTCCAGTTTTGAATATTTATACGACGACCCAAACTCCATCAATCGTCAGAGAACCATTGACATTCACAGGTCCTGCCATCAGACCATTAAAGTT